ACCCACGTATCCAGCTTGGAAGGCTGGTGTTCTACCATTGAACTACACCCGCATATTTAATTGTTCACAAGTCGGGGTGACAGGATTCGAACCTGCGACCTCCTGGTCCCAAACCAGGCGCTCTAGCCAAGCTGAGCCACACCCCGATATGCTGTTTTGCCGTTTCGTTTTTGTTGCCTCACCGAAGCGACTCCGATATAATATCACCCTATTCTATACTTGTCAACACTTTTTTACATTTTTTTTAAATTAATTTTTCAAATACGATACATCCCGCGTTTTTACGATGTTTTCGATAACCTGAAATAACAGTTTTACTGACTCCTTAAATGATTTATTAACCGCACTTTCTGCTGTAGGAAATCGGGCAAGAAAAAAGGCGGTTTTATCACAAACCGCCTTTTAGTGGACTAGACGGGAGTCGAACCCTTATATAAGTCTTGTACCCCTTGAAAACACTGGCTTTCAGCCATGCGATAATTGTTTGACACCAATTTGACACCACTTTTTACGATATTGCTATCATATCCATTGCAAGAGCTTCTTGTTCTTTCAAAACGTGAATATACTTATTGTAAGTTATCATAATATTCGCATGTCCCATCAATTTACTTACTACCTCAACTGAGATGCCTCGTCTAATGAGAACAGATCCAAATGTATGTCTTAGTGTATGAAGAGACATGTTTTGTGGTAAATTCGTTCCATTAATAACTCTTTTAAGACTTCTCTCTAAATTTCTGTAAGTGTTTCTAGTACCTACACTTGTACTTGACACATAGTTAGAAATAATATTTTTACGCTTGTCATATGCTTGTAGCTCTTTAAGATACAAAATAGTGGTGTCATTTAATTTTAACACTCTTATTCCAGATTTTGTTTTAGGAGATTCTTTAACTCGATTGCATAATTTCTTAGTTTTAACGTCATAGATATTACTTTGAACCGTATTATTGATATACATTAATTTGTTTTCATAATCAATGTTATTCCATTCTAATGCCAAAGCTTCACCTGCACGTAATCCAAGATTTAGAATTATCATTAAAACCAAAGCATCTCTGCTTTTGTATTCCCCATTTTTATATCTTGCCAAAGCTGCGTTTTTAAATTCTTCAATCTGTTCATCAGATAAGCATAATTGTTTTCTTGTTGAAGTTTTTATATAACTATCTGAAGGAATGATAACATCATTTGCAGGGTTGTTTTGAATAATTCCATCTTTAACAGCCTTGTTCATGCATGGTCTTATAATCTGTACCAATTTTTTTAATCCTGAACGGGCTAATGGTTTAATTTTATCATCTGTTGGACACGCATGTTTATCAATCATATCCTGAATCATTTCTGTTGTAATACAACCAAGTTTTTGTTGTCCTAAAACACTATCTTTTATTTGACAATCATATACTCTATATAATCTTGTAAATGAAGAAGGTTCGATTTTACCATATTTATATTTCATTAGCCATTCTTCCATATAATCTTTTAAAAGAATGTTCTCTGGCTCAACATACCCTTCTTCTATTTTTATAAGATAATCTTTAGCTTTGTTTTTTACTTCTGTTTTGGTTTTACCATAAAAACTTTTTCTGTGAGAATTAACAGTAATTCTTCCCATATAACGACCATCAGTCCGAGTACAAATTGTCATGTTATTTACAGTCGCCATTATATTGCTCATGTTCCACCTCCTAAAACAATATAAAGGCATTTGTATAATTATATTATACTCCTGCCTTTATTAATAATCAATCAATAATAGATTTCTTCGCCTATATGATTTTTTATCCATTCTTCTAATAAATTAAATGTTGTAATGTAATCCTTACCAACTTTTACTAATGGAAGTTCACCCGATTTAATTAGCTGTAATACTTTTGTTTTTCCAAATGGTAAAACATCATATAGATCTTGCTGAGATAGAATTTTATTCTCCATATCACGCCTTTCCGGTTGAACCAATCCCTCCACGAGACACTTTATCTAAATGCTCTACTTCCTCGAACTCAATCTCTGGCTGAATCTTCTGAATCTCAAATTGACATATCCTATCATTCTTATTAATTGTTGTATCTCTAAGTGCTATTGCAGGGAACATCCACTGATCATTCTCCCCACAATAACTTGCGTCTACCTGCCCAACTGAATTTGCAAGAATGATACCAAAATTCTTATATGTACTACTTCTTGGATATATATTCGCCTTGTAACCGCTAGGTAATTTCATTCCAACTCCAAGCGGAATCAAATGAAACTCGCCTTTCTTTAGTTCTACTGTCTCGGCACTTCTAAGGTCAATTAAGTCACCTTTGCTTATTTTCTCTACCTTATCTATCTCATTATCAAAATATTTAATCTTAATTGTTTCCATGTTGCTTTCTCTCCTATCTTTCTTCTGATGCTTTATTGATAAAATCATTAAGACTTAGAGTTATCTGCATCTCGCTCTCTCCTGTCCTCTTCATTATGTGTAGCTACACATAATGCCATAATTGATGTTCCAACAAGTCCACCGATTATAAAACTTATTACGCCTACTGCTATCATAATTAATCCTCCTTAATCACAATATAAAACTATTTTGTTCTGAGCAAGAGATTGTTTTGCATCAATTACCCTTTGGTTTGAACTGCCTCGCCACTTGAGCGTTATATCTCTCTGTTCATCTATATATTCTCCGTCTACAAGTACGTCACACAGTTTCACGATAGACTGACGCAATACTTTATCTTCCCATTCACTATCTAATGGATAATGTATTCCGTTTATTAAATCTTCAAATTTATATCCTGTATACAACCAGATAGTTTTTTCGGGAAAAGAAATACGGATTTCTTTAATTAGAGACAAGACTTCATCGAGGTTTTGTTCCGCTAAAGGTTCGCCCCCTAGAACAGAAATTCGATTAATATATGGTCTATCAATAAGCTTTATAAATTTATTTTTTGTTTCTTCTGTCCATTCTTTACCACCATTAAAATCCCAAGTATCAGGATTAAAACAGTTAAAACAATGTCTATCACACCCTTGAACGAAGAGGGAGACTCCAACTCCCTCTCCATTTGAGATATCAAGATTACGCATACTTGCAAATCTCATATTTAATCCTCCGTATATTCCATGTCATCCAAATGATAAACACGGTCATGAATGTCGCCATATCTACCCTGATTACCACCATTTTTTGCAGTACCAATATAACCACAAACTCTAAATGCTATATCCATTGTTGTATTGTCAGTATTCCCACAGCTAGGACATTCCCATTTAAGTCTATTGTTTTCGTCTGATACAAGAGGAATATCACCATCAAAGCCACATTTTTCACAATAACAACTCTTTGTATTAATCTCTGCATACATGATGTTGTTATAAATAAACTTAATAACTTCTAGTATGGCAGAAATATTATGGCTCATACTTGGTATTTCGATATATGAAATTGCTCCTCCTGGACTTAATTTTTGAAATTTTGATTCGATTCTTAACTTTTCAAATGCTGTGATATGTTCAAAGACAGGAATATGATATGAATTAGTAATATAATTTCTATCGAAACCATCTAATTTTTCAAAAATATCGTTACCGAAACGAGATTTTAGGCATTTTGCAAATTTGTAAGTTGTGGACTCTAATGGTGTTCCGTACAAACTATAGTCAATGTTTTCTGCTTGTTTCCACTGATTACATTTATCATTTAACGCCTGCATAACCTTTAATCCAAACTCTTCGCCAATTCCTTCATCCGAATGAGAGTGACCAGTCATAAATTTTACACATTCATATAAACCAGCATAACCAAGCGATATTGTAGAATAACCATCATAAAGAAGTCTGTCGATTTTCTCATGTTTCTTTAATCTAGCGTATGCTCCATGCTGCCATAGAATAGGTGCTACATCAGAAGACGTGCCAAGTAATCGCTCATGTCTTGCTCTTAATGCTTTATGACATAATTCCGTTCTTTCCTCAAAGATTTCCCAAAACTTATCAAAATCTCCGTCAGATGAGAAAGCAATATCTGGAAGAGAAATCGTTACAACACCCTGATTGAATCGTCCATAATATTTATGTTTATTCGGATCAAAGTTCTTTGCATTTGCAATATTTCCCACTTTATCCGTAAATCTATCTACAGTAAGGAAACTTCGGCACCCCATACATGTATAGACATCACCTTTTAATTCAAGCATCATTTTTTCAGATATGTAATCAGGGACAAGCCTCTTAGATGTACATTTAGCTGCTAATTCTGTAAGATACCAGTACTTTGAATCCTCTGTGATATTATCTTCTTCTAATACATAGATAAGTTTAGGAAATGCAGGTGCAATATAAACACCCTCTTCGTTTTTTACGCCTTGAATTCTTTGGCGAAGTATCTCTTCGATTAACATCGCTAAGTCAGCTTTCTCTTGATTGTTCTTTGCTTCGTTCAGATACATAAAAATTGTGATAAAAGGTGCTTGCCCATTTGTTGTCATAAGTGTGACTAACTGATACTGAATTGTCTGAACACCTTTTTCTATTTCTTCTTTTAATCGTTCATTTGTTATATTAATGACTTCTGCAAGGTCTTCATTATACTCACTAATTAATCCATTATTAAACAACTCTTCTGTTACTTTTTTTCTAATTGATTTTCTACTTACATCAACAAACGGGGCTAAATGTGCAAGCGAGATACTCTGTCCACCATACTGATTACTGGCAATCTGAGCAATTGCCTGTGTTTCGATGTTGCAAGCAGTTGAAAAACTATGTGGTGTTTCAATAAGAGTTTCGCTAATTACGGTATTATTTTGAAGCATATCTTCAGAATTGACCAACCCACAGTTATTCATATGCTGCAAGAAGTAATCAGCATCATGAAAATGAATTAATCCTTCATTATGAGCTTGTATTATGTCAGGAGATAATAAATATCTTTTTGTCATATCTGTACTAACAGATCCAGCAATATAATCTCTTTTAGTAGGATTTAATGTTGGATTTTTGTTTGCATTTTCATCTTTCCAATATTCATCTTTGTCTTCCACAAGGTCATAAATCTCTGTATCTGTTGTATTCTCATTTTCTCTTTGGAACTCACGAATACTTCTATATCCTTCATAAGCTTTTGCAGTAAGTCTCTGTTTCTTGGTGATTAACTTATCAAACACCATTGACTCAATATCAGATACACTTACCTCATTCTTATCTTTACATTCATTTTCAATCTCATTTGCAATATCTTCTGCAATCTTTGGTTTTACAATACCTGAACCATTTTTCATTGCTTTAAGAATTGCTGCTGAAATTTTTGATTTATCAAAATCAACTTCTGAACAATCTCTCTTAATTACTTTCAAATTTATTCTCCTTTCTTTTCTCCATTCGTTTATCCAGTATAAAAGCTGTATATTCACTGTTACCTTATTATATTTTTACCGCTCATTTCATTGCATATAAGAGCTTTATGTGTACAACTGTCATCCATATTTGCATAAGTTTTTACACTTTTAATGTGGTCAATTATATATTCTCTGTCTCCAACGACAACTGTTATAAAATTATCCCCCACATCTTGTAGTTCTCTTATTAATTGACGAGTGGTAGTTATCCCACCACTATAAGCGATGGGACGTAAACCACTATAATTAATCTTAATCACCCCCATTTCAATACTTCATTTACGACTTCTGAAAGCTCTTTTTCTTCATTGTTATAGATAATTCGATTTGCCAACATTTCAACTCCACGAAAATCTACATTATCAGCTTTCATTCTTCTTTCAGCTTCTTCTTTATTATCACCACGTTTTAATAACCTATTTTTAATTGTAATTTGATTAGCATATATGTATATAACTTTGGGATTTATACCCTTAGAAATAAGAGTATTTACACCATCAGGTGTTAGAATTGATACCATTTTACAATCTTTTTCATAATCTTCTTTTGCTGTGCCGTAGTACCATAAGCCACTTGCAGAAAGATATTTTCTATATTCAAGGAAAAATCCATCATTTATTTTGCTGATAAATTCATCCTCTGATATGAAATGATATGTTTGGTCTTGAATTTCGCCATCTCTCATTGGGCGAGTCGTATAAGATACAAGGTTCTCATAACCATGCTTGTTTACTAATTCATTTGCAATAGTGTCTTTGCCAGAACACGATTTACCCATTAACACCAGTAAACTCATGACTCAACCACCCAATTAACTATGTGACCGTCATTTATAATAACGTTCTTATTTTTAAATCTGTGAAGGTTTTCGCAATCTTCTAATGTTACTAAGTCAACATCAATTCCTAAATAAGTATCCATACTATCTGGAATAGGAATATCGTGAACAAATTCCATTGAACAGTTCAACCTCCTTCTCATCATCACTGTTAATTCTTACAGTAACAGGATGTGTTGATATGCTAACCATACCCATAAATGACTTGGCATCTACTATCTGATGCTCGTAACAGCCATCTACATCAGCAGAAATTTTACTTATTAATAATCGGACGAACTCTTCCAAATCGGTTAAGCTGTCCAAATTTAAAGTGAATTCTTTTCTCATAAATTCTTTGGAACTCATTTTTCCTCCTTACTTGTATACCCTTATATGTGCTACTGGACTGCCCCATTCTTGACATACACTTGACATATCACCTGCTCTTTTAGCATTTATATCTAATGCTGCCTTATCTACAACAAACTCGCTCAAGCAATCAGTTTCTTTAGTGATTATGTTACTTGAATCAGTATGTATATCAGCCTTTTCGTCAGACATAATACAAGGAATTACAGTACCATTCGCTAATACTAAATCAAACTCATCGCCAATTTCACATCCAAAATATGAACCAAGAGCCACACAATATCTATCTCCAACCATGCGAATACCATACTTACCAGTATAAGCAGATGTGTGTTGAAGTATGTATTGAGGACTTTTTCTGTTTGTAATTGCTGTGTATGGCATCCATGTTTTATGTGCCGCATATGGCACTTCAAACATTTCAAACTTAGCTTCATGATCTTGAAGATAGTCCTTGTTAATGTAATAGATATTATCATTCCAATATATTAAGTCCCATTCGTTATCAAATGAAGCTACACTAACTTGCTGATTCCAGAGCAACGTGGTTACAATCTCTGAATCAGTATTCGGTTTGGTTCTTACATTAACATTAGTTGTAGTCCAATAAGGTTCAAATGTGGTTTCAGATGCCCATGCAGATGCAAGTGTATCACTTACACCTGCATTCATCTCCAACCAAGGTTTGTAATCGCAGTCGTATTTACTAATGTCTTCATTCTCAGCCCCCATAACAGGGGCGACAGAAGTTGCAGATATTGCAAAAGCGACCACTAACATAGTTGCTAGTTTCTTTCTTTTCATATATAGTTTCCTTTCGTTTTATTGATTGGTACACTAATATATTCTCTTTTTAGTTGTTAAGCATTGATAAAAATTCATCCTCTGAAATGATTGGGATATTTAAAGATTTTGCTTTCTTATTTTTAGAACTTGTTGAATTTATATCGTTGTTAATAAGATAATTTACTTTAGAAGATATACTTCCTACGACTTTGCCACCATGAGCTTCAATATCAGCTTTGAGAGCATCACGATTCTGATAATGATTTACTGAGCCAGTTATAACAAAAGTCTTATTCTCTAATTCATTTGTGGTTTCTGACATAATGGATTTCTGCGTCTCAAACGTAAACTCGTTTGCTAACTGAAGTATATCTGAACAATGATTTTTCCAATAAGTATTGAGTGAGCTTATTAATGCATTTCCAACGCCAGGCAAATGCCTAAAGTATTCTGCGCCTTTAATCGTCATTTCATCAATAAACGTGTCAAAGTCATAATCAACAGAATCTGCAATCATCATACTTGCTGATTTGCCAAGTAACGGAATAGATAAACTATAAAGGAAACGCTCAAGACTTGTCTTACGAGATTTCTCAATAGAGGTAAGAAGCTTATCTACTGATTTCTTACCAAAGCCTTCCAAAGCCTTCATTTCATTTTCGTGGACTGACAAGTAATAAATATCCTTAATGGAATTTAACCAACCAAGATTGATGAATTTCTCTATTGTTGCTTCAGATAATCCATCAATATTGAGCGCATCTCTCGACACCGCATGACTAAGCTTACCAAGCAGCTTGCCATTGCAATTATCATTAGTACATACAAGTACTTCTGAGTTATTATCTTTTACTATCTTAGTAGGTTGACCACATATAGGGCATTTATCTGGAATATGGATATACGATACATCTAAGACTAAATCATCAAATTTACTTGAATCAAATTGCTCCGCCCATCTTATCTGAGGTATTATGAGATTACTTTTTATTACTCCAACATGCTGACCAACCCACGGTCTACCCATAATTTCTTTCATAACAGATATATTATGAAGAGACGCTCTTTCAACAATTGTATCTTCAATCTCAATTGGCTTGAATACTGCTGTTGGTGTTAATGTGCCTGTCTTTCCCATTGTATACTCTATATTAATAAGTTCTGACTCTACCGATTCATTGAACACTTTAAAAGCTATACCATTGTTGAAATGATGGCTTGTACTACCAAGCGATTTACCATACTCAACATCTTCAAACTTAAATACAACACCATCTTGAGGAAGATTTTCTTTCTTTGCTTCATCTAAGAAAAAGTCAATTGCTTCTTGGATATTTAACTCAGCCCATTTAAGATTAGCAAATGGAACAGTTTCAAATCCCAAATCGTTAGCTTCCATAAGAGAGCTTGCAAATGATTCTGGGTGCTTAGAACCTTCAACAACTTCCCATGCGTACCATCTCAGCTTACGATTTTTTACAACAGATGTATCAAGACCGCCAAGTGTACCTGACGCAAGATTACGTGGAGTCTTGTACTCACCATTTTTATTTAATTTCTCAAAATCATCTGTTTTAATAAGTGCTTCACCATCAATAATATAAGTTCCTTCCTTATTAATATGTAAAGGAACATTAAGGAACTGCTTTACATGATCTGTTATAATATTTCCTATAGTACCATTGCCTCGTGATTCAGCCCTTACTAATTCGCCATCTTTAAAAATTAAACGGCAGGTTAATCCGTCGAGTTTTACAGAACCTACTAATGTATGTCCTTTTGCAAACTGCTTGACCTCTTCTGCACTATGACATTTTGCAAGCGATAACATAGGTGACTCATGAGTAACTTTCTTAATATTATCCAAGACAATAGCACCAACATTATGTGTTGGACTATTTGCTAATACAATACCAGACTCTTCTTCCCACCATCTTAATTCTTCAAGCTTATTATCAAACTCAGCATCACTCATAATAGGCTGCCCAGTATTATAATAAGCTTCTGATGCTTTATTGAGTTCTTTGACTCTTGTTGCAATAGTGTTTTTATCCATTTATATCCTCCTTTTCTCCACAATATTCTTTTAAGTATGTAAGCATTTCTGACTCTTCTGGGAAGAATGGATCACGTTTCTTTTTATTCTGTACCCAACCTAAAAAGTTCATCCAAAATTGTCCTACTCTCCAATCAGGAAAGTATGTCATATGCAATCGTTTTACTTCATTATAAAAACCATATAATCTATTCGGGTTTCTAATTTTAATCACCTCCTTTTTTAAAATATTCTTGTGCCAACTCTCCATATTTTACAGAAAGTTCGTTTGTATCCTCTAACAAGAAAAAATTCTCTTCACCATAATGTCTCATAATTTTTTCTTGATTGTGTAAGATTTGCGAAAACGCTCTAAATATAAGTCCAATAACTTTATTATTCATATACTTATCCTCGTAATCCCTCTTGATCCTCTTAGCCTTTGTCCACAATTATCACAATATTTCTGTGTCGGAACATTATTATCAACTATATATCTGCAAACAGGACATTTTAAATAATTTCCAACTTGAACTTTCTTCATTGGTGTATTTTTATATTTAAGTATTTTGTACTCGTTATATTCATCTTCGTTTAATATATACTGCATAATATTACCTCCTACGAAATGAACATTTATTTAGTTTCTAATTCATCAAAAAAAATTAACTCTTGTGCATAAGGTAATACTCTAGCCCATGAAATAAAATTAGGCACATTGGAATTATCTTGACCACTCCATTCATTTAACTTATGAAATCTACGTTGTCCCTTGCTACACATAGCAAGCAAATTCTCATAAGTCATTGTAACTGTACGCTTCTGTAACCATGATTCAGGTAGCCAACGTATAAGCTCTTTCCAGTATCTCTTATCTTTCGTCTCAAGATACTTCTGACGAATATTTTCTAATACATAAATAATGTCCTCTTCAAATGTTGAAATATTATCCAATCCGTCATCATTCTTTGGATCATCAGCAAGAGATAAATTCCTGTCATAATCATCAATTTCAAAACAATCTAATGTAATTGGTGTTGTAGCAAGCTTATGCATTGTACTCGTTGAGTTCGCAACCGTTCCTACTTTATAAGTATCAAATTCTTTCCACCAATAAAGAGGTGCTGTAATATCAACCGATACAAAAATCTGTCGCATAAACTTTCTATGCTCATTTCCTGCTTTAATAAGAGTTTGAGCAAGTTTCAAATCCGCTTCACCAATAATATCTGCATAATATCCATTAATGTTACAATGATGTATATATGCATTAGGATATACTTTTAATAATTCATCAAAATCAATATCTGCTCGTTCTTCGTCATAATAATTATTAAATTTACTATCACTTCTATTCCAAGAATTTTTTGGATTTCTTAAACCCCTAAATGCGTGTTCAAATCCCCATACCTCTGTATTGTCAAATTTCAAATCTTAATCCTCCTTAAATCTTTCCTTTAATAAGCTTGTATCTTTATTATTACAATAATTCAACATACTACCTGCCATCTCAGTTATACCATCGACAAAGCTGATAAAATTACGCTTAACATTATCATCATTCTCCATATCTATAAAATCTGGTAATGAATCAACAATAGTCTCATATGTCAATTTGTATACTAAATTCTCATTCATATTAGTCCTCCTTAAATCCCCAACAATAATCTACAAATCTGTTCCAATTAAGTTTTACTTGACTGTAAATATCTATTTTTATTGGCTTAGATTGTCCAACCCATGAAGCCATGTAAATAGTTGTTTCATATTCACATTTGCTCCAGAATGAATAAAGCAGCTTTCTGTCCAGCTCTTCCTCAAATTGTTCTTTAGTCAAATCCGACTTAAGCAATTTGAGAACATCTTGATTAAATGTGTAGTGCTTAAATATATTTAATGGCACAATCTTATTCTGATTGAAGTCATCATAATAAACATACCATTCCATGTTATTTGTTCTTGTCATACATTAACCTCCCCATATCCAATTCAGATAGTTATTTTTTATTTATATCCGATATGGATAGTTCTTTACGTCTTGCTATAATTTCACGAAACCTGACTTGATTATTAAGTTCCCATAGATCTAATGAACTTAATTCACCCGATATGAGTACTTTATGTAATGTCGGATTATACAAAATTTCTGTAGCTTTATTGTCTGGGAAAAATCTGATACAACCATCTGAACACTCTTCGTACTTCATATACTTATTCTCCTATTCTCCACATGAATAATGTCTTATTCTTCTTTGCTATCATCACCTTTATCACTCGTACTAATATCAACACTAGCTTCAATACAAGCAGGAAACAATAACGCCCAGAGACACCAAATAGATCCTGTATATTTAATTGCAAAAATTACAGCTATTGCGGTTGCAATCCATGCAGACGCATAAGCAATTGTCATTGCGATATTTTTCATTAGTATATTCTCCTTTCATCTTCTGAAGAAACTGTTGATTCTTACTACTGTATTATTCTCCTTCTAAAATCTCTTTTGGACAGTAAATAATCTTCTTACCTGCTTTCTGTGCTTTACGAATTGTTGACCACACACCACCTGATTTAATTCCATCCCAAACTGCAAGAAGTACGTCACAATGATCAACCATATATTGATCTCTCACATTGTCACAACCTTTATAGAATTCATCTGATAATTCAACCCATTCATCAGCTTCAGTCCTTAACTTATTGTAATATTTGTTAGATGAGTTGTAGTTTTTACATGGTAATATGCAATGTAATTTTAAATTTCTATTCTTCTCTAATTCTGGCGAAGCTGCTCTGTATCTCTCCTTAATAATACAAGTATTTAACCCAATTAAAATATCAGAGCCATTTGCCATGCCACAATAAACATCAGACACATCAAGTATTTGATTAAAAATCCAATGACCAATTCTTGTCCATTTAATATCTAACTCATCATCTGGTAATCCTAATCTCTGAGGTCTATGACCTGTTAATGCTACTCTCATTTATTACCTCCAATCTTCAAAAGAAAGTCGTTTTATTATTTTAATAATTTGATTTATTAATAAAACCCTTTTTCTGAGCACATGATAAACAATAGTTATATCTTCCATATATAGTGCATCCACATTTTCTACATTTGTGAGGTCTTTCTATTGCTTTCCCAAATGGTTGCCCAAGTTCAAAATAACATCTCTTACAATATGTATAATGGTCTTGGCAATACTCACCACATCTCTGACAATATGCCATTGTTGTCACCTCCTTAACAAATCCATCAATTACTCTACAATTTCATATTTCAATTTTGATATGTCGTATCCCATTTTTTCTAATTCATCAATCCACTTCTGTTTTATTGGGCATGTAGCAGTAAAGTTTTTAAACTGTGTTATACAATGATGAACACAATCTCCAATTTGTTGTTTACCGTATCGAAATTCTTTTAACCCCTTTTCATACTCTGAATTTGTAACATATTCCGTTCTAAATGGAGACTGTGGTCTATCCTCTTCTCCAAGAGCAACACCAACCGCAATATCTTCACCATTTACATTTATGTATGCATTGCTAATTTTATATTTCATATATTTTACCTCCTTATGAAATCCGTCTTTCCTTGGCTTTTTGAGTCTCTGAAACGCCCTATTTATGGGCATTCCATGGTTTGAGTTATTTCCAAATTCCCTGTTTTAATTTTTCTTTTACAAACTCATTCTGCATTTCATAAATATCAGTACCACATGCATTACATACTCCATAAATTTTCTTACCATCAAATTCATAATGATAACAGTTTGAGCCACAACCACACGGATTTAGTGAGTCACTAGAGTAGTAACACCAAACCTTCCCATCATCTTTGTAACATTGTGTCTTTCGTTTGTCTGTGATGGAATCAATCAACTCATTCAAATCTGTCAATTCAATATTCTCTTTTTCTAACTTGTCACAACGTTCACATGCTTTATTGAATAGCTTTTTCATTTTAAAGAATAAATCAACAACCTTTTCATGTGGCATCTGTCTCAAATCTTCATAACCTTCCTTGTCGGAAAACATTGTTTCCACATCTCTTAAATACTCTCTCATTACATCACTAGCAATTGCACAAGCTTCATTAACTTTCTCAATCGTTTTATCTCTGTTAAAGCCAGCATAATATTCAATTTCTGCAATCGCATCTGCTGATGTTTCAAGATCTAAAATACGAATAGCCTCTTCTATTGACATGCTCATATAATTTTCTCCATATCATAATTCTCTCTTATATAGTCACATAGCTCATTCATAGTGGAAATGATATGCTCATCATCCTTTAAGCAAGGATGAATATTGCACATACAAGAACCTTTCGCTCCATTTTTTTTGAATAGCTTCCAATTGAATGTAATCCACAATAGAGGAACTTTAGTAAGATTTTTCGTAAATAATCGTGTTAGAATTTTCATAGATTATTACCTCCTACTGTATTATTCTCTACAGTTGAGCCAATAAACTTCTTACTGGTTCTCTACTCATATTTTCTTTTGCCCATGAAATATAACCAGGATCAATTTCTTTGATTTGTGGAAGCGTCTTTCCTGAATATTTTCCGAATGTAATTACATATGAATCAATATCTGGTAACTCTTCCTTTGGAATATCAACACCACCTAATGCAGAAACTACATCATCAGAATATGTCATATCAAGATTAGACCTACTTGCTAAATAATCACACATATGTACAAAGAACTGCTCGTCATTTTCAGGCTTTGGTAATACCGTCTTACTTCTCTTTGTAGAAGTCCATTCACCCGAATGACTCTCACATAATCTTGCAATATATGCTTTTGTATCAGCGTCTACATCATGTTCAACAGATGTATTTCTCACCCACTCACCTGCAAGCATTGGATGTTCATGTACTGTATACTGAGAACCATTTAGCCCACATTTAATTGCATCATGAAAAATTGGTGTGCAGCGTAAACAATCTCGCTGTCGCTCATTTGTCTTTTCTTTTATATACTCTAATCCAAGAACATAATTCATTACTTCTGCAAACATTAAAATATGAAAAATCTGACCATGCGGCTGACACTGTGTTTTATTATGATACTTAAAAGATGTACTACTTGGAATTGTGAAGATATAATCTGGAATTTTCTTAATCATATCAGCACAATAATCTCTAATCTCGTCTGTCTCAAACTTGTTTAATAGTCCTTCAAAAACTTTTACCTTGTCCATATTTTCTCCTTTACTTCAATATCTTGGAATCCAAACAATTTTTACATAATTCGTATATCATCCTACCCATATATCCTCTTTCTACAAAATAAATGTGCATGTTATTTCTGCTTTGCCATGTAAGCAATGTTCTAAAAAACGATGTCGGATTCAATTTCGATTTATAGTTCTCTGTAAAAATATCCTCTATACTGTCATTCTCTATAAGAAGATAATTTTTCTCTATATTAATCATTCGATTAAATTCTTTAAAAATTCTGTCATCATCTTTAGTTGCATTTGCTATGTTACCAGCTAACTCACTTACGGAATTCTTTCGTTCAATACAAAGTTCGTCACTAAAATAGGTGTCGATTGAGAAGCCCAATTCAGGGCAACTCTCAACCATAAGACCATAATCACCTGTTTTCAATGCTCTTGACTTCCATTTGATGTTATTCCTATCAAACCAATCAGTAACATTTTTATTAGTATTCTCACGAGTGTCTACTAATACAACCATGTGCGACAGTAATTCTTTATACTTTTTGTCTGTATAATACTGTTTCATTTACATCTCCTAACAAATTTGATACTCGGAAACCCACCATTCCTGCTCATCTGTTTCTTGCCATTCACCATCAACCTTTTTCATTTTTTGTTTTTTATATTGGTTCGTGACTTTTACAATATCTCCACGTCTGATAGGATTCTGTTTGAATATTTTCTTGCTAATTTTTACTGGAATTGTGTTACCATTTGCCAATGCATACAGCTTCAATCGTGGAGAATAGTCAACATTGAGATCTAATACCACACAATAACCTGCCAGTTTTTTATCAACAATATCTACATACCCAAGATTTTCTATCTGATAAGCAATCTTTGTTCGCATATCAGTTTTCTCATTTGGGACATTCTGTAAGAGTTTATTAAGTAGTTTTGCACTATCTAATTCCATAAACGTCTTCTGAGTTTCCTTGCCAGAACATTTTCTTAATACATCAAAATCAAGTCCATACTCTAGTGCCTTATCTTTCTTCATCTGTTTCTTGCCATAATATTTTGAAAACAAATCACTACAAGTAAGTAGATAACTAATACCACCAAATTCTTCAAAGAAATCGAGTTTAATCAATATTTCAAGTTTTCTGCTATCAACTTTGAGGTCAGAAATTCTTACCAATAAGTCAATAAACGTATTAAATTTCTCATCTTTAATGGAATATAAATCATTTGCAGCGTCTTCGTTTAGGAACTTTACAGAAGCAATACCCTTGTAAATACCATCTTTATCACAAGAATACTTTGCAGTAGAATGCCTGAATTTAATGCTATGAATTGTAATGCCAAGTTGTTTTGCTAATTCTGTACCAAGCATAATGTCATCTTCATTATTGGCATTATTTAGATACGCAGTAATAAATTCTTTCGGGTAATAATATCTGAGATAGGCACACATATAACCTATCATTGAATATCCTGTTGAATGGTTAAAACCAAACTGGTAATTAGAACTATCCTCTATAATCTTCAAAAAGGCTTGCGCTTCTTTTTCTGCAATTTCTCTAGGCTGAGAGGACATATTACAATATCCTTCAAGAATAGATGGTAACGCAGCTTCAAGACGATCTTTTTGTTTACGTCCAATAGCTCTACGAATATTATCAGCATCACTACCACTCAAACCACAAATATTTGTAAGGAATTTAATTGTGTCCTCCTGGAATATAAGGAATCCATGATTATCTTCCAACAATTTATCAATCAACTCCGATGGATTTTTGTTTGGTTCATGGGCTAATAATCTATCTCTATATGATTCTCCTGAAGGTCTGATTGAAGCATTTACAAGTGACAAGTCGTTTACGCAATGACATTCAAACTTTTTCATTGAATCATAGGCAAACTTTGATTCAAACTGAAATATGCCTACTGGACTATCTGCAATATGCGCCCAAACCTTTTCGTCATTCCAATTGACTGTATGGGATTTTGGATACGGAATATGTGCTAATTCACATGTATCTTTGATAATTTCTATGTTTTTCAGACCAAGCAAATCGTATTTTACGAGGGAGACTTCATGAATTTCTTCCATATTAATACTCAAAATACGTTTACCATCCTTAGACCAGAATGTTCCATAATTATCAGGTAGTGTTACTGGACTTACAATAATACCTGCTGGATGCATCGACTGAGAAATTGCTGTTCCTACAAGACCATCAAAATAATAGAATAACTTAGGATATTGTTTTTCTTTTAAGTCTTTCAAAGACTTTTCGTTATACTCAAGTTTACCTCTAAGTTCTTCCAAGTCTTTTAAGCACTTTTCATTATTTTCATATCCATCAATAGATTCAATTTTCTTAATCTTGTCATTGCAATCAGTAATACCATCGGTAAATAATGAATACTGAGCTTTTACTTGCTTGACATCCCCAAGTGGCATATTCAAAGCTCGTCCAATCTCATCAATAGTACCTTTGTCAGAAATCGTGCCGATAGCCAACACATAAGCTGTTTTATCAGCACCAAACTTTTCAATGATATGCTCGTATACTAAATGTCTTTGTGATGGTGCAATATCCAAATCAATATCACCAATCTCTTTTCTGTCCTCATTGGCAAATCGAGAGAACACCGTGTTCCATACTACAGGGTTTACATCAATAATATCTGTTAAATATGCAATAGTTGAACCACCAACAGAACCTCTACAAAAACCAATTGGTATACCATTATCCCAACACCAACATACCAATTCTGACATGAAAAGCATGAATCCAACCATACCAATCTTCTTAAATACTCGAAGTTCTTCTTTTATATTCTCCTCATATCGTGGATCTGGTTGAATAATTCCTTTATCAAGCTTTTCATGATACATTCTATAGATACGCTCTACAAATACCTCTTCTTCATTGTCATAGAGAATCGGATATTTAAAAGCTGTATCTAATTCGTAATCTGTAACAGAATCAGCCATGCGGTTAGTGTTCTCGATAGCTTCCAACACAACATTCATAGGTAAAGAACCTTGTTGTTTGAACATATCAACTAACTCGTCATACGATTTATATGTAAGGTCAAATTCATCTTCGTTTGAAAACTCAATATGTTTTGCTTTCTGAAGAATACTCCTACACTCAGCCTTGTAACTATCAATACTATGTGTATCTGTTCCTGCTATTAAAGGCTTGTTATATTTTTTTGATGCCTCATAAAGCATTTTGTTATATCGAATCTGATCCATAGACTTAACATGCGGCTGAATTTCATAATAGTCATATGTTTTCATCAGTTTGTCATATACAATCTTTGCATTTTCCAATTCTGATTTTGCTTCTTCTATCTGTAAATCAAATGCATTATTGGATTTTTCAATACATTGTTCTACATATATTTCATAAGATGTGTTATGAATAATTGTGTCATCTTCAATCCACTGATCTCTTGCAGCTTCTGAATTTAGTTCTGTATAAAGTCTGTTAGCTTCTGTTTCTTTATTTTTTTCTAATTCAGCTATTTTTTCATTAACCAGTTTTCCAATAAAATTAGGATATTTACTCAATGCAGATGCAAGACATGCAGAAATTTTAATGACATTATCAGAAATATTAAAGAATTCATCGAATGTAATTCTTGGCTTATAATACATATGGTCTGATTGTGTAGACAAGTCAACCAATATGTTTATTTCTTTTACGCCTTCAAAATTCTTTGCTATAAGAATTGTATGGTAATTATCTCTTTGTTTTGGCTCAAGTGCTGCTGTCAAATAAACCTCAACACCGTGTAGATATTTTAAACCTTTGCCATTTGCATACATTTTCTTCTCAATATTGTTATAAATATTGCCATGCTCTGTAAAACAAATAGCTTTCTGTCCAAGTTCTACTGCCTTGTCTACATATAACTTATAATTTGTACAACTATCTAATAAAGAATCTTCTGTATGTAAATGATATACTGTATAATTGCTGATAATATCACCTCCTACTCATATGAGTCAGTTTCAGGGTTATAATGTCTATTGTCGATTTCATTCTTCTTACTCGTTGGTTGTGGTTTATATTCACATGCATGATTTCTCTGACCGCAAAGATAATGACAATAGTAATAATCTGGGTTTGGTCGCCACTCTTTTTCTTTTTCAATAAGTTCAAGAGTATCTTTTGCCCACTGAATAGCCTCATCGTACTCTTCTTGAATCCAAGGCACTTCTATCCACTTTTGATCTTTAAACATGTTCCATTTAAGTTTTGAAACAGAACCATATTCTTTTATTACAGGGATGGAATATAAATAGAGCTGTCGTTTGAAATCTAAGAAATGCTGTTGGTCAGATTTGCTAATCTTACCATTTTTCAGAATTTTAATACTTGCGGATTTATGGTCAATAATAATAATCTCACCAGTTTCTTTATCCTTTACAAGTAAATCTATATATCCAACAAAATCCTTGTCGTTAATTTTAAATTCTACTTTTTTCTCAACTCCAAGAACTTCATATTTTTCTAAATCAAGGTCAATGTTATCAAGGTAATCAATACCTTTGTCATAATAGGATTGCCTAATATTTACGAATTTGTTTGGTGGAGCATCGTGAGGAACATCCTCATCGAAGTGTTCCTCATAATACTCATTCAATTCAAACAAGGAAAGTTCGCCTTTTTCATATTTTTCAAGGATTTTATGAATAAGTGAACCATATTCTCCGAAAAAACCATTCTCAGACTTATTACATTCTAAGTAATGGAGTTTCCATTCGTAATTGCAATTATAAAATGAATTCAGTCTTGAAAACGACCATTGCATCGTTCCAAGTAAAAAATCTAATTCTTCATCCATCATAATAATTTATTCTCCTTATTTGTCTGGAAATGCGTTATCTATGCTTCTATCAACATATGGAAGCCTGTCGGTATATACATTGTCATCCCATGCAAATTTTGCGTCATATTCATCGTAATCTGTATAAAATCTACGTGATGTCAAGTCATACCATAATCCCATCTGGAAGTCTGCCTTGCCAAGCAATCTGTCTTTTATTACAGTTAAAACCACATCGTAGTTATGCCATTTAGATTTCGGATCATTTTTCTCTTTTTTGGAAACTCTTCTAAGACCTATGGATCTCATAGCAAGATTGATAATATTAGAAGTACCAGATATGTCATACATTTCAATATCAGAATTTGTATCTTGTGTTTTTCTCGGATGTGCTATCAGAACAACAGCTACATTGAATTTAGCAGCAAACTTAATAAGTGCATTTATCAGATTTGTTTGTGCTGTATTTTTGTCACTTTCAGAACAATTCAAGTCAATCATCATAAGATTATCAAGTACAATCAGCTTGCATCCAAACTTTCTAACACATTCTTCAGCAGATTTTAAAACTGAATCTACATCATTTGGCTCGTCATCTCTGTAAATGAAAAGCTTCTTATTATAATGTGCTTGCATCTTCTTTTGTATTGCTTGTGGAACTATGTAATATTTACGGTTGTCTCGACTTGTCCTTTCAACCATATTTCTTCTACCAGCGATAATTGTATTAAACCAGTTTGCACTCATTCTTTCTGGCATTTCCTTGCTAAACAAAAATACAGGACTACTATCATCAATAGTCCTTGCTATTGTCTGATCAATAATACTTGTCTTACCACTACCAGGTCTTCCTGATAACACCGTCAATGTTCCATAGAAGATTTTTAACAACTCATCGTCTAATGGTTTAATGCCAGTTTTTACACCATCCATCTGAGAAATATCAAGTTCCTCAATCTCTGAATAATCAACAACACTTTTTACAGGAACATCCTTTGCTTCTGAAATAAGATTCATAACAAATTCTTTTCCTCCAACTTGTAAACAATCATTGATATCCTTTAGTGGAACTCTCTTACCATTCTCTTTTTCAAAGAATTCAGGTGTTGATATATATTTTGTTCGCCATGTACCAAGACGATAAATACATTCTTTTCTCATTTTAATACCTGCCTCATCGTTATCAGACCAGATAATAATAGATTCAAAATTATTTAACCAATCCCAATTTTCTTCAATCCAATGAAGATTGCCAGCTCCAAGAGGAACACTTACTGTATTGATATATCCTGCCTCAATAGCACTCGCACAATCTGTCTCGCCTTCTGTTATAAGTAACGGCTTTGACGTATTAACTCTATTCATATTGAACAAAAGTGCTGATGTATCAGCATCTTTTTGACACCATGTTTTAGGTTGACCAGAATGTTTTTCAACAGTTCTTGCAGGTCTGTACTTAACCATAGTCAAAACATCATTTGTATCATAAAAGTTAAATACACCGTTACCATGTGAATCCTCTCGAATATCCAAATAGTCAATTACATTTTTTGAAATGCCACGCTTTCCCCAATAGTCAACTACATGCTCTTTTTCATTTATTGGTTCTTCATGTGGATATCTATAATTGTGACGAGTTCTTACATCCTTTTCGCCAAAACTGTATTCGATACCAGCTTTCTCGAATAGATACTTGGCAGCTTCTAAGAATGTGTTTCCTTTTTCCATTAAGACATCAATAATATCTACCGTTTTATTACATCCAAAACAATGAAAGGTCTTATTTTTCTTGTTATATATAAAGCTTGCAGTGTCCTCATTATGATAAGGACAACAGGCTTTCAGATTTTTGTCATCAAAATTTTCTAATTCAAGTAGTTCTGCCATTAAAAAGGCATTATTATCGCCAAGTTTATCTTTAGCTTTTTCGATGTCAGTTTTTTCGATTAGCAATTACTCACCGCCTATGCTTTAAATTCTTTTTCGTAAAATAGCTTTCTAAGTCCATATAGAATCTGAACAGGTTTTGTTGAATAATATAATTTCGATGATTCAATATTTTTTCTGATGAACTCTATAGGTACTTTGTTTTTAAAAACCATTGTGTTTATTGCTCTATATGCAATAGGGAACTGTGTTTTATCTTCTATACAATCCATATAAGCATCTACACAGTCTTTAATTTCTTGTTTCATACCTGCACAATCCCAATGGTAATGTTTCTTGTTTATTACCACGGACTCAGAGGCTTTAACCTTTTGTCCGTGGTGTAAACAATACTTATATGCGCAGACATATTCTCTTTCTTTTTTATCTGCCATATCTACCTCTTTTAATTAAATGGAAGTTCCTCATCAATGCTATCTGGAATATCCATAAAACTTGTGTCAGTTGGTGCATTTGAATTGGCAGTGTTGTTTGTTGTATTACCATCAGCAGAAGACTTACTCTCTGCAAACTCAACCTGCTCAACAACAACGTCTGTTGTGTATACCTTCTGTCCGTCCTTATTTGTATAAGAACCAGTCTGAATACGTCCCTCTACAACAAACTTTGTGCCTTTACGACCATACTTCTCGATAAACTCACCAGTTTTACCAAAAGCTACACAATTGATAAAATCTGCTGTCTGCTCTCCGTCTTTCTTGAATCTACGGTCAACAGCAAGAGAAAATCTTGCCACTGCCGATGCATTGTCTCCCTGTGAATATCTTACCTCTGGATCTCTTGTTAAGCGTCCCATTAAAATTACTTTATTCATCTATTTTTGTCCTCCTTATAATTACGCCTGTACTGGCTGAATCTCTTTAATCTTTGCTAAACAATCTTTTGCTTTCTGTACATCCTTAATTGCATTTGGATTCCCGCTAGGCACAAACTCTTTTAATGTTGTCATAAGAGCTTCGTTCTTTGTTCCTCCAAGCTGAGTACAAAGAGAAATAATCTCTTTCTTAATAGCTTTTAAAATGTCTTCGTCTGTCTCGGCTACTTCTGAATATGTAGGCTGTGGTGCTTTTGGAGTAGGTGCTTCACCTTGATTAGCCCAATCATAAAGTTTTTCTCCATCGTTCTCTGTAAGCACTTCAAATCTACCATCAAACAAATGCGTATTATCCTTATCAGCAGAAGCAACATGTGTATCCTGAGAAATCATAAGTGATACCGTATACTCATATGAAATATCCTTATCCTGCTGCTGCCCCATACCAACTTTCTTTGGTACTTGCTTACCGTTCTTATCTTCAAGAACCCAATCGTCTTTTCCTCTTGCTGTAGCAATAATGTGGATTGGACTATTAAGCACCTTGTCCATAAACTTATGGTGACGTGGTTTTAATTTGCCCCAATTAGTGAAACTATTGCCAGGCATTTTATCATGTACATCATTTAACCATTTCCATTCATGCGTCATTGAGTCGATGATTAGCACCTTATATCCAGCTTTAACAGCCTCATCAATTGCAGCCATATACTTCTCACACTCAAAAGGCTCTTCGAGTTCAAGTAAGTCATAATCAAACTCATTTGCATAATACTTGTTACGAGATCCCTCAGTGCCAATATATGCAATGCCACTATTGCATTTCTTTGCAATTCCTGTTGCCATTTTTAATGCGCTGTAACTCTTACCACTACCTGATGCACCACTCAGCAACACCTTTAACCATACCTGCTCTCTTTTTGCTTTCTGAAATCCCATTACTTGTCCTCCTTAAAATTAAAAAATTATGTAAATATTGTTAATAAAACAATCTATCTAAACGCCCAAAATGGACGGAACACAGAAGTTAATTTATGTAAACATCTATGTATAATCAGTGATTTTTGAGTGTAAAAACCCAAGGGTATGCTGTTCTTCCACCCATATTTATATTCTCTATTCAGTTTTGATTTTTGGAATTTTTGAACGATCTGTTCAAGACTAAGAACTTACTTTGTTCTTCATAATATTCAGTATTGTATTTAACATATTCTCTGTGGTCGTGAAATCTCCACCTAAACAAGAAGCAGTTGTCTTTATTTCATAAGTCCAATCAGCTTTATTACTTGTTGATTCTACTGGATAATCTATATACAATATTGTTCCTTTTGGAACAACAATATCATTGTATTTATTCTTGTAATCTTCTTTCAAAACCTTTAACCACTTTTGACAACCTTTATTATATGATTTATACTTTGCATCACTTGTATATACATGAAAATAAGGTTCAGACGGATATTCAATTCTCTTAAATTTGTTAATTACAAGTAACACTCCATCAGATATTCTATAAAGGTCTTGATAATCTGTTTCTGCTAATATCTCTATGAATATCACCTCACTTATTTATTCTCTTTTTGTCACGGATTTTATATATTATTCGTGACATTTTATTTTTGGAATTTTTTGAACTGATTTGTTCGAGACTGATTAGATAATCTCTAAGAACAAGATGATTTAGCAAAAATCACTTGCATCCATGCCATAATATTCTTGTATCTCAATACAACATTGGTCATCATATAATGGAGTTTTCTTAGCTCTTTCAAAATACTTACCAATATCTAACCAACATTGATGTTTTGTAAGAGGTTGAATATCCATACCTAAGTGATTGTTGATGAATAATATTGTCTTTTTCTGTTTTTCCGTTGGATTATATTTCTCAGGAATATTCCATTCATCATCTAAATATATAATTTTACAGGACTTACAAACAAATTTTTTATGTTCAACTTTCTGATAATAAATCTCTTTATCTCCACAATGATAAAACTCTTCCATTTTACAATAGCTTTTATTATCCATTTCTTTATCACAATTAGGACACTTCACTTTCTCACCTCGTTTATATATTCTCTTATTTCTAACAAATATAATATTCGTTATGTTTTTTTTGTTTGAAAATTTTAAACTGAATCGTTCAAGACTAATTAGATATTATCTAAGATATTTCCTGTTACTTCATACATTTCCAAATCATTTAATTCACACCATGATTCGAAGTTATCTCTCTGAACATACCAACCAACATTCATTCCGAGAAATTCATTCTCACCATTTCCATAAGAGACTACATTATATAATTCTCCGTTTAGAATGTCGTTTTCAAAGATTAACTTACCATTCTTATCATGGCTGCCTGTACATCTACACAATGTCTTTGGATCTATTTCATATTCTCTAAACACATTTGGCAGTCCCCAATCTTTCATCTCATCACGAATGATATAATGATGTGTCTGAACAGGATCTCTATCATAATCTTCTTTAAAACAATATGTAGTCTCTTGTTTACTCGCATAAAATCCTGTAATCCATATGTTAGAATTTAATAATTTTGCTTTACATAGCTGCGTATCTAAATTCTTCATTTTCCACCACTTATATTCTCTATTTATACAGTAATTCTTACTTTGATAAATCTATATGATTGATCAGCATTTGGATATTTCTCTCTATCCACTTTACTAATAAACATATCATACGGTCTAATCAATACTTTCTGATCTTTTAAATTCTGATATACAACCATCTTTTCTTCTGTTTCTGTATTAGTTCCAATGGCAACAATCTTATAGAAACCACCTTTGAAATGTTGTATTGTGTCTCCTGGTTGAAAATCTCTATCATACATGAATAAATCATCTACGCCATTTGATTCCATATGTCCAAATATCTGAACATTCATTGTGATAAATTCACCATGTTTTAGTAATTCATCCTTATCAATAAAAGCCACATTATCAACTAAATAATCATTCTCTTTTTCTTCGCAAATAACAATCTGTCCTGACTTCCAATTATTTGCAAAATCTTCATTAAATCTAAACTGTGACACTTTTCTCACCTCCTCAAATTTCACAAAGAAACAGTGATTTCCACTGAACTACTTCACTTACTTATTCTCCCGTTTTATAAATTTATTTAAGATAAACTTTCTTCAACCAATATATTTAATTTTTTCCAACAAGAAATACATATATGGAACGGCTGACTTTGTAATCTGAACGATTTTAGATATATGATCTTTTCATTACTTAATTCTTTATCACAAATTTTACATCTACATTTTTTAGTATTTCTTACTTCAAATTCGTTAAATTCATGTATAAAACTTTTATCCATTTTCCCCTCCCTATATGTTTATTCTCTATTCGATTTTTATTTTCAGGAAATTGTGATTCGAATGAATCATAGATTATAAAACAATTCTATATGCAAGTTTCTTCGTAATAAAACCTGATTGGTGTAAGATCATACAAGATAGATGAATATCATCATATATCAAATCTGTCATTGTACAATTAGATAAGATACTGTAACCACGCATAGTCTTTGACTTAAAATAAACAGCTTCACCATTATATTCTTCAAATGCTTTGCAATATGTATCCCAATCTTCAACTTCAACAATTCGTGACTGATGATCTCTTATGATGTTATCTTTGTCAATGCTCAAATTTGTCTCAATTACTTGAATCATATTTTTACCTCCAATTATATATTCTCTGTTTTATTTCAATTCTGTCTTTTGTCCTTATCCATTACATCTTTCATAAAATATGGCTTAGTAACAATATCAAAAATTATGTAGTAGAGATGGTTACAGAAAGCAAAGAATTTTATATTTTTACAATCCAAATCATCGCCACCAAGATCTTCTGCTATATTTTCAATAATGAAAGTGACAATAGCACTTCTATTAATAGGAACATTATGATGAATATGAGATTTTACTAAGTAAACTAATCTATCCTCTATCTCTTTAAGTTCCCATTTGTATACATTCCTGTATAACTCATCATATTCGTCTTTTGATTCACCAAAAACTGCCTCAAACATAAAGTTCTGAAAATCTTCCTGACGAAACGCTTCTCTAATTTTATTCTCTGTCTCTTTTTCAAATCTCATATTCTTTACCTCTCAATTGTATATTCTCTTTCTATGGTTCAATTCTAATAATTTCTTTACCAACCTTCTCAGCATATTTTATGCAATTTGCTGTTCCACCTTTTGAACCATCCCAAACTGCAATAACTTTATCAGCTAAATCAACCATATATTCATTTCTTTTCTGCATTAACCAAGGCTTATATTCTTCATCAGATACCAACTTGACAATATCTGCTTTAGAAAGAATGTAATTGTATTGGTTAATACTCTCTTTAATCCACTTGCAGGAATGATTTTTACAAGGGATTGCACAATGCAGCTTAATATCATATCCTTCGTTTTTTAGTTCTAATACTGCCAATGCAAATACCGTATCAACTCCAAGAGCCATTCCTGTAATTGCTTCCTCACAATTATTCTCTTTTAAAATTGATTTGAACTGCTCTTTTAATCTCTGCCAACGTGGATCAGATAGATTGTATCCATATAATTTATTCGGTCTATGACCTGTTACACATATTTTCAATTTTTCACCTCTTCAGGTTCTTCCAAGACTGCGATACTTAAAGTTCCTGTATCACAATTTCTACCCATTCTTGTCTTAAATCCAAGTTCATTCAATTCTTCGTCTAATTCATATAAGTCATTTTCATCCGTACTATAAATCTTACTACCCTTACAAATCTCGACAGCTCTTACATAATTTTTATCTTGCCAAGCCGAACTAATATATAACCATTGGTCTGTATCTACTTTAGATATTTTATTTCGTGGAACTACTGTGAATGGTTTAAGAATTTCTTCGATTTCATCTTTATGTTCTATGTAATTATCTACTGGATTTCGTATCAAATTAAGACACACCCTACGACCTCTTTTATATTCCATAATAATATTCTCCAAATTGTTTAATTCAAAATTGGTTTGCAAACATCAGACCATTCTTTATTTGGGTATTTTGCGATAAATTTATTACACTGATTCCAATCTTTTATGTAGCTGAAATGATATTTGCCACAGTCTTTGCATTTTTTCTGAATTTCTAAAAATCTAATCTCATTAGTGTTTTGTCCATGAGTCCAATGCCAACAAACAATCTCATTATTTTTATGTCTGCAAAATATTTTCTTTAAAATATTCATATAATCTCCTCAAGAAATGTCAGTTTTGTGCTTTTAATAAAACGGAAATTATTATTTCTAAAAACCATTTTCCTCAATATAATTTGAAATCAAGAAGGAAGAAATAACATAGCCGTTATTTATAAAAACCTCATATAATGGAAATTATAATCTTTAAATATCTGCGTTATCAAATTTACTTACTAGAAGGAAAAGATTATATAGCCATGAGGTTATTATCTGTGGAGAATGTACTGACTATTTTCAGCCAATAGAATTAAGAAGGAAGTCAGTACATAGCCACTATTTTTAATGTTCATTAGGAAGTTATGAGTTCTAAAAATACTATCGCTCTACCGACTGAGCTACATCCCCATGAGTGGGGAAGACAGGACTCGAACCTGTGACAAATAGTTCCCCAATTTTAGAAGGAAGAACCCATATAGCCTAATGCATATCTCTTAGATATATTCTCCACTGAATACTTCAGTATCAAACGGTGTAATACCCTCATTGACATCAAAGATAATATCTGCATCTTCTTTGTTGTCTACTCTCAAACCTCTTGCTCTGATATGCAACTCAATCAGATCATATAAGTTTGGCTTACTCATATTTACCATACTGTAGCATGTTGCAGCCACACCAGATAAATTACTTTCTACATTGTTTCCACCATAATTACTATGACATCCGTTTAATGATAAATTCATATCACACCATATTACTTCTCTGTTTACACAATCAAAAATTACAGGAATGCAAACTGTACTTTGTGATGCTAAATCCATCTTCTGTTCAACTGTCTTTGGTTCATAAATCTCACCAGATTTAACATCTTCCCTACTCATCCATCCGAACATTGCGTGTGGCATATCTGAAAGTTTCTGACCAGTATAGTTATAAATCTGATATACAATATATCTCGCACCATACTTAACAACAGAATCAATGTCAACATCAAGAAATTCTGTTACACCATCTCCGTCAACAGAACCACCATTTGTGATATCTCCTGAATGACAAGCTTTATATTTATCTGAACGAAGATTTGTATACGAAACATGTTCCATGTAGTTCCAATTCTCATCGAAAATAGCTGCCGATAAATCAAGATCCACCCTACCATTGCACCATCTGTCATCATCATTATCCATGTTTGTCCACCAACAAAACGCTCTCAATGCTTTTGTATTATTCTCAATTTTTAATCTTGAACCTCTGACAATAGTTTTTAACGCCTTACTTGCACTTCTCTGGCTGAATGGAACAATATAATTTTTGAACTCTTCTGAAAGATAAACATTTCCAAGAAAATCCTTACTCTTGTAATTCTCAACTAATGCATTCTCACAGATTTTCACAATTGCGTTACAATACTTTTCATCAATATCTGATAATGTATTCTCTATGCAATGACATCTTGCTAAGTTACCTTTTGGAAAGAATACTCTGGATTCTAGCTTATCTGTCCTATGAGCAAAATGTTCTTTCACTTGTAATAAAACAGGTGTAGAAACTTCACTTGCAACATCTTTAAATGTATTGACAACTGCATTTTTATCTGTAGCATTTCTTAACAAATGATCAAGTTTTCTTGCAAGTTCTCCTGGTCTTTTTCTCAAAAGCATAAGAGCTGATTTAAAATCTTCTGTCTCAATAGCCTTGGTTACTTTACCAGCAAATGTTTCTATTTTAATTCCATTACGAAGTTTATTAAAAGCGGTAATGACTTTGCCAAACTGCTCTGTACTATATTCTGATGGATGAAGTCTTTCACCAACACGAAGCCATCTGTTTTTATATCTCAACATATCTTCTTCGATAGAACCACAATTCTGCAAGAGTTCTAATAATAATCTTCTCTCTTTTCGCTTAAAGCTTCTGAATTTTGTATTGGCTGCTAAACTAATATCTCCATCTGACATTGCAGTAATCAGTCTCAATACATCGGTAGCCGTTTTGAAAAACTTCTGTATATCCTTTGCTGTTGCTAATGAATAATTCTCTAAATATAATTTTCCAATCAATGCTGCATTTTCTTTTAAAGGAATTTCGTCAGGAAATTCAACCTGTATATTCTTAAAAATCCACTCTAAATCTTCCTTATCTGTCTGTGAGATTGAGGTTTTTGACTGACACAAATTCTTAAAAATATCATAAAGATTTTCCTTTGTACCTAAGTCAATCACTTTTACTTTTGTTTCTTCAAATAGTGGCAATCTCTCATTCTTTTCCTCGTAAGGATATAATGTACCACCAGACCAATAATGAACAATTGCATTGATGAATAAATCAATATAATCAGCTTCCATTACTGATTCAGGGAAATTAGGATACATAGGTTTATATACAACATCTGCTCCAACCAGTTTCTTTAACATAGGAATTAATTCTAAATAGAATTTCTGTAAATCTTCCTTAGTCTGTGTCTGAAGTGTTTCAAACAATTCTTTGGAAAATGTATATCCTAATGCTTCTACATTCTTCATAATCGTAACAATGTACTGATTATTTGGTTCTGTAATATTACCTTTCTCTAAAATCACTTTGTTTTTTCTTCGTAATAAAATCTCGTTCATAGTTTTATTCTCCTTTTTTAATGAAATTGGCGATAGTAAAACTGTATTTTTATTCTTCAATATGTAATAGAAGGAACTATCGCCATAGCCTTGTTTTGTGGAAATAACAAAGTCTAATACCTTTTGTTTCATATCCAAGACATTTATCTCAGATACGAAACACCATTTGCTTATTTGAAATTAGAAGGAAGACTTTATATAGCCACATAGTTCTTATTATTTGTAGGGAATTAAAAGTTCTATCATATAAATATTTTCAGTATTCTTGTTAATAGAAGGAAGATCTTTTATAGCCTACATTTATACAATCCATTAGGAAATTGTCAAAGCTAAAATATTCGATTAAAAGTCGAATGCTATTAGCATTATAGAAGGAAGCTTTGCTCATAGCCTAATGTTTTATATCTACTTATATATTCTCTAAAAGAAATCGAAACTTACTGCGACTTTAATTTATCTAATGCCAACTGAAAAATATCAATCATATGTTGAATTTCATCTCTATCCCATACGATAACCAAATCTTTTTCTTCATAATCTGCCGTACTTGTATCACTTGGCTCTAACCAATCTTTACTAGACAAACGAATTGGAACACCTTTATCTAATGATACATAGCTTGGCATATGAATACATGCATGGAAAAATCCTCTTTCGTCTCCACCGCACATTAGATTGAAGCCACTAATTTCAATATCGTCATAACATTTGTCTTTTAACCTATTCACTCTTTCCGCTGAAAAATCACTCACATTACTGAATATTGTCCCAGCAGGTTCGTATCCTAAATCTCTTGCTTTAATTAATCGCATTTATTTTTCTCCTATTCACTTCGTTTATCTCCAACTGATACTGTAATATGGTTCATTGTACTGAGTACCAGTCTCGACTTTATAACCAAGTTCCTCTAATTTCTTTCGTGTTTCAGGCTTCAAACAACCATCTTCACTGATTGAAAATTTGCCATCTGCAACCGCATCTCTAATCAATTTTGATAACTCTGCTAATTGCTGTGTAGTGCAACTATCAATTGCATTGTTTGTCATTTTATTTGCTTCTGATGCAGACGGAATAACATTCTTTGGTGAGTAAACTTCTGGTATAGAAGTGATAGGAGTAACTGCGTCTTCACAACAATCTATATCACTACAGCCTAAACAAAACCTATAACTTCTGCTAGTTATTGGATACTTACAAGTCATTTATTCATCCTCCTAAATTTATTTAAAATCAAATGCCGCTTGAATTTTTTCATCACTGATATTCTTTAATAAGTTATCTCTATTAGATTTTTCTTCTCTAATCTTCCACTTAATTCTTCCGTTTTCTTTTCTAATATCTGCTGCACATTCCAATTCAATTGAAAAAATCTCACGTTTCATATCTGCAATTGCTTTTAATTTATTTTCAAAATCACAATCGTCTTTATAATCAATCATGTTCTTTGCAGTTGCAATAATCTGTTCCTTTAATTCATTATATTTCTCAACCTTTTCAGATTCTTTTTCTTCTTGTGTTGGTTTTCTGATTTTGCTCTGTAATTCCGAAATGTTTTCTTCGTAATGTGAAGTAATTTCATTTCGTATATTCTCCACATCATTTACACTGGCAATCCATGATGGCTTGACATCTTTATATGCACTACTATAAACACTTAAAATAGCATAATTACCATTTTCTTTATGCTTGAGAATCATGCCAATATTGCTTTTAAGTCCATTTTCACCAGTTTGGAATAATACAACATCGCATGGTTCAAATATTGATACTGTCTCTTTTCTCACTTTTTCACCTCCCAAGGAAAATTAATAATTTTTGTGCTTATTCTTGATTAATGTTCAAGTAATAAGTTTTTCCTTTAATTTTGATATATCTTCCTTTTTTATTAAAATAACAAATCTTATTACAAGTTAATTCATGATAATAATTGTCCTTATATTTAATTTGCACTGTTAATCCATTATCACAAACTATTTCTTTATCGTCTGCCAAATTATATGGTACTTGTCGTATATATGGTTTAACGCAATCACTACAGTACATAAGTGTTTGTAAATCAGTGCATACAATATCTTGTACACCCATACTCTTACCGCATTTTTCACAAAATAACTCTGCACATCTATATGACATGTGTTCACTTTCTTTCCATTTTCGACCACTTTTATTTAACTTATTTTCTACTTTTTCCCATAATTGCCCCAATACTTTACCTCCCAAGGAATCCGATAATTCCTATTTATTTATTTTCTGTTCTTAGAATCCCATTTAATAAAATCTTCTAAATCATATTCACCAGATTCTTCTTCCTTAATCTCAGGAACAAATACGTTATAATTACCTTCGTTGCGATCATGTTCAATAATTTGTTTCAACATTTCATACATATTTGTAATTCCTAACTGATATGCTCTCTTCTCGCCTTCAGTCATTCCATCACAAATTTCATCATTCTTGTTTTCTAATAGATCCTTATATTTTTTTAAGCTTTCTACGATTAATAAAAATTCTTCGTTCATTTATATATTCTCCTATTCATTAATTTTTCTGTTCAAAATGATAGTAATTTTTCAAAGGTTTTAAAACACTTTGCACAATTCTCTACCAGTCATATATTTATTCTCCTCTCACGGTCACTTCAGTTCGTCTGTCATAAGCCCAATCGACATCAAATGAAGTCATATTATCTGTACTGACTACTTCGCCATTTTTAATTACAACTGGCTTACCTCTATATGGAACAAACACCATACATTCCATATCTTTATTAGTTGTCTGTGATTTCAATAATGACTGTATAATTCTATCCTGTTCCTGAATAATATTTTTATAGTTGTTGTATGTTCTAATCACATCATCATGTTCTTTCTTATAACAATCAATTAAATGTAAAATGTTATTATTAAGACTGCTAATTGCATCAAAAATTTTATCAAATGCTTTCATATACTTATTCTCCTCTTACATTGCCTTTGCAATCGACTTAACCTGGTTATCGAGGTATTTTACAATTAATCTCATCTCTGCCAATTCCAAGCCACTACTAAGACTAAATTCGTCCTCATCATAACAAGATGAACCTGCTTTCAAAGCACCACTTCTAACCTGAATTCTCTTACCATTATCTCTATACTGATATTTAATAGTCTTTTCATCGCCCTTAATATCAATAAAAGTAAGTTCATGTGTCAAATTCCATTTACTCCAAGTTCTCTTTGCAGGTGTCTCAACCTTTTCAAAATACTTCTCGTACTCGTCATATGACATACAACCAAGATGACAACCACCGAACTTAAAGCAGATTACTCCACCTTCCTGAATATCAGTTACTTCACAAATCTCACCAATGTTATCAAACACACCCATCTTATGAACGAGTTTAATTTTATCGCCTTTAATCATGCTGCTTTATCCTCCCTATTCTCAAATTTTTTGTTAAATGCATCAATAGCTTTCTGATCCTCTGCTGTTACATCATCATTGAATCTTCGTCTAGCCTGTACAATATGATTGTTTCGTACTTCAATTGTCACCAAACTCTCGTCTGGTTTATTCTTCTTTCTCAAGAAAAGAATGTGGCATTTACCGTCAATAACCTTATCTATATATGAAGCTACACAGTTGTTTTGTGAGGCAGCCTCATCCTTTATATCCTGTGTAGAATCTGGATAAATAAATATGTAATCACCAAAAGAACATTCATACTGTTTATTTATTCTCTTTTTAAATAATTCTTCTGGGAACTCTTTTTTCATTCTGCTGTAATTTCTACAAGCAATCTGATGTGTAGTTAAAAAATGTCTTGGATATTTATCAAATTTAGGACTAATAGTTTTCATCATATCCGCATAGTCATATAATTCTTTAATCACAAAGCTAATATCACCTAATGCTTCAAATGTTTTTAACTGATCAATATATAATAAAAGTGGTTTTGCAGTATATCCATACTCTTCAATCAATTTATTAAAATAAGACCAATAATACCGTTTGAATGTATCATAATCGTAGTCATAACTATCTGTTGACCAAATTTTGTAAATATCTTCATCTGTCAAGCTCATATATTCCAACTTATATGCAATTAAATAAGCATCAGGATTCTTTTTATAATATTCAAGAATGCTATTCGATAATTTTATTTCTCTGTTTTTACATAATTTAATTAACGCTTTGGGAATTTGATTGATTGTATATCTGAATTTGTTCTTACTATCTAAAATTTCGTCTATTCCTGCCGAAAATAATTGTTCATAATTTGAATATCGTGGTATACGATTTAGAATTGTTCCTATATTATATATTGGATGATAATCAGACTCTTCTCTCTTTACAAATCGTAAAAACTTTGCATATTTTTTCATCGTCACAACAATCAAATAACTCATTTAAGGTAAACCCACTCAATTGACTACACAAGTTCTTTACTGGCTTACCCTTAATTCCAATAGCAGTCTTTGTTGCGAAATCATATTTTACAGTGCGTCCATCTTCATAATCAAAAATGAGATACTGTTTATCTTTATATACTCTCGTTTATATCACTCCTATCTGTTAAAATAAAATATATTCATCCTTAATCATGGATATCAAGCACTGTAATAAATCCATCCATATTATCTGTTATAGCCTGTTTATATTTTTCATCTTTGATGATATCTTTACCATTCCATGAATCTCTTGCAATAGCTGAACCGTCAGGAAGAATACATATATAACATCCAAGCTTGTTAATATTTAAAACATCACTTTGTTTTGCTCCATCAACAAGAATATATCCATCGCCAAAACCCATATTCATAAACCAATCTTCCTCATGGTACATCCATTCAGGTGTAATATTCTCTTTTAATGTAGATAAAAGACTTGACCAAAACAATCTGCCGTTTCTATCTTGTCTGTCATAATAGCCCCAATTATAATATTCACTATTTGCAGATCCTTCTTTATCTACTTTTAGTTTTAATTCAGCCTTGTACCTGCCACCGATTCGATAGTAATCCCATGTGAAAACTGGATAATCAATCTGTTTGTCTTCTTCATCATCTGAGTCATATATAAGTTCTGAATTATATGGCTTCATAATTTCTGCAATTTTATTCTCACTTGGTAATTCTTTTGTGAGTAAATGAACACAATAATGCATTTAATTTTACCTCCTACTCTTATATTCTCCTTTCAAATTTCCGCAAGAAAAACAGATATACCAAGTCTACTCTTTCTCATCAAAACCACAGATTTTACTAATATCTTCGAGGAAATCTTTTTCGTCAGGAAGACTACTAAGACTATATTCTGTAACAAATTTAACAGGATAATATTCTTTGGGATTTTCTCGATACTCTTTCTCTGCAATCGGTGTTAAAAAATAAAATCTTTCAGATTCATCTAGTGGCTCTTTATTAAAACCTTCGTATACTTCATAAGTATTCTTATCCAAATCAATAACATAAGCCCACTCACAGAAAAGGCTATCTGCTGCAAAGTTTAATGAGTTTTGCAACTTTGTTTTATTCTTAAACATAATTAGCTCTAAAATATCTCCACCTGTATCTCTTGATAATTCTGGATAAAACTTCTGCCATGAAAATCTTGGATTATCCTTCTTTACTTCATCAATATTCTTATTTATCTCATCAAAATCTTCCTTAGACAAATATGTACAATCATTTACTGCATTTCTTAATTCGTTAATATTTATCCCTTTAAGATATTTAAGCAACTGTACGCCTAAACCTTCAGGATACCCATCCCACTGTCCATACTGTGCAACTTTATATTCGCCATTACTATGTACAATTGTTAAATTTCGTGTTCCCATTTGTACCTCCTACTCTTATATTCTCTGTAAAAATTTTCAAAGGAAACGAATCTTTCCTGTTAGTTTATTCTCTCAATTCATCTAATATTTCAACATCAATACAAAATAAATCATGTAAGTTTTTAATCTGCTCATCAGTTGGTTTCTTCCATGCCATTGTTTCATCCACATTAATCGTTATAGCACCACCACATAGCTTAATTTTCGCAATAACTTTGGGATTAATACTATAATTTATTTTTACTAATTGTGTCATGTATTTATTCTCCTAATCATCTTTGTCTATAATGAACCAATATAATAAACTTAAAAGTGTAAAAGTGATTCCAAGCATCTTATTTTCTACTTGATAAGAATACATCGTTACACCACTACAGAACCACACCAAAAGAAATGCAATTGCTTGTCTATAATACTTTTTCATTTCACACCTCCTATATGAAACTCAATCATGTCGTCATCCCAATCCGAAGGAAAGTCCATTGGAAGATTTATTGTCCACTGTATAGTTTTGGTTTGTCTGCCTGAGATGTTGTTCTCCTACTCTTTCGTAATTCCAACACCACTTACATGAAAACTTGTAACTTTACCATCAACCATTTCAACACTTTCTTCTGTACCACCATACCAAACAAGACCAACGCCTGTGATATACATACCATTTTTATCCTCAATCAATTCAACTTCTTGTGCTACTCCAATAGGGAGAAACCGACCATCATTACATGGTATTTCAATTGGAATATTCTTTACATTTTTATAAGCATTTCTAATTGCTTCTTTAGAATATATGACACCGTTCAAATCAGGTTTATCAACTGGAATTGGAATTTTAAATGTTACTTCTATATTCTCTGTTCTCATATATTTATCCCCTATTTCTTTTATGCTCTTTATATGAAGCATTTAGTTCTTGCTCTAATTTCTTTTTCTCCATAGGATTCTTACAATACTTTATTCTTTTCTTAAGAGTAGATATATCTTGTTTTGGTGGTTCAGGAACAAGTGCTAAATCATCTAAAAGGTCAAATTCTTTAGCTGCCTTAAGTAAATCTTCAAATAAGTCTCCTTGTGACTCTACATTTAAATCCTTATATTTTTGGTCAAGTTCATTTTGTATTTGAGCCTCCATTGTTGCACTTATCATTTTCCCTATTGCATCCATCTGCCTACCAACTATTAAGACTTTTGTAGCATCACTTATTTTTTCAAAAGTATCATGTAACTCTGAAATATCAATCACCTCCAATCTGTCCAAAGGAAAGAAAAATTTCTTACTATGATTCAAAACGATAATCTTTGTTACTTATAAATTTATCTATCCTCCCATCTTTGAAAAATACAAATTCTGCATAAAAATCATCTGTATTTTCTGACATTGCACATGAAACATACTCGTCAGATTCTTCATCATATTTTTCAAACCATCTCTTAACGCCATCATCAACTGTTGTATTTTTAAAAACAAAATATGGAAATTCATTTTCGTCAATTGACAAAATATCATTTGCTATTTCGGTAAATCTTTCAATAATATGTTCTCTTTTTAAAACTGGGATATTGTCTTCTTCTGATACATCATAAGTATCATTTTGTTTTAAGAATTGCATAATAGAATTTGAAATAATCTGTTTATCAGATGTATGAAAAATCTGTTGATTTGACATCTCCCAACAAACTCTATCTGGCGTGTTATCACACTTATTAATGATTTTGTTAGTTCTTGTCCATACATCATTTCCGTCCATTCCGATAATTCCCTTTTTAAAACCAAACGGTGTTTGAATGTAGTCATGAATATATTTGTCTGGCAAGACACTCCAAATTATAGGAGAAAAATACCACGAATTTTTATACTCTAATATCTCTTCTCCTGTATAATCTTTTCTTATTCCATAAATGCTACTGCTACTCATTTGTTCTCCTTTCTATCCTTAATCTAACCACCTATTATCCAAATAGTAGAACCCAAATACCATTCCACCGATTAAAATAACCCAAAAGATCCAGAAAATAATAATTGGAAAATCAGATTCTAACCTTTCTATCGTCTCGTCAATAGTCGAATTATTATAAAATGATGTGTTATCAGAAATGGTTTTATCTCTCAAATCTGTAAAAATTGTTCCTTTATACTCAGTACCAACACCATAATACTTATACCTTACATGACTTGATTCCTTGATAGTGTCAATATAATCAGTACCAGGTAAATCAATTTTATTACTTGTGAAATTCACTCCACAAAATGATACTTCTTTGCACTTAATATCTTCACTTCCGACTCTATCCCAAGTCCAATATGTTTCTGTTGTATAATAAGTTTTTGATTTACCATTGACAGTTCTTGTATGGGCTACTCGTCTTGTATGTTTTGTATATCGCTCTTTGACTTTCTCTACATACATATATTCTCCACTAATTTCAGGATATGTAACTGTATCTACCGCTTTTAAATCACCATATACAAACGCATTACCAACATTTGTATCCATTCCATATTGGAACATTTCTTGACTTTCTATCTTAACAGCTTTGTTATAAATTTCATTTTTATCCATTTGGTATTCTGAAATCTTTGAAGAAATCAGAATACCAAACAGAATCATAACTGCAATGATAGAAATACTAGCCAAGATTTCACGTTTTGTTATTTCAAAATCGCCAAAATCAAAACCTTTTCTATCATATCTCATATACTAATCCTCTTTGAACAATGACTGTGGAGCATCAACTGGCGCATTGTAATCCAGATACTCATATTCCTGCACTTCATATCCAAGCAATCCAAGGAACTGTCTTGTAGGGAACTTTCTCACATATCGCTTGTATTCCTTAATCTGTTTATTGTAATTGCTGCGATATTCTGCAATCATATTCTCTGTCATAGATAACTCATTCATAAGAGTCTTATAGTTTTCATTGGACTTCAACTCAGGATATGCTTCTGCAACTGCTGTAATAGATGTTGTTACATTCTCAATATCTCCTGTTGATCCACGACCATCTGCAACTGCTGTCAATGTATCAGCTTCATGTTTGTCATACTGTTTTACGCAATCAGCAAGGTTATACACAAGATCAACTCTTCGCTTTTCCTGTACCTTAATATCTGATGATGCTGTATTTACCTGCTCCTCAAGTGCGACAGCCTTATTCTGTAAACTCTGTACACCAAATATAATCATCAAAATAACTGCTAATACTCCTACACCAATAATTACTGGCACTTTCCAATTTGTGTTCTTCATTTAAAATCTCCTTTATATGTAATATTTTTATTAGCTACACTGTAATATTCTCTTATTTGTTGGGATTCCCATAGCCGAATGGCTTAGATATAATTAAAAATTTTCTAAAGAAAAAATTTTATGTGCTTTATACTATTTCTAATGTATTATTCTCTACTTCATCGGTATAACGCCATATGTAACCACCTGCTGTATTGTAATATTTCGTATGCTCACAAACAGCTTTAATTCTATTTGGTCTTACACCAATAATATTAGCCGCCCTTGTAATTGAGTTATAATATGTATAAATATTATTTTTGATTCCAAAAACAGGTATGTCATCATATACACTATGTCGTTTATGCTCTTTGTAATATAATGCTAATTTTTCTATACTTTTTCTTTTTGCTTCTTTTACACTATAAGTACACCATCCAATTTCTGCTCCCTTTTTTAAATATTGGGTAATGGTATATGTCTCACATCCAAAAATATCCGAAATTTCTTTACACGAAAGATTTTTATTTCTTTCATAATACAAACATACATCTTTACATATATTACTTAATGCTTGTTTTTCACATTTTGAAAAATCAATTTTAGATAAATCAAAATATTTCTTTAACTCAGATGAGCATATTTTTTCTTTTATATATTCAAATGTACTTTTTGAACAATCAATACGAATTACATTATATCCATGCTCATAAGCTTTTTGATCTTTCCATTCATCAATATATTTTGTAGAGATATCCATGCCTTTTTTATTAAAAGAATAATAGCCATGTCCTAAATGCCCATCTGTTTCAATAATAAGTTTCTGATCTTTAATACAAAAATCGAATCTTTTACCATTCAGCCATGTTGGGTTATACTGCCAAATATACTCAATGCCTAATTGTTCTAATAATGAAAGCATAAATCTTTCTGGGTAACTTTTTCCTTTGTAGTTACAAGTGCATCCTATTGATCTTTTATGATAAATATTGTTAATTGAGATTTTATTTTTCTTCACTCTTCCACAATTAGGACAGACTGGGTTTATTTTTTTATTTGATTGTTTTGAATATTTTTTTGCTTCGTCATATCCACCTTGAAAATATGGAATCATCCATGGAGCAGTGGTTGGAATATCATTTATCCCTACTACAATTACTTGGTTTGCACAACAAGGACATCCTCTTCGTTCGACATCACTCTCCATTTTAATAGATATAAATCCGCATATATTACATTTGCATTCATATGCATTTGTTCGAATAACTTTGTTATTACTAATTCTTTCATGTATAAAGTTTTTTATAATTGTATGATTTACAACTTCATTTTTTATAACATCATTTATATGGAATTTTGGTTCTTTTAACCTCATTTATACTACTCAGAGCATTGCAATTTTAATCCATGGAACTCAATCTCCTTTCGTACTTAAATATTCTCTTGTTTATATGAATTTTTTGAGTGAATTGCTCTCGACTACAAAATATTGTAGTAGATAGAATTTTATATATACTATATATGGTATTTATCCATATTTAAAACACGATATATAGTCTTAAAATTCCAATGAAAGATTGGATTCTTATGATTCCTCTTTTTCATCCATAATTGCACCACAATTAGGACAATATTTTGATTTCAACTTCTGGTTTGCATAATACAGTTTATATATTTTTTTATTACAAACTGAGCAATATACACCTTCATTTGCGCATTCATCTAATGCAACCCAATGACCATGTTTTTTACCAGTCTCTTTTATATCGTCTTTTATATCGTCCATTGGAACTGTCATAGTTCCTGCTATGACATTAGCATTAAGAAATTTTGATAGAACATCTCCAAGTATCAACTCTACGTTATCTACAAGTATTTCATTATTTGGCATATATGACCTGTGATATTCTAACCATTCATTTATTGTATAAACTTCTACATTAGTCGATATACCCATTTTCTCTGCCATACTCATAAGACTGTTTTTATTATTCATTGTAGATGTAACAATCGGTTTTCCTGTTACATATGCTGTTGAAATAAGCATTGCCGTTTTACCAGTCGCACGTCCACGATTTATAATTCTCATGTTTTCGCCTCCAATTTATTATTCTCTGCTCACAATCTCATAAATAAAATCATCGTGATATTTACCATTCTTATCTTTAATCGAATCTTTCAGAACATGTTTTGCTCCATTATGTCTCTCGATAAAACTATCATATCCTCTACAAGCAGGATTGCCACCAACAGCTCTCCATTCAACTCTATGTAATGTTTTAATCAGTTCTTCTAATTTATCGAATACGTCCCTACCAACCAAGATATTTCCTCTATCAAATGAAAATAATCCAAAGTTATACGCTTTAGACGCATACCAATCAACGGAATATCCTAAATAACCAATCAGTTTTTCGTCCTTATCAATTATTGCATATTGAAACTGGCTCTCATTTGGGCATTCTACAATTTCAGGACTCCAATTACACATACAGCCAGTTTCATACATCATATCTTGTGTATAATAACATTTCTGAAATTCTTTCTTAATCTGTTCTTTGTATAAAATTGCAGGTACTAACACCTAATCACCTCTTTTCTATAATCCAAGGATATGTTGCTTTCCTGTGAAGTTACTCAGATAAAATCATCTGGAACATGTTATCTACTGAGTCCAATAAGTCATATCTCTTATCAAATGCTGCCGTTGAACTTCTTGCAAATTTACGCTCAACCATGTCGATGTAATAAGTCATTGTTCCATCATCGCCCATATAGAACTCATTCCATTCATCATCAGACATCAATCTTCTGACATTCAACTGGTCGATTGCAAGATTATCAAAGCTAACTACCTTAAATTTCTCAATAATATCTGCAAGATTTTCATATAGCCAATTCTGCTTTACAACAATGTTTTTATAATCTTCTGAATAAAAATCATCACCACGTCTTAAATGTTTATAACCAAGAATCAGTATCTTCAGATTATTATTCTCTAAAGCTTCTACATCCGATGGCTTTAATACTCCGTTGATTACATGAATGACCGCATTTGGATATTTCTTAATAAGTTCGATAAATTTTTCTGTGGGATTTACAAGCGATACACCAAGACCATAGATAAGTTTTTCATCAACAAGCTTTTTAATAAGTTCTTGTTTTTTCTCAAAATGAATCTGATTTACCGTCATGTTTACAATAACTTTTCTATCTTTGAGTTTCTGTAAGAATGGAATTAAGTTAGGATGACTTGTAGCGTCTCCACCACCAAGAGCAACTTCCTGATATGGATGAAGTGTGTTAATGAATTTCTCATTCAAAATATCTCCAAATTTTCCATCTGTTGTGCTACCTTCATGGCAGAATGGACATCCCATATCGCAAAAATTACAAATTTTTATATCCATATTCTCTGCAAAGGCTGGTACAAATTCATCCTCTTCTGTTTCTCTAATTTTTGTTCCATCGCTCAAAATTGTGGTTCTAAAGTTTCCATTCTTATATCTTCCTAATAATTCCATTCTTAAAAGCCTCCTAATTAATTGTAACCGTAATATCCAAATGCATATACAGTCTCGCCATTTGCTCCTGTATAAGATTCTTCAAAAGTCTCATACTCTTCAGAAACATTGTTCCAATATTCTTCAGAAGTACAATAATCTGATTCTTCTAAAACACGATTAAATTCATCGTCATTATTCCAATCTACGCCAAGATATTTCGGCTCTTTTGTTCTCCGATCCACTGCCTGTTTGAATTTTTCAATCATTTCTTCTTTTGTGTACAGTTTGTGAGAACCCCATCTTTCTATATACATATTCCCCTTTTCAAACTCATCGTATTCTTTTTCGCTGCACATCGTTATCGAATGTGTACTTGATGAGTTAGTTTCATAAACTCCACGTCTAATTTGTCTCTTCATATCATTAATTTCCTTTCATATAAACTTCATAATTATCGAATTCTGGTTTTAAACCACCGTAATTTGTATAAGTACCCCAATTTGTTTCTTCTTCGCCTTCGTTGACATACATTCTGTCACTAAATCCATCTGAATTATCATTACCTGTAATAATTACCGAATTACCAAATAAGTATCTAAATAGTTTATCTGAATCCGATAATACATCATTGACAAAATCTTTTGTCTCACCTGGATGATCAATGTAACCATCAATGTCATAATAATATCTAGTTTTATCACCATATTCCCATGAAACTACTTTTAGTTCTGGAAGAGTGTATTCAATATTATTACTATCTAAAATATCCTTTAACTTCTGTAAATTTTCATCTGCCTTATCTTTGTCAAAACTTAAAATCGCAGTAATTAAATATGAAGCCTTGTTATATAAACTATCATATTCATCATTTTCCCAACCAAATTCACCAATTTCAAAATCAATATGACTAAATGAATTATGTCTATACTCACCTTTTGCAATACAAATCGCATGTGTACTACTTGAATTAGTTTCAAAAATACCTCTTCTAACCTGTCTCTTCAATTTTTTCTTACCTCCTTAGTTTAATATTCTCTCTTTATAGCCAATGAAACCTGAATTTACTGTTACTGCATATCAGTTAATTCTTTATTAATATCTTTCTCAACTTCTCTTCTATATTTCTTTTTAAATAATCTACGATTCTTCTTTTTCATCTTTCTCCAACCATTGTGATTATTTGCCCAACAAGCATAATCATGGGAGAACCAAGATTGATGATTTTCAGAAAATTGTCGTCTTTTAATCTCTGATCTCATAAAGCTCCTCTACTTACAATTCCTAAGTTCAACACTGTAGTCATCCTTAACATCAATAGTGACCTCTCTCTGAAATTTTCCTTCCTTATCATAGAGGGACAAATAATATCTATTACTACCACGCTGCTCTAAGTCAAGATTCTCATTCTCAAATAATAATACTCGTCTCTGCCTCTGCATTGGTTTATTCTCTACCTTCAAATTATTTATTGCTTCTTTTGAACCGACAAAGATTGGTGATTTTAATTCTTCAAGAATGCAACTAATATCATCGTCCAGCCGATCATCATCTTTTGTATGTTTATCAACTGCTTTGATTACGTCTTTCTCAAATAATAATCTGTTTGCCACTTTAATATTCTCCTTTCCACTCATCTAACCAATAGAAACTGTTAATCTGATTATCAAGCCTTCTAACCTGTTCTCTTAGTTCAGCTTCTTTCTTCTTACTATCTGTTCTCTGACACCTCTTCCATAAATTTTCACGCTGCTTAGATAATTCATTGTATTTATCCGATACATCAATCTCATCTACAACTAAAATTTCAATCTTCTCTCCACAATGAGGACAGAACTGAATTGGATAATTGTCTGTTTGCTCCCATTCGTCTTCATAAGATTTAATAACTTCTGTATGTGAAGTACAGAATTGAGGAATAAAATTACCATCATCTTCATGTTCTCCACCAATATCATTTATATCTTCACCTGTAAATACAATAGCTTTATCATTCTGAACTTTATCGCAACAATATGTAAATGGTTTATATTTGTATGAATAAGTATCATTGAATTTTAATTTGATTAATTCTATCTTCATTTCTTTATTTATTCTCCTAATTCCCTGCCACACCATTTTTGTATTATTTAAAATTCTGATGAGTGATTATATCCTCACCATTCAGGTGCAAAATCACCTGCAATCTTTCGATTGATTAAGTAGCATTTAAGCTACTTTATTATTCTCTGAATCATTCTTACTTTGTTCATACTTTTCAGAGATATCATAATATTCTCTTGCTTCCTGTTTACTCTTTTCAGTAACTTGTCCACTTTCCATCCAAAGAGTTGACATTGCTATATTTCTGGCAGCATTAAAATCAGCATTAAAACCAGTTTTCTCATATTTTTTATGACTATCACAATTTTCATTTGCACATTCAAAAACTGACTGTGACTTTCTCTGACCAAACTCCCAATTACCACATACACTGCAAATCTGTGATGTATAACAAGGATTGATTTTTCTTACTTCAATTCCGTACTTAGCTGCTTTATATGTAATATAATCTTGAAGTTTATAATAACTCCAATTTCTCAGGATAAAATCGCTTGTATCATATCCTGTTAAATTTTCAATATTTATGTATTTAGCGTTATGTTTTAAAGCAAAATCAACGACTCTTTTACTTATCATATGACAATATGTTTCAACAAAATGTGCTTCTGCTTTCTGTAATCTCTCTAATGCTTTCAGCTTCTTTGCCCTGCCATGACCGCCAGAAGTATTTCTCAATGACTTCTGTAATCTTCTTCTTTGAGCTTGCATTTTAGTTCTTATTCTTAGAAAGTCATCTGCATTTCCAATCGCTAATCTCTCATACAGATTATTATTCAAAGCGCACATCGCAGGAACTGCAATACCTAAATCAACACCTACTACTGTATTCTCGTCCAACTCTCGAAGCTGTTTTGGAATAGATATTGAGAGATTCAAAATAATTGACTTGCCATCAATCTCAATGCTACTTCCTTGCACTTTATAATTCTCTTCTAAGATATTCTGTATAACGGATCTTAATTCTAATGACCTATGCGGATTACCAAATACAATCTTAAACACAATTTTATTAACCCATTTGATATATACCGCTAAATCAGAATCATTAATATTATCCAAGAAATCCTGATAAGTTTCATATTCATGATAAAAAGTTAGGCTTCTGCCTCTTGTCATCAGCGGATTAGTTCTCTTGTAATTTGTTACTGTTCTCTCGCCCTTTGCCAATCCATTCTTCAAAGCTGTACTGAAATCCTGTTTGACTTTCTGAGTAACTGCTGATGGAGTATCTACGCCAGTTGCAAAATCAATATCTTTTAAAATAATATTGGAGTTTGTCATTATTTCTTTCTGTCTTGCTTTGAATTCTTCATTCTTAATATCACGATTGTATTTGTAATATTCACTCATGAGCTGTCCCATAAGCAGGTTACAAGCCTGATGCTGAGCATATTGACCATTTCTAATAAAATCGTATACTCTATTAATTTCTGCCTTATCTCCGACTGGAAATAATTTAATTTTTCTACAAATTGTCATTCTATTGTTTTCCATAATTTGCAAATCTCCTTTATATTTTTTGTAATTTATATACATCTAAAACGGAACAATTAAAAATTCCTGAGATATTATAAGTTTTATATCCATGTAGTTTTTATGTATCTAAAACATATGACTGAATGTAAATGTATATATCTGTGTTTTATATCCATGTAATTTTATATGCATCTAAAACCTCAAAATTATTACACAGATTTTCAATGAGTCGCATTGCGCTCACGATTCGGCAGTAAAATCTACCGCAATAGAATTGATTTTAATTTCATTTATATGTTCTCTTAATGAAATGTAATTTTATTTCCAAAAACGCATTAACAATAAATCGCAGGATGGAAACAGTTTTGTTAGCATGTAATTTTATATACTTCTGCACATTCTCTTTCTTCTCTATATGCTTGTTCGTAGTTTTATTGGTATGTAATTTCATATACTCCCAAAACTGCATACGTTTGCGGTGTGATTGATGAGTCGTTTTGTTAGCATGTAATTTTATATACTTCCAAAACCTCAAATTACATACAAATTACATACTTTTCAGCGAGTGATATATTCCTCACTATTCGGACTCAAAATAGCCCGTAGTCATAAGACTAATTGTTATAGGATAAACTGGCTTGAATTAGCCAAATAGATTTGTTACAATAGAACAAATATAGTTTATCCTATATTTTATTCTCTGTAGAGCAGATTGTTATGTCGCCAAACTTGTGCAATCTGTTCTACTGATCAACATATATCCGATTGTCAGGTGAATCATAATCACAACGGTTACACATATTTGCTCTCCTAATTTATCAATCTAATTTCTCGAAAATCATCATCGGCTTTTACACCATTAATATAAGCATACCAAACTCTAAGACCTTCTCCCTTAGAGATTGGATATTTATGCTTAATATTCATAACAACTTCGTAATCGTCTGGATAGTTTTCAAGAATAGACTTCAAATCACCAACTAAAATACTACTCATATAACTATTCTCCAAAAATAATCTTCTTAGCCCAATTCATAGTTACAGAACCACACATCTTACCAAAGAATTCACCTGCTTCAACAACTAATTCATTCTCTTCTTTTACACAATCCTCAAAAATTCTCTTTGGTAAATTCTGTGCAACAATTCTCATGTCTTGTGGCTCAATCTTTTGAGGTAAAACACCTTCATCAATCATCTTGTATAATTCTTTTTGGACACGATTTTTTGTAACAATCTGCTCCACAATCTCAGAAGCCTTTGCTTTAGCTGCTAATTTTTGAGGATCTTCTACTTTCTGTCTGTGATTATCTTTCTTGATTTCACTAAACTGCGAATTTACAATCTTTAATACAAATGGAGTTCGTGAGTTTGGATTGTTAAGTTCTGTCTGATTCTTAACAACAATTCCTTCGGGAATATCGACTGCGATATCTGACTTATGCATAAACGACATACAATGTTCCCATGAGATAAATTCTCCATCATAAAATGTCTGCACATATCTCAAATTTAATTCATTAGCAAGCCTCTTAACCTCTGATTGTGGTAAATAACATTCATTTTCTTTGTCATATACATCATAAAAGTAAAACTTCTTATATGCATCCTGAATATACTTAATAGTGTGAGATGTCAACCATTCTCCAAAGAATACATAGTTTGGATATTTTGAAAATGGTTCAACTGCCAATGTCTGCACCCAATTCCAAAATCCATTTAATGTATTGTTATAATCAAGAGTCTGCCTTCTCGAAAATGCAACTAACTTATTTGTTTCTTTATCATAAGCAATAGCTGAATTGCTTCCATCTACCTTTTCCTGAATTACAATATGATCTCCTACATGGAAACCACCTGTATTCGCTACTGTTAATTCCGTATCTTCTTTGATACGTGATATATCCATAAATTTCTTTTGTTCCATTTTCAGTACCTCTCTTTCTATTTCCTATGTATTTATTCTCTTATCTCAGCTCAATTTCGCCGAATTTTAATGTATCATCTTCGAATACTTTATTGCCAAGATAATATCCAATTAGTCCACTTGATGTCCTTGCATTTTCAAATACTGATACTTTACATTGGTCTGCTAACCTATTAATAGTATCTTTATTAGCGAATATATACGGATAATAGTTTTCATCGCCCGTATTATTTCTTACGGTTTCTTGCTGTTCGTACATATTCTTTCTTAATACACTTTCATCTATTTCTTTAACTATTGAAAATTTACTCATTTATCTCCTTTCCGAAAGAAATGCTTCATTCATGGCTTTTTATTTACCATTCGCAATTACAAATTTATAATTACAGGGTGTGAATATGCACCCACTATCTCATCTGCTTTTACGTTTGAGAATACTTTACGCATTATTTGAAATGCTCCATTAACATCGGCATTTATATATTCTCCGTTGTTACTTTTAAATAATCCTCTGTGAACTCTTCGTGACTTGTTATAATTTTCTTTTATAGGTAACTCGTCATCCAAGAAAGAAGTTCCTGATGTATAAGCCTCTTCTGTTTCGATTAAATCAATACCAGCTTCCTCACATTTATATTCAAGTTTTTTAAGAAAACTCTCATATGGTATTTGAGCAAATGTCTGATTAGCAACTTTGCACATATTTGACTTTTGTTTCCATCCATCGTTCTTACCAATAACAAGTATTCCAATATTATATTTCACACAATAATCAACAATCCATTTGCTCGCACAATGCATAAAATACTCCATCTTGAAATATCTTTTATTTGTAAGTCCCTGCATTTGTTTAGTCCAGTCAGATTCATTTACAGTTTTCGCAATACTTCTTAAATTAGAAATCTTCTTATTCCAATACTGATTGTAAGATTTAATTCCTTTGCCATTTATAACAATAGAAGATTCTCCTATGTTATTTACCATTGTTACAAAGTTATTTACTCCTAAATCAATCGAAGCAATTCTGTTTCTATCCAAGTTATTTTTACATTGTTTTTCATCGTCATAAACAATTTCAACAATATAACAACCGCCTTTTGGAACAATTCTCGTAGACAAATGATGACCAATAACCTTTGTGCGAATTAAATTGTTATACTCTTTCATTCTCTTAAAAGCAAAATATAAATAACCGTCTTTCAATTTAGTCTGCACGTTAGTCAATGTACAAATAAATCTCCCATCTTTCTTTTTATAAGCAGGGATTTTAGGTTTTTCAAAATACTTTTCTGGATGAATAGTATAATCTTTAACTGCTACAAGAAATGACTTCCAAGACTTACACAATGATTTTGTGACCATTTGAGCTGCATTTGATCCAAGTTCCATAAAAGCATCAGTGTGTTTTAGTTCCTTATTCAATTCTCCATACTTCTTAACTTTCTTTGTATTAAAGAACTCCTGGCGAATCGTATAATTGCATAGATTATACATATTCTTGGCTAAGAAACATAAATTATCACAAGCTGAATACATTGGATGATTTTTGTTAATCACATGTCTTTCCACTTTGTTCATATAATTTCACCTCTTTTCTACACCATTATAATACCATGCTGATACCAGCTTGTCAACACTTGTTTGATACCAGCATGATGTTTATTTGACACCATGCTGTATTTGTGATATATTTATCTCAACACAGAAAGGAGTTGATTTTATGGGTGGTAACATCTCAAGTGAAAATACAAGAACAAATATCACTATTTCAAAAGACTTAAAAGCTGAGTTAGAAAAATTGGCAAAACAAGACAACCGATCTTTTAATAATTATGTAATTACTGTCTTAAAAGACCATGTAAATAATCTTAAATCGTTGGGTGAGAAATAAATCTCACCCATTTTTATTTTCACAAGAAACGTGGTTTTCCCTGGCTTTTTCAACCTCTGAAAGCCTTGATTTTAGAGCATTTCAGAGATTACTTTTTATTATTCTCTATTAATCTTGATACTCGATATGATAATCTGCCATTTCAATTTCATTTCCACAAGATAATTCAGGAATTGCATCTTCTCCATATTCCCATCTAATAGCAAGACTTCTATTGCAATCACAACCAAAATTACCTTCTGTGAAATAGAAAATTGCACTATCTTCTGGATATTCATATCCTAAGTCATAATGAATGACAAATGTTTTATCCTTATATTTGAGAGTAGCAACAAAAATTGTCCTCTTATGAGTCATAATTCCATGTTTACAATCAGTTGCCAGTCCTTGTTTCTCATATTTATCCTTCCTGATTAACTGAATAAACTTGTTCTTTTCTTCTTCAGTATTAAAATAGTAATAACCCTCTTTTATACCTAAATCTTTCTCGATGGATGGATTGGCATCGTGATTCCATGCGCCACCCCAAATATGAACCATCCATTCTTCTTTCTTGCTCATATAATTATTCTCCTAATGGTCTTTCATATGTAACTAATTTTTCAACAATTAGATCCTTTGGTAATAAATCTCTACAGAAATATGCCGTTGCAAATGGACTACCTTTTACTACAGAATCCATATGCTCTTTATCGTGATAACAAATTCTTGCATCAAAACTAAGAATCTGAATACCATCTTTGAAATATTTATATCTTGTTTTACCTCGTAGGGAATTAAGCGGTAGAAGAACCGCAAATGGTTTATTGAATGAATAGAGTCTTTCTAAGACTTTATCTTTGATTGAGAAGGGTGGATTGCTAACTATGATATCCCATTTTTCGGGTTCGTAATTGAAGAAATCCTGACCTTCAGCTAATGAACTTCTGATTACATTGTATCCTTCCTCTTTTAGCCTGTTGTAGAAAGCAGACCAGCCTTCATCAAATGGACACCATATAATTTTATCCTTTGGAAGATATTTAATAATGTGATCTGTTGCGTAATAAGGCGTGTATAACTCATTATCTTCCTTATCTGATGTTAAATATCCAATATTTAATGCCAATATTTGTTCACCAATAGTAGCTGCGCAGCTTTACTCACATGTGAACATTTATCCTTTCCTTAATTGTACTTACTTTGTTATATTCTCTGTTACTTCTTTCTAATACTCCATAAATAAGGACTACTACATCCACAATGATGAATACCATCTCCAAGAACACATCTTCTGCAATCTTCGTATTCTTCATGTGTACTACAATACTCTTTAACTGTATTTATAGCATTTATAATTTCTTCATTTATGGATTCTGGTTCAATATACTCTCTTTCTTCAATTCTCATAATCAATCACCTTTGTCCTGAATATTGTATAGTTTTCGTGACAAGCCAAGAAACCAAAAATTCATCTTACTTTTGTAAATTCTTTAGTCTCTTATGACTCAACACATTTAGTGTATCTTCAATACCTTTATAATAAGCAGACTTCATATCTGGATTATCATAATCTTTTGCTTTATCAAAAACTTCTTTTATGTATTTTTCTTCGTCTTTCTTATCTATAGATAATCTCTTGATTTTACCAATACAATCATCACATATATCCAATCTATTAAAAAGTTTATTCCAAATTCGACAGCCATTTACATATCCTGTAAATCGGATATCTGTTTTTAATATATTTCCACAAATATCGCATACTCGATAATTTATCTTTGACATCAAATCACCTCTTGTTCTTACTCATAAATTCATTCAGAATATTATTCTTTTCGTCATCATCGTAAGAAACACACCAATATCTTTGAAGATTTAATACATGTTCTACTTGCTTCTTTGAAAATAAATACAAATGATCAGTGACAACACTAATTCTTTTGCTTCTATCTGGATGACAACTACCACCGAAAAGACACTGACACATGTTTATGTTATATTCACAAATTGGACATTTCTCTGTATTGTTTTTCTTTTTAAATAATTTGAACATATTTTTACCTCCTCAAGAAACCAAATTCCTTGTTAGTTTTTATCCAAATAAACTATATTATCTACATTATAATGAAATTCACCTATCTCTCCGTTAAAACTACCTTTGACATACCAAGCATAAGGACTGATACCTTCATTCATTTTCTCTGCAAGTTTATCAGTTTTTCTTTGATGCTCGTCAGCTTCATTCTGCATAGATAATTTTTGAGAATCCCATATAAGATTTGGAATTGTGTCTACACACTTTCTATACATTTCAGACTCTTTTATATATTCTCTTATCACTTTTGTCATTTTGAGAATATTGTCTTTTAATATTGGTTCATTACTAAGTTCATATGGATATAGAATTAAAACTCTTTTGTCCATATATTCCGTAGATATTAATTCCTGTACACAAAACTGTGGTTCTGTCAAATTATCACCTCTGTACTTCTACTTCATTCTTTCGTTTGCAATCTTAAAATAAGTATCTTTTAATTCCATTCCAAGCCACTTTCTATTATTCTCTTTTGCAACAAGTAAGTGTGAACCACTGCCTGCACATGGATCAAACACAATATCCCCTTCATTGCTATTATCGAGGATTAACTCTTTGATTAAATTATGATTCTTTTCTGTTGGGTGTAATTTACTTCGACCACAAGGATATTCAAACACTGTATTTTTACAACGAGCGTTAAATGTACCACCACGTTTCTTGAACCAAACAGCATTTTCAATCCCTGATAAATAGATATGTTGACCATTCATAGGACTCGGATTTGTTTTCTTCCAGATTAATTGTCTTACAGTTCCTTTGTTCTTTTTCTGCTTATCAGAGAAAAATTTATGTATTTCTGATAATTGTTCCTTGCCACAAAAAATAATAATTGTACTTGAAGTTACCCTATATAGTTCTGTTAAAAACTCTTGTAAATCAAATGTCATAATATCGGCATTTTCTTTGTCAAGATTTCTTAATCCATTACTATCTCTGTTTACTTCTCCATACGGAATATCTGTTAGGGTTAGATTTACCCCCCCCTCGTCAATTTGCGACATATACTTCATACAGTCGCCACTATATAACTTGTTAATTTCTACCATTTTTAATTACTTAGAGTAAGGAATTCCTTCTTGTGTACACGAACCTCGCCTCCTTTCATTATTTTTATTTTTAGTAAAATGCTTCCGACATTGAATCTCCAAGTCTTACAAGATTCTCTACTTCCTTATCAGACATAGAATTGATTTCTTCAATCGAAAATGTTTCTTTGATTGCAAAATATGAATTATACCAATTTTCATCACATCCCATACTATTTCTTGCTGTGGTCAATACTGGTTTCTTAATATATTCTATTAATTTTTCTTTCTCAGTCATTACATACTCCTTTCATTGTATTAATTCTCCTAATCAGTTAATATAAAATGTATATACTGACCAATATGTTCCTTTAGCTCTGTTTTTAAATCGTGACCACCAATCACAAATTCATCAATATAAAACCCTGTGATTGTCCATTCAGAATATCCAGTATAATGCCCTTGTGTTAGTAGATTTCCTGTAAGTATATAACTGTCAAAGTTCATCTGTGCTTCTTCTAAAGTACATTTTTCATCAGAGAACCAACAACGTAGATTCGCATTTGGAATCGTGGTGATTTTCTCGCCAAGTCCTCTGTTTAGTTTTGTATAATTGAAATAATCCATAATAGATTCTGCTATTGATTCATAGTAATCATCAATTTCTTCAGCTAATCCTAAATTGCCTTCGCTATTGCGTCCTATCCAACCTTGTAATATTAATTCCATTTCGTTCACCTCTCTGTATTTTTTTCTTATTTGTGATAGGTTACATCAATATGTTCCATGCACCATTTCCAATATGGAATTACTTTAACACCACCAGCTTCGTTCCAATCTTTCTTTAACTGCGTTTGTGTATCTTTATCTAAGCAGGAAGCTAAATACAAAGAACACTCCATTGGCGCTGTTTTTCTGTATTCTTCACTAAAATCTTCTAAATTTAAATTCGCCATTTCTACCTCCTAAACCACCAAGAAAATTCAATTTCATAATATATTTATAACTATATATAGTGTAATTCATTAATTCGTACCACAACATATAGCACGCAAATTACCATATGTTGTGGTATTTATTATTTAATTGTTAATAGGTCAAAGCTTTTAATATCCAAATCTAGTAATAGTGGTTGTTTTAGACCACAAACTAAATGTTTCATTTTCACCGTATGCTCTTACCATTACGGTTGCATCATCCATACCATCAGCAAAAAATTCATCTGTATAATTCGTTGCATAAAATGATGTATGTGTTGTATCAAATTCTTTGTAAGTTCCATCGGCTTTTGTGATACGCACCTTATAGGTTGTTGCGTTTTCTACTTTGTTCCAATTTGTTGAAAAAACTGCATAGTTAAAATACCTTGATGTACTCTTGAAATAAGTAGCATAATTTACTGTCGGACTATCGAGGACGCATTTTTTAAGCCAGTTTTTTACAGCGTTATCGATTGCGTCTTCTAAAGCACCATCAGGCTTAAAATTGATATCTGGGATTTTAACAGATGGCGGATTTAACGGTGGTGTACAGGCATATGCTGGTACAGTAGAACCTACAATCATCATGGTTACAATTAAAGTACTTACTAATTTTTTCATATTTTTTAATTCCTTTCTTTATTAGCATGTTTACATTGTTTCTATATAATAAGTGATCACCTATATTTATATTATTCTCTGATTAATTCAGATTTCTCATCATATCCAGTCTCTTCAAGGAATTTATCAAATTCCTCTTTTTTCATATTGTTTGGATAATACATATCCATCACCATATCAAATGGCTGCAAATAATTATCTAACACATCTTCAGCATCTTCTTTTGCTTCCTGCATTTTCATATTGATATAATCTTCTCTCGTCATATTCCATGCAGTAGGGCAATCTACGACAGTAGAAAATCTACAATATAATCCATTTGGTTGTTTTGATACAAATCCTGCCATATTATTTTCCCAACTCTTCTAATGCATTAACAAGTTCAGCGAGTCTTGGATTTTCAGGATGTTCATTTGCCATCTTTTTATATAAAGCAATACTATTCATCTTTTCAATCTCAGACTTTAATTCCTTCTCAATAGAGGCTTTCTGCTTTGCAATTTCTTTCTGACGATTTTCCTCATCAATTCTTGTATTGTATGCATTCATATTAACTACACCGACAACCTGAGCTGTCACACCCTTACCATATGCTTCTACTGACTTTACTTCTTTTAAAATTCCAAGGACTCTATTATCTTTTCCTCTTGCATTTACAACAACATATACTGGATGTTTTGATGGATCTTTCTCTGCAATAAGTTTCCATTCATCCTCATATAAAGCAAAACCATAGTCTTTTTTACTATAATCTTCTACCAAATTAACAATTGCTATCTGTTCAAATCCTGTCATTTTATTATCCTCACTTTCAACTTTTTCTACTGATAAAACGTTATATCCTTGCTTTCTATCCTTTAACTGAACCATAACATATTTCTGTGTGCCTACATTATATGTATCTATAACAAATCCAGTTTGTCCCTTACTATTACAGGAACTTTTTATTATCACTTTGTCGTTTATCTGAATATTCCTCATAGGCTGCACCTCCTGTTAATTTATTCTCCTAATTCATATCTTCTTAACCATTCTTTTTTGCTTAATGTGGTTACACCACGTTTCTTTTGTTGCTTCCATACTTTAATAGCATATTCTTTTGTCATTCCTGGCACTGGATAATGTATTACGGATTTTGAAATTGTATATGGTTTTCCTATAGAAGCCATTTTAAATAAATCTAACAAATCAGTCATGTGATTTATTCTCCTTTGATATTAATAAGAGTACATTCACTTCTGTACTCTATGAGAGCATCCTTATTCCTCATCATTACATGTTAGGATCGAGGTTTGTTCCAAGGCATTATATTCTCAAATGAGTTTCAGCCTATACGCTCATCGGTTGACTGACTTGTTAATTTCAGCCTTCACCTTTACCTTTTCACCATCTCAGGATTTCAGTTCGTTTTACCTCATTTATATATTCTCTGCTAAAGCAGAAGAAATCTATGTTTCTTGGTAAAAATATCACTATATATAGTGTCTATATTTTTTATAAACGCTATATATAGTATTTCATTTATGCCTTATACACAAAAATTGGCATTGGCTGTAATTTAAACAGATTTTTCTCATGCATTGAATCAATCTTAGCTTTTACTTCCTCACTTGGCTCAATTCCATCTCTGATGTATGCATCTAATTCAGCATAAGTAAATCCAAGGTTATCTTCATCTGTCTTTCCACAAAGACCGTCAGTAGGTGTCTTATCAACTAATTCTGATGGAAGTCCTAACTCACGACCAATAGCCTTAACCTCTGTTACTGTAAGCTGAGATAACGGTGCAAACGAACCAAATCCGTCACCTCCGAAGGTCGCATAACCAACCCAATCCTCGGAAAGATTACAATTACAACTTGGTATACCGTTATTACACTGAGCATAGAAATACAATTCTGTCATTCTAACTCTTGCAGGAACATTTACTTTAGCCTGTTCTGTAACAACTACTCCATTTGATTCCATTTCAGAAATAATAGAATCAACGGTTGAACCGATATTAATAATTTTGTATTCAATCCCAAGATGATTTGCACATAAAATACTACAGTCAATATCTGACTGTTCATACTGTGGTAGCATAATACCTTTCACTCTATCAGCTCCTAGAGCAGAGACACATAAGGCTGCGACAACAGACGAGTCTTTACCGCCAGATAAAGCAACACAACAGTTCTTATCTGGGAATTTTTCTTCAAACAAATTTTTAATCCATTCGATACAATCATTTGTTACTTTCTTAACATCAAAATTATACATAGGTTCTCCTTCATTTATAGGTTTAATCAGTTATTTCCACTTTATAGTTATACAATGCCCTATATACAACTATAGGAAAATTATCATATTTGTTTTTATAATAGTCTGCAATTTCTTTTATATAGTTTTCTTTCTCTTTTTTATATGCACAAAATGCTTCTTCTGGTGTGTTAAATACACCGATATGTACTTGTTGTTTTGTATTTTTCGTATTATTATTTAATTTTGAAACTTGTGCAATAAATTTTCCAAGTCTTTTATTAAAAGATACTCCTATTGGGTATTCCCCTCTTTTTGCGTCAGTTTTCGTGAAAAGAATATTAATACGTTCAGGAACGAAGATACATGTATCTTTTGAATATACTGTATTATTTTTATATAATATGTCTTTATCCAAACACATTTTCTCTTCTCCACATTCGTAAAAATTATCATTAAACCACTTTGAAAAGTTCGACAAATAAAACCACTCATCATCTACTTCGCATTTTTTGTAAGTCGGATATCGTGATAAATCTATTTTATTATAACAACGCTTTAACATACCAACCCAGTATAAATATTCTTTTGTAAATGAATCATCTTGTTTTATTATTTCATTTCCTACTATACCGTGATTAAATACAGTAGGTAAAAATGTATCAAATGTAGTACCTTTAATAAAATTGCTATATGCCTGATGATATACAATGTTGTTCGTATCTAAGAATTGAATATCAATATCTGTAGCATTTTTATATTTAATTATTTTCATTCTTTCGCCCTGTTTATTAACTACTATTTCCCAAAGTCTTTCCTTTGCTTGTGATTCAGATATTTTAAACATAGGGTTATCTGTTTTTAAATGTGTTTCTTTTATTATATATTCTCCTTCCTACATTCGATTCATCACATCATAAAACCGAATTAAATACTCATATACATTTCTAGGAACTAACTCTTTTACTTTTTCAAATTCACCTTTCTCACATAAATCTCTAACCAAACTTGAAGAAGTATGATTTTCTGGTATCTGAATTTCTGTGAAATGTTCTTTGTATTCCATAAGATTTGCTTCTCTCAAAGCATTCTCAAGGTTCTGACCTTCTCTCACACATGCTACAAAATTATATTCCTCAACAAACGGTTTCCAATTATACCAAGTTGTAAGTGTTTCAATATTATCCATTCCTAAACAAATATAGTATTCGTTGAAGATATAATCTTTTTCATTCATATCTCTTATCTGAGTAATAGTATTGTATGTCCTCTGTGGAAAGAAGCTGGTTGTTTCAACTTCGGATGCCCACATATTATTTTCATCACAATTTGGCATTGAATTAATCAGCGATACTCGACAATATCCAGGTATTAAAGTCTTTTTCTTCGCAACATATGTATCATGTGCAGGAATAAACAATATAGCATCGGCATTAACCGCTTTTTTAGCAGTCAATGCCATATCAACATGAGCGTTTGTAATCGGATTAAAACTTCCTGGTATAAGTAAAATTTTATTCATGATCCATTCTCCAATTAATACATCTCTTTAGATAATCAACATAATCAGGGTTTTTACACATGCCTTTTCCTTCTACGTCAGAAACTTTTGCAACATCCATACCGTTACATTTAGTAGTTTTCATTACAATATTTAAAGCAGGAACATCTGTATCATTACTCAAATAAGTACCAATTCCAAATGCAACATTTACTCTATCATGGAAGTGTCTGAATAACTTATCAGCTCTTTCAAAATCAAGACTGTCACTAAACAGAAGTGTCTTTGTCTTAGGATTTATACCAAGTGACTCATAATGATTAATCATCTTTTCACCCCATTCAATCGGATCGCCACTATCATGTCTTACACCACTGAATAATGTTGCATATGTCAACTGAAAATCTTTCAAGAAACAATCAGTTGTAATTGTATCTGTGAGCGCAATACCATTTAACACACCATACTCTCTAACCCATGCGTCTAGGGCATACCAGTTTGAATATGCTGGATTGTGCTTGTGATTGCCCTGACCAGAACACATAATCCATTCATGAGCCATAGTTCCAACAGGCGTGAGATTATATTTCTTTGCGAGATATACATTAGATGTACCAACAAATTTAGATGGACTGTGTAATGTATCATTCAAATGTGAAAACTTCTTAACAGCTAACTCCTGTGCTTCAGCAGAAAGTCTTCTTCTAAGACCAAATTCAGAAAATGTACCAGCATACCAATGACCGCTTCTGAGATTTTCATACTTTTCATCTAATCTCTTTTTGAAACTATTAAGCAATTCTTCATAGTTATATGCCATTCTGAAATATACTTCGTTTACAATCGCAAGTGTAGGAATCTCATACATAGATGTATTAAGCCATGTACCAAATGTTTCGATAGAAAGACCGCAATCTGAATCTGTTGTAATCTCAAAATCCTCATATCTTGGCTGCCACAATCTCAGAAAATCAACATACGAACCCTTCATCCATTTGATATTATCAATATAAGTAAGTTCATCTTCTGTGAATCTCAAACCACAATATAATTTAATCTGTCTGCGAATCTCTTCTACCATTTCTGGTGTAAAATGAACATCCTTATTACGACACTTAAAACTCCAAGTGGTTTTATAATCACTAAACTGATGATAAATAGCCTGTCCCATTGACAATTTGTAGGCATCTGTCTCTAATAAACTTGTAATAATCTGTTCCATATTATTTTCCTTCTTTCTTGATTTGATTAAATATTGTTCTAATATCATATTCTCTGTTTTCGTACTCATAAAACAGATTAATATACTTATCAATAAAAGCTATATCATTTGGATGCATTGCAATTGGCTTACTTTTCTTAGATTTCCACCATTTTAATTCCTTCTCAAAATTAAATGATTTACCATGATATGCTCTACCTGCGCCAAGATAATCACAAAGCATTTCTTTTTTATACTTCATTGGCATTTCAATAGGATTCCCACCATTATCAAAATTGTCCTGCCAATACTCGTAATGATGCTTGTTTTTTTCCTTTATGGTGCATCCAAGCTGCCGACCAACCATTCTCTTTCTTACAAGCATCTATTGGACTTGAAGTACCTTGATAATACTTAACACTCTCCCAAAATTCTGTTGGAGAAAATTTAGATAAATCATGTACTAACCCTTGAAATGGAATTCCCACTTTACAGCAATAGTAGAACACCCAATATTTATGAATACAGACTTTCTTAAAATGTCTAAAAGTATTAATGATATAATTCTTATACTTCATTATTCTCTCCAATCACTTCGATCTGACACATCTTCATAGTTGCTAATGCAGCCTTATGAGTATTAGGTGTGACACCTGCGCAACAACTTGCATCTACTGTAATATCAATTTCAGGATAATTTGCTCTAATAATAAGTGCATTTGAAACCACACAGATGTCGGTACATAATCCGCAAATCTCAACACTTTCAAATTTAAAATCATCCCAATGAGTCCATCCAAAAGTAATTTTGTCAATCAGAATGTCATTATCAATATCAAAATCTAACTTATCTGAAATCTGCCAACCAACAGTATTCTTTACACAGTGAATAACAGGAAGATGCACACCTTCATATGTCTCTAAATAATTCTCAGGGTGTGTGTCTCTTGTAAAGATTACCTGTTTACCAGCATCCTTGTACTCCTTAATTTTCTTTGCTACATTTAATACAATCGCCTGTGCTTCCTTTGTACCAAGTGTTCCATCAATAAAATCATTCTGCATATCTACAACAATTAATGTTTCTCTCATTTTGTTACCTCTTTTCTTTATTTTTATATGTATTTATTCTCTGAAAACTCAGAAGAAATTCCGCATTCCTACGAACTTCATATTCTGTTATTCTCTGTTAAAATTTCATAAAACTGAAAATGTGTGCGATTACAGGTACAGTCCAACCATCTCCAAGTACATCAGCAGCATCTTTTTCAGATATATTTTTGACATATTCTTCTGGCACACCTTGTAATCTTGCTCTTTCATCTTTCCACAAATATCTTGCTTCATCAAAATCATGCCCATTATAATCATCATAGATTTTTGCAGAAGATTTTCTTCCATCTAATATTCTCTTTGTAACCTCTAAACAGTTATCAAAATACTCTTTCGATGGGAACACCATTGTTCCAAACGACTTATAATAGAATCTGTGAAATCTCTTAATTGGTGTCCAAAAACAACCGTTGTAATATCCGTGAGAATCATTCTTGCAAAGGCATTTTGCTTTCTCGTTTGGTACATATCCGTCATTGAGTACACTCTGCAAGGTAACTCCTTTGTCTTCTGGAACAGTTACTCCTGGAATATTAGTCCAATAATACCTATCTCTGAGCTGTCCGACTACAAGAGAAGAATTGATTCTAATAGGTTTTACTCCCATCATTTCACTAATAACGGCTTCATCTTCAGGTTTCATCACTACATTTTCCATAAGGAAATATTTTGGATTTACTTCTTTCAATACTCTATTACACTCATAAAACAGACCTGAACGTTCTGGATCTTCAAGACCAATCTTCCTCTCTTTAATCATTGCTCTTGAAAAACTCTGACAAGGACTACCAAACATTACAATATCAATATTCGTTTCAAAATCTCCGACTTCTGTATGTAATATGCCATCTTTATATGTAATCTTGCTCACATCTCCAATGTGAATTGTCTCAGGATAGTTGTCTTTTGTTACCTTAATTGCCACGTCCTTAATCTCTGAGGCAAAATATTTACCAACCTTAAATCCTGCTTTCTCTAATGCAATATGTCCACATGACATACCATCGCATAAACTTAATACATTTAATTCGAATGAATTATTATTTTTATCTACCTTATTCAAAATCCCTTTATTTATGGGGATTGCGCAATCTCTTTATCCTAGAATTTACCATTTTACCTTTCTAAATATTTGTAAAATGTTTGTTTTATAGGCGTTTGCAACCGCCTTGTGAAAATAATATTTCTTAGCTATTTAACCCACTCAAGATCCATTCAACAGTAGGTTCATTCCATCCATTGCCCATCAAACTACATCTTTTTGAGTATGATAACCAACGACTATTGAGCTGAACTTTTGTAAAATTATCAGGCAATCCCTGTAATCTTTCATATTCAACTTCTGTAAGTTTTCGTGGTCTACCACTATCTAATACTTTCTTTTCGTGATATCCACCATTTATACAAGTTAATGTGCAGCACTTAAAATCTGGATTATAAATTCTTCTATTCATTTCCATAGAATTAACTTTTAACTCTGCACATACACGTTTACTCATATCCAAGATTTCAAAATCTTTCTTATAGAAATATTTCTCATCTACACCATTCTCCATAATATCCTTCAAAACTAATGGAGATTCATCAGGTAATTTACCTAATGGTATGTTTGTCCAATAATATCTTTCACGATTTTGAGAACCAAATAGAGAAGAGTCTATCAATCTTACTGAAAAAGTTTGAATTTCACCTGTCTTTCTATTTCGAAATTTTATAATTCTTTGTTGTCTCATATAACCTCCGTATATATATCAAAAATTTATCATATGGGGTATTGTTTTTTACAAAATTACATTTACTACAACATGGAACACAATTTTCATAAATATAACCTATGTCACTATTTTTTCTATCTATTCCATTACCTCTGCTATTTTTATTCCACTCTGATGAAAATCCTCCACAATAATGACAAGGTTGTTTTACTATATTTTTAAACTCTTCAACTGACAGTTTAAACTCTATTCCCCTATTCCGTGCGTTACTTCTATATTCAGAATACCTTTGCTCTCCATGTTTATATTGAGGATTATTTTGTCCAGAATTTCTATGATTAGAACAATAAATACATAACGTTTCACCATTTTTCTTAAAACGACTATTTTTTCTATATGCTAAATCGGAATAATGTACTGTATGTATTGAACCGCAATCATCACATTGATATTCAACTATTGCGTTGCTCCCTTTTGGTAGATCCTCTATTTTAACCATGACGGTAGCATTAGGGACTACACGAGTTCTTCCTCGATCATCTTTGTCTCTTGGAATCTTATACCCCAAACTCTCGAATAATTTTGTATTTCTACTTCTTGCTTTTACTTTAACTTCTTTAGTAAGTAATATCTTCCACCATCTCCCATTCATCATCATTGTAATAATTATGTATAATTTCATCTGTCATTATCTTCAGATCTTCATCACTACTTGGTATTACATTTTCAAACATGAAATATTTGGGCTGAATTGCCCTAAGACACTCAATTGCTTTAAAGAAAATTCCTGACTTACCATCAAGACCATTATTGACCTCTTTACTTTCAATTCGTACTCTTGAAAGTGACTGACAACAAGTTCCTGCCAACAGTAAATCAAATCCTTTGAACTGTTCAAAATCCGCTTCATATAAATCGCCATGATGCACCACAAACGGAAAATGGTACTGAGAAACAGCTATGGCTTCTGGCAAAATTTCATATGTATGATATTCTCTTATAGGTATTCCGAGCTGCTGTAACGCATACAATCCTGTTTCAACGCCACCACATAAACTTAACACTCGTAGCCCTTGAGAATTATTTTTTTCTTTATACTCTGTCAAAATACACTATTTTACAGAGGTTACGTAACCATAATTACCTAGGAGTTACTGCTTAATTCCTTTCTTCTTAATTATTTTGTTGTAAAATCCTATGGAATTTGCACGTCTGCAAAAACCATAAGAAAAAAATATTTCTTGTTACTTTTACTTTTGGGAAATTTGGCTGAGTCGCCAAGATAGAAATTTCTATGTATGATTATTCTTCGTCTTGAAATGATTTAATTCGATTTTCTAAATAATCAATCTCATCATTCCAATGGTCTATTAGCATGTCTTCGATTTGATGCTTTGCATCTTCTATACTGTCTGCAAACAACGTATCATATTCAACATTTAGTTCTTTTGATACATATATAAATATGTTTTCGTCTGTCTCATCTTGTACAAAACCAGCTACTACATTTTCATCATCTTCTTCATAAAATTGACTAAAATGTAACCTGTAACATTCCTTACCAAAGTCATTCTTTTCACCTGTTTCCCAATATTTCTTCACTTTATCACCTCGCTTAATTTGGCTGATCAGCCGTGAATAGAATTACTTCTATATTAGATTATTCTCTATTTGAAACTTTTTTAATTCATCTTGAATCATCTTCTGCATATCTTCTTTGTCAAAAGATATATTTGCAACTGGAATAACTTTTGCATTTAGATTAACATCACCAATAATAGCTTTGTCAAACGCTTCTAAAAACATTTCTGCAATTTCCTTTTCATAATTACCACATATACCTTTGAAATCAATATCTGCAATTACTCTTGAAAAGAAATCCTTGAACTTGCCAGCGCTAAAATCTCGTTCATATTCTCTCGGAATATCAATTGTTATTTTCACTCTCTCACCTCGCCAACTTTGAACCATAATATGTGATGTGTACCTTCACTTTGAAATACTCACCACAATTATGACATTTTACTTTTACTTCTTCACACCAACCTTGTGTTACCAAATTCATCAAACCATATTCCATAAATCCATCTTGATATTCTTTCTTGCAATATGGACATTTTGGATATGTAAATTTACTTTTTCTCATATTTTACCTCGCTTATTCTCTGTATGGTTCAGGCAACGGCATCCAAGCTTTCATTCCACCATTAATTCTTCCCCAAAACCATGTCCCATCATAGCGTTGTCTTTGTACTTTTGTTACCATGCCTCTATTCGTAGTAACAAGTACATTAATTACTTTCTTACCTTCGTATCTTTTATCATCTTCGGGCATTTGTCCTTCGACACATTTAATCCATTCCAATTATTCTCTCACCTCACTGTCCAAAGATTTCCCCAATAATTTTCAACTTAATACTCTGACCAAATTCTGAACCAGCAGCTTTTGGATGACCACCGCCACCAAATAAACTTGCTACATCTTTACCAAGATCAATATCTTCTTTAACGGTTCTATAAGATACCGTACAACCATCAATATCAATCATTGCCACAAAATCAATTTCAGGATGCATTTTACAAAGTTTATTACCTAATTCACTAACAAACCTATCTGCAAATACAAAACCACAAACCTTACCACACATAGGAGTGGTAAACATAGTTTCATTCTTCTCTTCGATATATCTATCAATTTCATCCTGTTTAATTTTCAGGATAACTTCATCTTTGGCATATAATCTTGGGAATACCTCATCATGGATTTCTGAAATGCACCAATGAATAAAATCATCTCGACCGTAAAGATATAATAAATCATTTATCTGCTTACAAATAACACCTTCATCACCGAGTTCTGACCATCTCCAAGTGTCATAATCTCTCACAAGTTCAGCAAATTTCTCTAACGCTTTATTATTCTCTAACTCTTCACTCAGACAACCATTCATACCTAACCAATGATAAAACAACATAGTTCCAGATGTTTTAATTCCTTTGGAATCTTCGATAACTACATCACACCAATCATACTTATTTAATCCAAGAGCTGTTGGATGATGATCTAATAACTGAACATTGCCTCTTTTATTCAGCAACTCAGCAGTTTCTTCATTGACACGAATATCGGTAATATAAATTGGGATTGTGTCGTCCTGTTCTGTTTCTAAATATTCCTTTACAGTTGAATCAATATTGTCGTAATCACAATATGAAATTTCTACATTATCTTTACCAAATACAAGTTTTGCCAAAATACCACAACCGATTCCATCAAGATCCGTATGTGAAAATAATTTAACCATGTAATCTCCTCTCTGCTATTTCTAATAATTTTTCTTTCTCATTTATATATTCTCCACTAATGACTGAATCCAACAGATTATTTAATACCTCACCAATTTCTTTTCCTGGCTTATATCCAATAGTAATTAACTCCTTACCATTAACTGCTAAATCCTTTAGAGAAAAACATTCATCATCCTGTAAGACTTCTTCTAAAATATATTCGATGTTATCAATCTTCTGTAATCTTGTTTCCTGATTCATGCCTGCTTGTGCTTTAATATCGGCTCTACGAATATTTAATAATCTTCTAAATTGTTCTTCTCCAATTTTATTAAGCCATCTCTTGACATATTTCTTTCCAACCTCAAAAGTAGCATCATGATAATAAACTAATTCAACAACCTTTTCTCTTGTGTCATTATCAAATCTTAATCGCTTCATTATTTCATCAGTCATATCAGCACTGACTCTTCCATGACCTTTGAAATGTCTAATGCCATCCTCGACATCTTGATAACAATGTGGCTTTCCAATATCATGAAAAAATACAGCCAATGATGTAATCAAATCTCTTGGATTCAAGTCTGGTTCACAATCACATTCATAAGCTTGTACTGCATGTACTGTATGATTCCATACATCATAGATGTGATATGGATTATTCTGTTGAAAGCCAAACATATCTTTAATTTCAGGAATGAACAACGAGAATACTTCACGGAATAATCCTATCTGTATATAAAACTCGCTTGATAATGCAATCTTACAAAACTCACTGTTGATTCTCTCAATAGATATATTCTCTAAATTCTTATACATTTTATGAATGTTCAAACTTACATCAGAGTCAACTACAAATCCCAATTGTGAAGCAAACCGAATAGCACGTAAAATCCTTAAAGCATCTTCTGAGAATCTATCCTCTGCTCTACCAACACATCTGATTTTATAATGCTCAATATCTTCCATACCATTAAACGGATCTATAAGACCAATTTCATCATTGTATGCCATCGCATTGATTGTAAAATCTCTACGCTTTAGATCTTCTTTAAGACTTCGTGTAAATGTTACGCTATCAGGTCTACGGCTATCTGAGTAATTACCGTCAATTCTGTAAGTGGTACATTCATATCCCTCACCGTCAATTACAATGGTAATAGTTCCATGTTGCAAACCAGTTTCAATAATTCTCTTGTCCTTGAATACTTCTATCATTTCATCTGGCGTGGCAGAAGTTGTAATGTCATAATCGTGAATTGATCTGCCAAGAATACTATCTCTCACGCATCCTCCTACCAGGAAAGCTTCATATCCATTATTCTGTAAAGTATGAATAATTTCATTTGCACCAGATGGAATTTCAATTTTCAATCTTTTCATCAAAATTCACCTCAATTTTCGGTTCATCAATAAACTTTGCCAATAGTCCTTCATGGTAGAATACCTTGTCACTTTCAGTAATTTCTTCTCCCAAGAAATATCTAAGTACGAATGGCATCATATAGTTGTCTAAACATTTGAACTCAATACTATATTCTCCATTTTCTTTGTAGATTTTTTTACAGTATCCGTCAGTACCATTGATTTTGTGGAGCGAAAATAATTCAACTCTGAATGGGATATTAGATTTTGTACTTAATCTTTCTTCAACACAATTTCTCACAAGATTTAACATGTGCAAATTACTTACTGTTGTCATATCATAAACAATCTCATCATTTGAAAAGAATACAATTCTCTCTTCACCAATGATGTCATATAATAACGATAATGTCTGATCCATAAGGTACTTTTCATATGTGATGTGTCTTTTGGGATTGCAATTACCCAAAATTACCTGACGAATATATTTACTATTTATAATATGTTCGTTATCTGTGAATTGAGAAATAAAATCTTCCCATGTATCAGTTCCAAGAAATATATTTTTATCATATTCGTGTAAAGATGAAAAATTAGCCTTTCTCATATCAATACTGATAAAAACTCTTCCAGTATTAGTTGGCTTAAATATATCTTTATTAGATAAATTTTTATGAATCACAGTGAATTTGTTCATATCTTCCGCATTAAATCTCTGATATGCCTCTGACTCTTTGATACTTGTAATAGCTGCATCCTTTACATGATTATATTCTTCAAAATAATCCTGCTCACAATTATACCACTGTAATTCGCTTGCAAATCTAATCCACTTGTCAACAGTTCCATAGAACTCATCAAAAAGCTTAATTTTATCTAAAAAGTATGGCTCTTGGAATAATCTAATTGGTATATTGCAATCCTTACAGAATCTTTCTTTCGCTCTATTTGATATTTCCATCAGATATCTCCTTTCACAATTCTCTCATTTACATACATCTTAAATTCATTGATTTTCTTATAATCAGGTTTATCAGGCAAAGATGTATTTTCTTTTGCGTATTCAAAACGTTTTTCATATTCATTCAATAAATCATAGAACTCAGAAATAGGTTGTCTATTTTCATCTAAATATTCTCCATTTCTAATACTCATGAGTAAATCGTGCTCATCTGATCTATAAGTGATAATCTCTTCCTTTTCCAGAATATCAATACACATCATATATAATCGAATCAAATGAGCCATATGTTTTCCTAATTTATCATGGGCTACAGCCTTTTCATTTCTTTTACCAAATTTGCTATAACTACTAACAATGGACTTCATTTCGTTCCACATGCCAGCCCAATCTCTTAACGGATAATGTTGCAAGTTTACATCCATAAAAATCTCACTATCATATCCTTCTTGAACAGCCTTATCAATATATAGTTTCACATCACTATTTTCATAAGGATAATATCTGTTTTTAAATTCATATCTTGCATTGTTGATGCTTTTTAAAATGTAGGCTTCATTTTCTGCCTGACCAACCAATCTCGCAGCCTTATTTTCCATACGTCTTAGCTGAGAACCTGCATATCCTCCAAAGGTATGAACACAAATCTGCGAAAGAAACATTTTTCTATTGTCCAATAATTTTTTACCAATTTCAGATAAATGTAAGTAATGTTCTGGTAGACAACCAAGTTGTTCAATTGTATTAGGGTTGCTTGACGTTAAAAGTTGAATCATTTTATTAAACGAATACATAGTTGTATCTGTATCAACATCTACCACCTGTTCAAAGTCTGTCCCAAGTAAAATATCTGATTTGCTGTTGAGTGCAATACCTCTTACATCTAAATCAGATCCTTCTTTATCCATTCCATATGCATGACTTCCACCAAGAGTTAAGATAATGATATTGTTACCCAAATTCTTATCTGTTCTCAGGAAGTCATACTCTTTTGATTTTAATTTGTCCTTAATCTGTTCAATTGTCATTGTCTTAACCTCCAAAATTTCATAAGAAATGTGCGTTTCTTTCTAATGTAAAATATATACCATATATAGTATATATTACTTGTTTCTAATACTATATATGGTATATCCATAACAATTACTCACTTAATTCTGCAAGTGCCTTATCCAGATCCTCATCAGACATATTTTCAAGTGCCGCATCCTGTCTCTTAGCTTTGATTTCAAGCAATCTCTGTCTCATCTCAGCATTTTTCTTAGCATCTTCTCTCTTCTTTTTCTCATCCAGCTTCACGCTAACAATATACTTAACAATTTCAATCTTGTTAGAAATCTCCTCGTCTTCCTTTGACTTAGTATTCAGAAGACTCTCTTCCTCAGACTTCTTTACTTCCGCATTGAGTGTCTTGAATACTGAGTCCAGATTTGTGAGAGATAAATCCCACAAATCAATTACATTAATCATTCCTCTGAATGGGAACTGATAGTTTGCTCTTGTTGCATTAATAAATAATTCGTTGTTTGTCATAATAATCTCCTTTTCTAATTAAAACTTAATCTTCATTACACGCTCTGTTGCGCCCTTAACCTTAACAACTAAATCTGCTCTCTTTGTCATAGAGAATCCAATTCCTGAAAGCTGATCATCAGTATCTTCTACATGGCACTTAGCACCTAAAGCCTCAAATACTCTCTTGTGCTTTTCAAGGTCACTCTTTAAGAACTCATTGTAATAGCCATTAGGCTCTTCGCTATTTACACAATCCTTCAGGAAAAAGAATAAATGTCTGTGACCAATTCCATCCTGCTCGTCAAAATAATTTGGACTATAACTAATTACTGATACAGGAACAAACTGATTAGTGCTTACACCCCAAATCTCACGACTTGAGATAGATGAACTTCCAGATAACTTTTCCTTAATTGAGAAGTTGCCATTCTTGTCAAGTGTTACCTCTGCCACCTGAACTTTCTCACCAGTTCTCATAGGATTGCTATAATCAAATGAATAAATCTCTCCATTGAACTCAACTTCTGCTCTGAATCCATGTCTTACTGCACCTGAATACTGATGTACAAAAAATCTATATGTTCCTGGTCTCATTCTTGATAAATCCTGCCAAGTAATATTCTCTACTGCAACTTCTCCACATGGATCAATTACATCAACATCTAACTGACCACCCATAGAAGTAATTCTTGGTTCTTTGTAACTACCATAATAGATTTCTGTTCCGTTTGGTTCAACGCAATGAGCATCAAGATCATAATTGTCATGTCCATCTTCATTCCACTGAATCGAAAATCTGAGTACACCGTCAACATTACCGCCAGCAGCTTTTACATTCTGCTTCATATCAGAGTCAGTAATGTTACCTGAATAAGCCCAAGATAATCCATTATTCCATTTGAACATTGTCTTAGCGTCTGGATTAACAGGTGCAATCATAGAAACAAAGTTCTTCTCATGTTTATTCTCTACAAAAGCTTCAATCTCCTTTGCAGTTGGAAGTACCTTATCAATGAAATCCTGTGCTGAAATCTCTTCAACCTTAGAAAACTTCTTAGGACTTACAGCAACATCTTTTTCCATCTGACCAAAAATATCATCTGCACCAACCATTCTTCTTGCAGCACTCTTATTTGAGAACAGTACATTATTTACAGTAATATCATTTAGATTAGCAAATCTTCTCTGTAATGAATCCATGTATCCAAGCTCTGTGATGGTCTTCTTTGCATCCTCAAGCATCTTCTTTGTAAAAATAGCCTTTGGACGCTTATAATTGCTTGGAGCGACAATCTGCTCATACTTCTTAACTGCTGTATCAAGATCCATATCCTCACTTACATTAATAAGAAGTGTTCCAATAGAATGATTTCTAATTCTACCGATAGCCATACCTGCTGTTACCGACTTCTCCCAAGCATATAAATCCTTTTCAGTATCAGAAGTCAGCTTATCGTATTCCTTCTTATACTTCTTGAACTCTGTGAGCACACCTTTCCACTCTTCACCCTTGTAAAGTGTATTTGAATTGATAAGTTCAAGAATTGTGTCGAGTGCATCCATAGTAATCTCATCGAGAGAACGCTTAAATACGTTTCTTGTATCTCTGAACTGTCCTTTAACTTCCTCATTAGAACGACTACTTCTATTTACAAATTTACTTGGAAGCTCTAAGAAGAAATGATCCCACTGATGAGACTTTCCATTGATTTCCTCAAAGTTAAAATCTGTACCAATCTTAGAGAAGCTAGTTGTATAAATATCTGTAACTGTATGAGCTTTTACAAAAGCATCAAGTGCATCACATACTGGCTGATATGTTGTATCACCAAGATTCAGTTCCCAAATCGTATGAATCTGGTTGTCCTTGATAGTGACAGCAGAACCAATATTCTTAATAAACTGTCTACAACAACTACAATCATGCTCTCTACGTTCTCTGAAAATCTCATTTGTACCAGCAGGGAAGCTATCAAGATATGTATTCCATAATTCGTCCTTATCTACATTTACCTCAAATAAATGTGTTGCCTCTTTCTGCATTTCATCGAAGTGCTTCTGTAAAGCCTTCTTAAACATCATAAATCCATCCATGTTTTGTACCTCTTCTTTCTTATATTTATTTTTGTTAATTGTTTCTACTGTTATATTCTCTGTTTTATAAATTAAAAGGTCTGTTTTTATTACCCCTTGATAGAGTTAGTAGGCTATGACACCTACTAACTCTTGAATTATTTATTCTTTTTACGTTTTCCTACAATAAAACCTGCTCCAAAGCATACTCCAAGACAGATTACGAAAACTCCAATGTTTAATACAATCATTACTTATTACCTCTCTGTCTCTTCATATCATCAAGGATCTGACGAGCATTGCGCTCTCTTTCAGAATTAGCAAGTCTTCTCTCATTAGCCTGTGCGCTAGAATCATATGCAATTCTACTTCCCTCTGCACGTTCTCTTGTCTTTCTTGCTCCTTCACGAACTCTTTCAAGCATTCTATCGCTCTCATTATTCGTATTAAGACTATCCATACTCTGATGAAGTTCGATAATCTGACTATCGGCTTCCATCTGAAAAAGAACCTGTTCCTTTTCCTCTTTAAGTTTCTGCAATTCTTCGGCTGCCTGATCCCGAATGTCTTTCTGGTGAGCCTGTGCTTCTTTCATCTCTTCGATTGTATCTTTTAGTACATTAATCTTATTCTCCAAAGTAGACTTCTTCATTGCATACTGCATTGCTTCATTTTCTTTATTTTCATCAAGACAAGCATTAATCTGCTGTGTGACACGCATAATATCTTTATTCGCCTGATATAAGTCCTTTTCTGCTGTATCACGCTTTCCTGAAATTTCAGCATATGTAGCAGACGCCTTATTATAAAAATCTTCCTTTTCTCTAATGGCTGCGTTGTAATAATCTCTAGCACCTTCTGGTGTCTGTGCATCCTGACGCATTACTTCATCCGTTCTTCCTTTAAACTTTACTCGAAGCTGTTTACCAAAAGAAGTAAAGAAAAGAATCAATGCAATTAATACAATCGCCACAATTATAATAAACATAAAATTTGTCATACAATCCTCCTACTCTGCATCAATTCCATACTGATTACATAATGCCTTTAATCCACCGTTATAGCCACTTCCTACAGCCTTAAACTTCCATTCGCCATTATGTTTATAAATTTCAGCTACGACTAACGCAGTCTCGGTAGAGAAGTCTTCACTTAAATCAAAACGAATAAGTTCCTCGCCTGTCTCTTCGTCTACTACACGCACATATGCATTTCCAACCATACCGAAGTTCTGAAGTCTACTCTCAGCATCATAAATTGTAACCGTCACAGCAAGAGTCTCATAGTCTGATGGGATTTTATCAAGTTTAATCTTAATAACCTCATCATCTCCATCTCCCTCACCTGTACGGTTGTCTCCCATATGCTTTACACTCTTTGAACTATGTTCAAGATTACCATAGAAAATGAAATCCTCATCCTTGCCAACCTTGCCATTCTCTTTTGTCATAAACACAGAGGCATCGAGATCAAAATCTGCTTCTCCATCATAATGATTAATATCCCATCCAAGTCCAACAAGAATGTTTTTTAATGATGGTCTACCCTTTGTTAAATCTACTCTCTGTCCTTTACTTAATGAAACTGACATAATTAAATCCTCCTACTTGTATCTTCTTGTTAATTCGCCAACACTTGAATCATTTGTTCCCTGACCGATAGCGTTAAATTTCCACTCTCCGTCTTTCTTATAAACCTCTGCAAATACCATTGCTGTCTTGCCAGCATAATCATCTGAAAGATTGTATTTACAAATTTCCTTACCAGTTGACTCATCAACAAGTCTAATGTACGCATTCTTGATAAGTCCAAAATCCTGCTTTCTTGAAATGCAATCATAGATATTTACTACAAATACAATCTTCTCAACCTTATTTGTAATATTCGCAAGGTCAACTGTAATCTGCTCATCATCACCGTCTCCATCTCCTGTGAGGTTGTCGCCATGATGATACACACATCTGTCTTCTGCTGATCTGTCACCATAATAAACACATGTACGATACTTATCATCTTTTCCTAAAATAATTGCTGAAGCATCGCAATCAATGTTTGGTTTAGAACCAAATAATCCTTTCTTAACAGCATCCCATCCAAGTCCTACCATAATCTTTGTAAGACCACCTGCTACTTCCTTAGATAAATTAATTTTCTGTCCTTTGACTAAATTTACTGACATATATATTCTCCCTCCATTTTATAAATCAAGACCAAAATTTCTACCAATAGCAGCTAAACCACCATTGTAACCTGAACCAACTGCATTAAACTTCCATTCACCGTTCTTACGATACAACTCACCTGCAATAACACCTGTTTCTAATGAGAAATCCTCATTAAGTTCATATTTGAAAAGTTCCTCATTTGTATCAGCGTTGTATGCTCTAATGTACGAATTATCAACCATTCCGAAATTCTGTAAACGATTTTCTGCATCATAAATTGTCGCTGAGAAGCTAATCTTTGTAATATTAGATGGAATCTTATTTAACTCAACAATCATTGTCTCGTCATCGCCATCACCTACACCTGTTCTATTATCGCCAGAATAAATCAATGCTCCACTTGGATGCTGTGGCTGACCATAAAATACGAAATCCTGTTCGCCTGTTACCTTTCCTGAATCATCGGTAAAAAATGCTGACACATCCAAATCAAAATCTGCATTACCATCGTATCTATTTGTGTCCCATCCAAGACCAAATACGACTTTGTTTAAACCTGCATTGCCTTTTGTAAGGTCAATCTTCTGACCTTTAACTAAACTAATTGACATATTATTTATCCTCCTTATTCTTGGGAAGGCTGTCAACCTTCCCTTTTAATAATTTAAAAGAAATTGGGAATGTGAGTAACGTCAGAAAAATAAATGGAATAAAGCGTGTAATACATGCTACAACAACACTAATTGAAAAACATATAAGAGTAATAATCTCTACTGTTTTATAACTTTTATCTCTCATTACCATGTTCTCATCTCCTCAATTACTTATTCTCTCTTCTCTTCTCAATAATCTTTCTAATAAGATCAATTGGAATAACCATAAACGCTAGAATTACAACTACTACCCAATGTTTGAAATCTAAAGCTGTAACCTTAATAAGATTTTCTGCAAAGTTGCAAAGAGCAAAAGTCATTACAAAAATTCCGATTGCAATGGCTGAGAACAGTTTGTTCTTCCCAATACCATTGAATAAATTAATATGTTCTGTACGAATATTAAATCCATTAAATACTGCCATGAAGCATAATAATGCGAATCTCGCTGTTATAGCTTCTGTCTCAGTCGCAAACATATTAGCAATTGGGCTAAATGTAATAATTCCATAGAGTGCAATAAATGCTACTGTACTTATTGCAATACGTTTCTTTGCTCCTCTGATGAATAAACCAGAACCCTTTTTAATAGGTTTCTCTGTCATGTATTCATCCTTTGGAGGTTCACCACCGAATGATAGTGAATTAAGGGAATCCATAATGATATTTACAATCAGAATCTGAACTGAAGCGAGTAATGCACCTGTTGCAATCATCGGATAGATAACACTGAGAATCAGAAGTGAAATATTGATAGGTAACTGGAATTCAAGGAACATCATAATATTGTGCATAAATGTTCTTCCAAGTTCTACTGCCTTTACTACGCTTGCAAAATTATCATCTGTCAATACAATGTCTGAAGCTTCTTTTGCAACATCTGATCCACCTTGCATACCAAAACCAACATCAGCTCTCTTTAAAGCAGGACTATCATTTACACCATCACCTGTCATTGCAACTGACTTTCCAATCTCTTGTGCTAATGTAACAAGTCTGAGTTTTGTGTTTGGTGAGCATCTTGAAATAACTCTCAATCGAGGAATTATACTCTTTACTTCATCATCTGACATCGCTTCAAATTCATCATTTGTAAGTGCTAAATCTCCATCTTTGTAAATTCCACACTCTGTAGCAACTGCAACTGCTGTCTCAATACAATCGCCTGTAATTTCAATAACTTGAATACCAGCCTTATGTGCTGTTTTTACTGCACTCGGTACTTCATCTCTTACAGGATCTACAACGCCAATAATTCCAAGGAATGTCATGTCATTTGGTATTTCATTCTCTACTAAATCACCATCTGCCATTGTAACTGCAATGCATCTCATTGCATTACTTGTCATTGCTGTAATTGCATTACTTAATGTGTCATTGTCGTTATTCTCTACAATTTCACCACTTGAGTCCATTACTTTTGTGCAATGCTCAATCAGTTTCTCAGGTGCGCCCTTATAGTATGTAATTCCACCCTTTGTCGTATAAGCTGAATACTTATTGCTACTATTAAATACCTGCTTTAACTTAACTGGATATTTTTTCTGAATGTCAGCATATGTTTCAGGATTTACAAGGCTAAGAACTGCTCTATCAATTGAATTACCACCTGTAATATTGTTTTCTGAATCAAATGTTGCACTATTATTTAAAGAAATGTTTGCCTTGATATTATTCCAAAGAACTGAATCCTTATTTACATCATTACCAAAGCCATCAATAATCTTCTTTGGAGTCATAATACCTGTCGTAAGAGTACCTGTCTTATCAGTACAGATAATATCAACATATGCTAACTCTGGAATTTTACCAGGATTCTTAGCAAGAATATTGAATTTCTCCATTGTCTTTACATTCTGTTTTGTTACAAGTTTTACAATAAGAGGCAATCCTTCGGGAACAGCAGCTACAATAATTGTTAATGCTACTGAGAAGTTCTGTGCGATTTTCTGAATAATATTCAGAACACCACCGCTAAAATATTCTCCAAATCCAACCTGTACAATTCCTGAAATTGTAAGTACCGCAAATGTAATAACGGCTGCGATTGTTCCCCACTTAGAAATGAAGTCGCTCAGATTATCAAGTGCAATATCAAGTGCTGTCTTTGGTGCTTCGAGTGTTTGCATTTTAACAAGTGTATCACCATTTACTGTATTTACACCTACATCAGTAACAATCATTTTTCCTTCGCCTGACATTACTGTTGTACCAGCAAATAAGCAATTCTGATTCGTATAAGCATCTGTTGAAGTAGTTTTCTTATGAACATATCCTTCAATCGGTGTTTTCTTACACTCTTTTGTTTCTCCATTAATAGCTGCATTGTTTACAGAAATCTTACCTTCAATGAGATATCCATCTGCAAAAATCTCTTGTCCCATTCCTACACAAACGAGATCGCCAACTACCAATTCATCCTTGTTAATTGTTTGAACTTTGCCATCACGAATTACGTCACAATACCTAACTGATGTTTTGGCTCTTAACTCAGCTGCTGATTTTTGAACACCAAGTCCAGTCTTAACAGCAATACATGTTACAATTGCTAATACAACAAGAATCATAATTGGATCTGATAAATCCATTACTCCCATGACTCCAAGGAATAACTGCAATACTGCAATTGCAATAAGAATCATTGTGATTTTCTCACTTAATGCCTCCTTTGCGAAGTCATACCACTTGTCCAACTTTGGTTCAGGAAGCTTATTACTTCCATGAAGTTCTCTACTTTTGAGAACTTCTTTACTACTCAATCCATTCATCTGTTTTACTCTCCTTTTCTATAATTTTTATATATGAATGCTAATTGGTTACATATCTATATTCTCTTTTTAATTTGAGAATTTTATTGAGCTGAATCGCTCAGAAATTTTTTACAATGAAACGAACATTTTTGTTATAAAAACATTTTAATTTCCGCTTGATATAGCGAATCATATCCTTGCATTAATTTCCAAACACAAAAATTATGATCATTGCCTTTATCTACAAACAACACGCAACTCTCATTTATATCTTCTATACAATAATTCTCTTTGATATAATCAATATCAATACCATTTTCTACTTTACAGTAATAGATATTGAATTTTTCTCTATGAATATAATCTCCAATCATCGTTGTAAATAATAAACAAATCATAGCTGGCAGTTGTAAAATAAAGAGCAACACTAATGCTTCTTCTGTATCTGTCACAAAGAATTGTCTTATTGCACACATCTCCAATAAGATAATCATAATCACAAATAGAATTCCAAAAAACAGATACCACTTATTAGCTGACCACACCTCTTTTGTTTTAATTTTTGTTTTGTCCAGTTATTTTCACCTCACAATCCAAAGAAAGAGAATCTTCAAGTTCAATCACGATTGTCTTCTTTTCTCTTCTTAACCATTTCTCAAATTCATCGCCAGTTACACAACTATTTTTAACAGGAATCTTATCACTGTTATTTATTTCTTTTATAAGATCTTTTACAAATTTAACTGACATAGTTCACTTTACTTCCTTGTTAGTCTAATTATAATCTCTACAAGTCTCTCTTTGCTCATAGCATGTAGATACTCTCTCTTCTCATCATCTGAGCAGTTTTTAATAATCTTTAAATCACTCTCTGGCATTTTTTAATCCTCCTATCTCAACAATAAATATTTTAACCAATCAGGTATATCAGCATTTACGACCATGCTAAATATCCCAATGTTTACCAATATAGCGAGTATCGCAATTACAATAAATATTCCTATAACAAATAACTTATCTTTCATATGTACTTATTCTCCCCCTTGCCAACTCATATATCCAAGTATTAACAGCTTCTTCAAATCGTTACCATGAAAAGCTGTTATGTCGCAAAACGCACCAAGTATTTCTGTGTCTTCATGCGTTATCGCATGATAGTTTACACTGTTATATTCCTCTAAATGATTCATATTCCCATTTTGAAAGAATGTGTTATACAATATTTCATATTCAGTATTTGTCATTTTACCACTCTTTGAAATCTCGTAACTTTTTTCAATCAACTTGTCATCGTCAATCAGTCCCATCGCCTAACTCCTTTAACATTTCACTCTGTATATCAGCAATCAATTTATTAACTCTTAAGACATCAGTATAGCTCGTCAATGTGTCAAGCAATCTCTTTTCAAGTCTGTTTCTAAAATCGAAAATACCACTTTTTATAAGCATAATCTGCTCATCTGTAGCACGTTCCCATTTGTTAGTGTAATTACTACTGCAAATTGCACAAGGTTGCTCGGAATCTTTGTAAGCATATCTGCAACTACTACATATTTTTTCCATACTTTGCTCCTCTCTGATTTTTAGCAATTCTTTTAATCTTTATATTCTCTGGAATATCCATTGGTCTGAAGTCAGATCTGACAATTCTAGTTATAATAACTGGCTTAACACCCCATTTTGTGTAGCACATGACTATATCTCCTACAGATATATTCTCTACAAACATTCTCCATTTTTCAGATGTCGGCACTCTCCAAACGTACTCTTTATTACTCTGCTGATTTGGATGTCTGCCATATATATAAGTAATTATTTTATTTTCTCTTTCATATTCATATCTATATTGTTTGATGTCTTCTACATCAAACTCTTTAAGTATCAAGTATCTTATGTATCCATCTACCAATTCTTTTTTATGGTTGATAATAATTGGCTTGTCCAGCTCCCCATGCTCTATAAAATATCTTTTTGCTCTATTCATCTTCGCCTCATTTGGTACAGATTCTGCAAGGTAATCTGGAATTATAATACTTGTTAGTTTCATGTTTTATTTTGTTCTCCTTTATGTATTTATGCGTTTGCCATCTTATCAAAACTTCTCTTCATGAAGTCATAATTTACTTTCTGAGATGGACTAAACTTTTTTGTATTCTTATATTTATTAATCCATTCCTCAAACTTGTCCTCATTTTCATTCTCACAAGCATATGCCATTAATGCGATTAAAGCTGTTTGGCATTGCTGATATATTGGAGCATTGACTTCAATTCCATTATGATCAAGGCAATAATCAACAAGGTCAGAGTAAGTATCAATGTCCTCATCTGTCGCTTCTGGATTTGCGTTTTCCTGTACAAATGAGAGTGTTGATTCATTTGAATTTTTGCTCTCTAAAACCCTTGATTTTATTGGATTTTTAAGGTTAAACATTTCCAACATAAGCGAAATATATGTATTTATCTTGTTTTGTATCAATTTTTTGTCAGATGTACCAGGTTCTTTATCGAGCATATCATAGCTCCATCCATCAACCACTTTGTTATGTAAGTTATTTACCAACTCATCTAAAAACTCGGCAAATTTGCTATCTTCTAATCCCAACTTAGTGAATCTATGGAACACAGCAAACCAAACTGGGATATCTTTGAATACAAACAAGTTTTGGAATTTCTCTCCACAAACCTTTGCAATTCGATTTCCGTATGTATTAATTGTGTTAAACTCTTCATCAGAAGAGCTATTTTCGATAAATTCATTTCTGTCTTTCGGATTCTTTTTCCAATCATCCATATGGAATACAGTCATTACAGAATTTGCAACTGTCTGCTCGTAAGTTCCATTCTTCCTCTTTGCACTTGAATATGTAACACAATTCTTATAAAACTCATTGTTTGCAATGTTTTTAATTTTTCTTGCATATGTAGGAATCCATGTAAGAGCTTTCTGGTTTGAACCCATACTCTTATTTCTGTTATACCTTCTTACCAACTTACTGATTTCCATCATATTACAGTTCTGATGAATAACAATTCTGATCTGATAATCATCAAATTTCTTTTTTAATTCATCAGGTAACTGCTCGTAAGTTTTATTCTTTATGTCAAACTCACAATTGTCCCAAAGAATACTTCCGTTCTCATCTTTAATAAGATGTCCCTTTTCATCTCTGCGCTTCTTCTGATACTGAATAACGCTATTCTCAAAAGATTTAGTTGTTTTCCAGTTCATATGTCTGAATTTATTCAGAGCTGTTGTTCTCTGAATACCATCAACTATGTACTGCTGAGTTAAATTGTCTCCAAGCTCTTCCTCACCAAGAATAATAGGAGGAATATAATCTTCATTAAGCACCGTATAGATTAGTTCGTTTATCGCTCCATTATCCCAACAGAACATTCTCTGAACGTCCTGATTTTCTGAAATATCTTCACTATTTACACTCTTTAAATATGAAGATAATGCTATTGCTTGTTCTCTTACCTTTTTTGCCATTGATTAATTCCTCCTATATATATTGCCCATTAGTATCTCTGGGTTAAGACTCTTGTGTTTTCATAAGACTGTATTGCTTGTATATTATTTGAATACACTTTTGCACTCATATGTAAATATTCTCTGATTTCCATTGGTTTATATCCTTCAGAAAGCAACGCAACAATTTTCCTTTGTGTATGTGATAACTGATTTAAATATCTCTGTATCCTTGTACCGCCCATCATACTTTGTGCTGCTATTTCAAAAGTATCAAAATCAGAAGGTATCATCTCACTGATTTCCATCCCATCTTCGCCTATTAAAGCATTCATACTTTCAATATTCTTCTGAGGGATTTTTTTTAATCTATTTCTGTCTCGTATTTCAGTTTTGAACTTGCGTTTAATGTTGCTTGCTAAGAAACAATCAAAACTACATTTATTATTCTCATCGTACCTAAATACCGAATCGGTTAAAACTCCAAGTGCAATTGAATAGAAATCATCCATATCCATTCTATATAAGCCACCGATTTTATTTAACATTGGATTGCACATAGCTTTAAGCTTCGCCATTTCGTTATTACAATACTTTTCGAGTATTTCTTTTTGTTGAATTTCCATTTTTACCACCCCTTATGTTTGATATTTAATTATTCTCCGTTTCCTATCTCAACTATTCGATATCTGTATTTACGACTAAATAATCCATTTATCGCTTTTTGTGTTCTTTCTTTGCTGACTTTAGTGGTATCTACCTCATCTATTACATTATGTATAATGACCATCTCATCCTTAAGATTTCGTCTATTTTTTCGATTGGTACGAATTCTCTTATAGAATATCCAACCTCTGTAAAGATCAACTGGCTTTTCCAACTCTACCTCATGCAAAATATCTATCAATTCTTCGTCAGCTCGCTTCAACTCAATTTCGAGTTCTTTATATCTTTGAGCTGCATCATTAAGAATTCGCTCACATTCACCAAATTTATCAATCCAAGACCTAACAGATTCAGAGACTTCATATCCATCATTACCTTTAATTGATGTTTTCGTTGCTTCAACAATTCTCTCAACTGGTGTCTGTATCTTAATATCAGGAATACATTCCAACTTAAAATGTAAACGTCTCATAGATTTTGGTAGATGCTCCAAGATATTTTCTGCCTTTTGCTTTTGAAATGTGTCTCTTGTTTTCTTTGTACAAGCAACTGGTTGTCCATTATTGAGCCTTATGTATACACCATTGTTGTTTACAATTGCGTATTCCAATTTCTATCACCCTTTCTTCTTATTTATAATAAGAGGCATCAAGGAGTTGAACCTTACATGATTTGGCTTTCCTGCAAAGCTGATGCCTCATCCGTTAGTGGATTAAACTATGGTAGAACTATAGCAGCTACACATTCTGCTCTTACAAGGCAATATATATGTACAAAGAAACAAGTGCCTTGCGTTATGCACTTACATCGGGTGTGATTCAGTGCATAGCAGAGCTAGTTGGATTCGAACCAACGAATGCGAGAATCAAAATCTCGTGCCTTACCGCTTGGCGATAGCCCTATAATTTATTAAATTAAAATTAAATAACGTGAAAATGTGCTGAATTGCCTGAATTTAATTGACAGAATGCCAATTTATATGTATTATAACTATGAGCGTATTCCAGTACGCTCATGAACAACAATTCAATAAACAATGTTATTAGAGGAAGTCGAGCGAGTGTTCCAGCACTATGATGCTCGACTTTCTCTGTATCTCACATTTAATATATTAGAACGTTCGTTCGGTTTTGTCAATACTTTTATCGAACATTCATTCTGTTTTTTATATGATATCACGTTGCGAGTCCCAAATTCTGCCCTCGCAACTACAAAATTTAATATTGTGTATCATTTCTGTATGAGACAAGCTAATTCGATTGAACACATTATTAGATAACCAATCAATCTCATCATCAGCTTTATTAATTATTCTCTTTCCTTCATCGGGTGTAATCTGTTTTGGCTTTGTATGAATAAACGTAATTCCATTAAAGGAATCCAACCAGATTTTACCAGGAGCTTCGTCTATTAGTTGTTTTGCTTCTTCTTTGCTTATATACATGTCGTTCCCTCCTCTAATCTATATCCAGTTCCAAAGAACAAACCATTAAAACACGTCTGGTCAATCATTCTTCTATCTTCCTTACATATGATTGTACCAAGTTTTTCCATTACCTCCGTTTTAGAGATAGTTATTATCTGCTCGCCCATTACCATTGAATAAAGCTGCAATCCATTTTCTCCATTGGCTTCAAGACATCCATGCACTGGCATATTTGTCTTTTTAATTTTACTTGTCAAAGGCATCACTGTAATTATCGTAGCATGTTTTGTCCCAATTGGGTTTGATACGATCACATATGGACGTTCTTTAGTCTGGACTGATCCTTCGCCTTGATATTTGATTTTCGCTTTTATAACATCATATCTCTGTAAATCCATATGTACGTTCCTCCTCTCTTTTGTATTTATGTACCTTGGATTACCTTTGATATTTCATACTATACACCCTTAACAATATAATGTCAATAGTTATTCTTAAGATTATATTTATTTTTTTAACAATATATGCTAAAGTATATATTATCAAGGAGGTAATATATATGAAACTTAATATAAAACCATTAGTTGACGCAAAAGGACTAAATAGAAATCAGCTTTCAAAAGAACTAAAAATAGGATATCAAGCAACATGTAATTTGTATGATGGTAATGCACAACGCATATACTTTGATACATTGCAAAGATTATGTGACGTTCTCGAATGTACTCCTAATGATATTTTAATATCTGAACACGACACTAAAAATTAGTGTCGTATACATATCACACAAATTTAACTAGATCAAATGGTTGCACTTTCATAGCTTTGGCAACCAAATCTAATACAGCCAAATCAGGAACAGCACTTCCATTTTCCCACTTACTAATTGTACTTGGTGCAATGTCAGCCATTTTCGCAAGTCCTCTTACTGTTATTCTCTTTTCAATTCTGATTTTCTTTCCGATATATTTAACCATAATCACATCTCCATCAATTTCTCTTTCATTCCAACAGCTCCATTGGCATAATTATTAACTGTTGTATTTACACTACTATGTCCAAGCTGCTGCTGAACAAATGCAAGATTTCCATTTCTGTTCATTATACTAGCATAATAATGTCGCATCATATGTGGAGTAATACCATTTCCATAATTCTCAAATATCTGTTTGATATTTCTCTCTGTTGTACGTGTACCGTTTTTATTTACAAACACAGCTTCCGTATCTACAATATTGTCTAAGGTACTTCTGTATTCTAACCATTCTCTTATAGCTTTTAAAGCAGATCCACTAAGATATACCGTTCTATTTTGCATTTCTCTATACACGCCCTTACCAAGAATAGTAATATATGGCATTTCTTCGTCCAAATGTAAATCAGATAAATCCAAACCAGCAAGTTCAGATTCTCTTATTCCAGTTCCTCTTAACACACGAAAGATAGCAATATTCCTATTTCTTACTGGAATATCCTTTTTCCACATTATTTTCTGTTCCATATCATTAAGCTGTTTTTCTGTTGGGAGTTTTTTAGTTAAGTTGTTCCCAGATGGAATTCCTTTATATGTTACATCTTTAAAGAATTTATCTTTAATTTCAGTTCCTTTTACTCTGCTCATATAATCCCAAAAGCTACTTATTATATGTTTCCTAGTTTCTAATGTTGTAGGTGACATTCCATTCTGCTCTTTTGTCTTTAAATATAACGTGATATCTTCTGCCATAATGTCAGTAAAATCCGATGGCTCAATATCTGAAATATTTGTTTTATCAATAAGTTTCTCTTTAATAAACCAATTGAGTAAATCTACAATAACCCCAAGATAATTCAATGCGCCTGCTTTACTCTCTATCTTTACAGTAAAATATTTTCTCATATATATAGGAAGATTTAACTCATCCAACTTTCTATTAAGCTTTTCAGCATTTTTATTTTGTATTTTTATTTTGTAACACATAATTATCACTCCCTTGTGTAATCTGCTATCGCTTTTGCAATAGCTTTAGCTGCTCTTTTACTTTTTAATGATCTCTGAATAGATTCTGTATTCCAAGGGACATCACTAAACTCAGCTAACTCACCACCACAATTCCAATTCGGAATACTAAAGAACCCTCCATTTACATATTCTCCGAAAATCACACTATAATAATTTCCATTATATTCAACACCTATATGGTGAATATTTTCAACATAAGCATCACCATTATAACCGATTTTATAATTTTCCATATTAATCAACCTCACTTTCCTACATACATATTCTCTGTTTTCCATTCAGGTAGCAGCTCATTATTCTCATCATAATATTTTGACTTAATTTTCTTTGCATATTCCATTCGCTCATCAAAATCATCGCACCACCTAACTTCAAGATTTTTAGTTCTCATTTGTAACTTTGTACATAGACAACACAAGTTTTTTACATGATCCTTTTCTCTCATATTCGGTCTGCGTATTTTATCACCAACTTGATTTTTGCTAAGACATCTTAAGCAGATAAACTCACTTGCTCTGCTCGTATTGTCGTGTCGTTTACTCATATTCATTACCTCATTTTCTGTACTAAAAAAGAAGCAGATGATTTCTGCTTCTATTGCTTATTTCTATATTTAATTTGCTTTCAATAAGAAAGTATTTTTTCATTTAATTAATACATCTACATCAATATCTGTTTTAAAAATAACGAACGATCCTAGTTCAATTAATTCTTCCGTTTTCTTAGCGGCTTCTCTCCAATCTAATCCTTCGTAATCTCTCTTTGAAATTTCAATAAAATCAGTTTCGTAAATTTTCTTATGAGTCTTTTTTATATCAACACATCCGCTACTATTCAGTTCAGGTCTTCGTATTTTTACAACATATGAATCATATTTTGTGTCGATTATAAGTACACTTGCCATTTCACAGATTCTTTTATCTGGTAATCTACTTATAAGTTTTGTTCTAATATCTCCAATATCCTCTTTATATAAATGTGGCTCATAAACACAATCTACAAGGCTTCCAAGTATCTTCATATTATTACCTCCAAATTTACCAAGAAATCGTCATTTCTTATTATATTTTTCTGCACATCCTTTACAGTAGAATTGATCCTCAATTCCATCATAAAATCCATCGTCATAACTACCTTTTACGCATTTTATATTGCCTGTCCCATCTTGCTTTTGTTCTGTTAGAATGAATTTTCCACATTTACAGCACATAATATCCCATTGCTCCATTTATTTTACCTCTTTCAATCTTCCAACAAATTCTTAGTACCCATTACACATACAATAATACTTAACAGCAGGTTCTCCACTAACATGGCGATACCCCATTTCTCGAATCAGCTTTAACCCCGCGTTATACTGCCTGTCATTTGTAAAGTTATCTTTTCTTGCTAATTCATTTATAATTGATTCCATTTGTATTCTCCATTAATTCGATTTTTTTTATGCTGCTAGTTTAATATTAAATTTTGTGTCTTTTTACATAATCCCACGAATATGATTCCAATAGTCTTTGTCCAAATTGAAATGGAGTTACTTTCTTATATCCCATTTTAATTAATTCTGTTACTCTTATTTTACATTTTTTAATATCATTTCCAAATTCAGCTAAGATCCATGGCTCATTTTCAGAAAAACTTGTGCCATTTTTGTCTGCGTATGCTATAGCATAACTTCCTTGAATTCCATCCATCATTTTATTCCCCTTATATTTTATTTAAGTCTTCTTTTCTTAATTCCATTTATATCATCTTTTCAAAGTCTTCTTTTGTAATCTCATCAGTATTTCTAAATTCTTTCACTATACTACCTCTTCCAATCTTCCGAGTAAATCATTCTTTCATTATAAAATCACATCTACGTGTTCATAAGTAAAATCATTTATTGTTAATTTATGCAAACCAAATTCCTTATCATTAATATATTCTCTCAATTTTTCACACGCAATATGATAATCATCTGACTGAACTGCTATACGAAAATCAAAAGTCTCATTATAAAATATATACATTTCTATCACCTGCCATTTCCCAAGGAAATTAATTTCATTTCATTTTTCTGTTAAAAAGTAAACATAAAACCATTTTGGATAACCGTCTTGCCAGATTTCACAATACTGTCTGTATCTGCCTATCTTATTTTCTTTATATAACTCTGCAAGCAGTCTACCAATTTCAGGAACTTTCGGTGCTCCATACAGATACCATTCTACTATTTTGGGATTGAATGCATGTATGTATGCATTTACAAACTCTTCTGATACAATATCAATAAACTCATCTTTGTGTTGTTGCATATAATTGAGTATCCATTGCTTTTTGTGTTCTTTTATGACATATCACCTCCAAAGGAAAGTTAAATTTCTTTGCCTCTATGTTCTATGAACCATCTATCAGCTATAGTATGTGTGAGTTCTATTTGCGTCATAATTACAGTATTCGCACCAAAATCTTTTTCATATTCTGTTTTAATCTTCCCAAGCTCTGTATTTTCGTCAAATCCACCGTTCTTTTCTGCATCAAGAAAATCAGAATAAAGAGCCATTAATTCTAAGTCTGTTTTTGTTTCAAAAATATTTATATGGTTCATAATTAGTTATCTCCCCTTTTATATATATCTATTAATACTTAATATATTGATTAAATTTCTTTACCTTATTCACTCTCAATATCAACTGGATTTTCCAATTTTAATATCTCATCTCTATGCTCTACTAACGCAGCACTTGCAATAGCATTTATTTTATTCTGGCAAAAGGACTCAATTTCTCCTTTTGCTTCCATAACCGTTTTGTCCATCTGTTCATTGAACTGGTCTGCAATAAAATCCAAGTTACATCCAAGATCCATACTTAATTTTCTAAGTTTAGATATTACAGCTTCCTTGTCTGCCTTTGTTAGTGCTTTCTTTCGTGAAAACAAATCAGTTACATCCTGAATTAACTGCTGTGACTCATTCATTGCATTTTTTGTTTTACCTTTGAATTCATCAGTAAACTGTTCTCTTTTGCTAACAAAATCACACGGAGGTATTTTACCATCTTTTTCGGTATAGCGAATTGTTACTGGAATTCCTGTACCCTGTCCAAAAGATGTAATCGCTTCAGCGAATTGTGAATAACTCATTTCAACTTTTACAATAGGCTTACCGCCAAAAATATCATCACGATTTAACTCTCTTGTAATATCAGCATGTCTAAGTTCCATTGTAATTACATTACTATGTTCAATGCTACTCCCGAATAATGGTGTCTTTCCACCATAAGCTCTGTTAAATAACAAAGTACCATAACTAGGATGACTTGTTCTAGTCCCAAAATCTGTCTCTTCTACTTTATATTCATTCTCCATATATTCTATTTTCCTTTCAAACTAACAGTAAGCTTAGATTCCCAAAATGTTTAATTCTTTTGAATTACGAAATAACATTAAGTCATCTTCTATATCATTATGGTATCCATGATTATAAGCATATTTTCCAAAATCTCTAATTATTTTTAATCTTGTTTGTAAGTATATGTCTATGTCCATTTTTCTTACGTCTTTACGTTGTTCTGACGTTACAGATCCATTTCTAGTAAAGATACAGACCTGATCATTATTTACTTTGAATACATTACATGGATACCAATTTTCTCCAATTCTGAATTCATACATAAAATTCCAATTTCCGTTACACTCTTCTAACGTCATATATCACCTCTCGGAACTTAGTTTCTTAGTAACATTCAATATTCAATTGTATTGGCAATCTCTTTTATCTTATCTGCATTTAATGGTGCAACTGCATCTACTAATCTACCTTTAATTTCTTTATATTCTTTCGAATATGGATCAAATCCAGATAATTGACACCAATTTTCAATTTCTACTTCTAATTTACTTGCTTTTTTACAAGCTTCATTTTGCTGCTTAATCTTATTCTGTATATATTTAGGTATCTCCATACAAATTTATTCTCCTTTCTACACATAAGTAAACTTAGAGTCCATTTGTCTTTTCAACTGCATAACTAACTCCAACTCTGCAATTTCCGTTTTCAGTTTCTTCATATATAATAATGCGTTAATGGCATTGTCTTCATAATTTGATTGTTCAATGTTTTTCATATCAATTCTGAAATATTCTTGTTGATTTTCCAAATCTCGCTTCTTTGCAGCTAATCGCTGTTCCAATACGTCATTCATATCACTCATTCCTTCCACAAGAAAACTTGGTTTACTTGATTTATTCAATTGGTTTGTCTAACTCTTTCCCATATACATCTACATAGCCACCATAAGTACTTCCATCTTCGTCATACCAAAAATACCATTCTGTATTTGTTATTCTCTTGATATTTATATCAGATGTTTTTGTGTTATTTATCCATTTTTCTGCTTCTTTAATAGCAACATTCTCATCCGAATATATTCCAAGTACCCTTGCGTTTGCTTCTGGGTGTTCTCCTTTATTATTAATTACTGTATGCACTATTGTATATAACATGTCATCCACTCTCCAATCTATTTAATTCCAGCTTCCTTACACAGTTCTAAAAACTCATCACGGCTAATTTACATTTCTGGTTTCCTACTATTTTTCATAATAGCTACATGGTGCTTCACATTCTCCAGATGACGTACATGCAGGATTTTTACCACACAATCCATTTCCTAGCATATATTTACACCCTTCTTTTCTTGTACCAATATTTCTCGAACCACAATTATTACAATGATATGATTTCTCTTTTTCATCATATCGAATATCCATATTTCCGCAATCTAAACAAATCATAATTTATTTTTATTCTCCATTCTTTTTATTATTCTTCATTGTCATCTGTGTCATTAATCATTTCTATAATATCATCAAGCGAAGTACAATCATCACAAGCTGGCTCATTACAGATTTCTAATATCTTATTATCAACATCAAAGTTAAAATAAATTCCATAATCAACCGCACTTGCATTGATACGGATATTCCAATCCCAAATGTCCTCAATTTCATCATTTACTTTATTTAAACAATATGATAATGCATTAATACTTCTATCAATATCTACAGAATATTTCATATATTTTTTCCTCCAATTTTCCAATGAATCTATTAATTCCTTCCCCATAAGTCATTTAATACTTTCTGATCACTTGGTAGATTCGAATAACTAATTCCAATAGTCTGCAACTTATAATATTCTTCTTTTGTAATGTCGATTCCATAATCTCCTTTAACAGTTTCTCTATAACCGAATTTATCTTGGCATTCAGGTCTGAAGTACCATTTCTTATAAATTGGTTTATCTCCATGTTCCCATTTAAAAAGACAAGTAATTGTTCTTCCAGTAGCAATCTCCGTTGTTACCGATCTTCCAAAATAAGGATTATACTGCATATAAGCTAATTTACCACGTTCAATTGCATCTTGTTTGTCACGCTCACTTATTTCGAATAACTGCTGTGTACCTCTTCCATAAGAAGTGTCATACACTTTACTACTATTCACACCAACGGTTGAATACAACTTAACTCCATTTTTATCAGTTGTTTCAACTCTCTTTACTCGCTCTCCATTGATGTAATCATTGCAAAGTCTATCCATATAATGAACATTTCCTTTTTCATCAACTCTACGAGATACTTTTTTCATATCATAGTTATCTTTAGCTGCCTTTGCAGCACTTCCTGCATAAATTCCTAAAAATGCCAACAATCCACCGAACATATTCATCAGCCACCTTTCTTATATTATCTTCTCCATTTATCCATTTCGTCTACAGACTTCTTGTTTAAGTTATTATACATATCTCTTCTCTTTTTTGCCTCATCTTTCTCATTAGCTTTCCAAGGAAGATAAATACATAAATATCCTGCAATCAAACATCCAATTAACTGTGCCATAATAACTACCTCCGTCATCTTATTTCCGTTACCATATTACTATTATTATATCACTACTATTTCATTATTAATAGTATCAAATATCTCATAGAAATTCTCTTCATAGATACCATCCAGCTTATCAGCTTCCTCATGCTCATTAAGGGCATAAGTCGCATCTTCTAATGAATCGAAACTGTCAATGAAATTTCCACCTTGTCTGTCTCTAATTTGAAACATATAATCACCTCCATTATATTATTCTCCATAAAAAAAACAGACAACCTTTCGATTGCCTGTTTCAAGTCATATATTTATTTTACAGTACTACAACACATACATTATATAGTACCATTTTCCTTCAATTTCCACACATCCCCAATCAGTGCAAGGTTTATGTGTTCTAACCATTTCTCTTACCATGTCAGAATACCCATCATCTGCACAACAACTATCCCATTCTTCACAGTATCCTTCAAGACCTTCTTCTAAATCTCTGTATATAGTCGTGCCGGTTTCAAGATACTTCTTTGCTTCTGCTTTGGTACAGTTATCTTCGAGAAGAATATCCATATCGTCAGGAATGACCTCTATTCCATCTTCAACTCTCATTCCGTCTGCTTTGTACTCTAAATACTCTCTAAGATCATCGACATCATTTACTTCTTCCCATTTGTCATGCATTTCTTCGCCAAATATTTCAACATCTGGTTCAAAATAATCTTTCAGTTCATCAAAACTCATTTCCTTAGTATATTCAGCCTTATTGTCTATGTCAAACACTCTATACTTCATAATACATACCTCCAATCATAAATCCATTATATCAATTCCAAATTCTGATTTCAAGACATTCTCAAAATCTGGATCAATCTCACAGTATCTCTTAATAAATTCATTGTTATTGCATGGTGCAAGTTCTCGATGCACCTGTTCTCTTACATCGCCATTCATAAATATTGCAATTGCTGGCATTGCATATTTACTTATTTCCATTTCATCAACCTCCTTTACACGCACTGTGCAAATAATACACACATTCTCTTAGGATTTGTGTATATTATCTTTTTCTTCGTTACTTTATTATACACAGTAATACTCAATTGCTTTGTAAACAGATTCTGATTTAGCACTATCTGTTTCTCTTTTGTGTCTTTCAATAACATATCATTCATTAGCTCTCCTCGCTTTCTCTAATGAAATTTCCGTTTCATGTTAATCAAGTATGAATCGGTTTTCTTTTACGTTACTTACTCTATAAATTCCATTTATCTCTTGCAAAGAATAATAAGTAGTATTATTTCTTATATACTTATTGGTGATTTTACAAGTAACTAATCTGTCCCATTTTTCTGTTACACAAACAGATATTTTTACTGTATCACCTATTTTATAATCCATTCCAATCACTCCTATCTAATTTAATTCTTGTTTACATTCTTCTAACAAATCGTCTACAGTCATTCCATCTGTATTTCTCCACCATAACTGTAAATTATCGTCTTGTGTGTTAACTTCTGTCAAAGGATCATCGAGCATTGGAATATTTTCATTATCACTTTGCATATCCTGTACAAATGCTTTCTTTGAATCCCATTCATATTCCACATATTTCCTATCACAATTAATAACAACTATATTCAACATAATATTTCCTCCAATTTTTACAGTAAATCATCGTTTCATTGGGGTTTTTATTCCTTATAATTTTTAGCCCACAAGATACTTCCATCATTGTTGCAGGTTAATTCAATCCCATATTTTGTTTTGAACCATAATTCTAGCCATTCAAGAAAATCCCTTGTTACGTTAATAATGCAGCTACTAACACAATTCATATTTGGCAATGCAATTTCCATCTGTGGAATACGTGAATATTCTGTTGCCCCCTCATATTCATATCTGAATGGGCAACCCTTAACCGCTAATTCGTTATTCAATTCCATTACCATTTCTCTTGTTATCTTCATATCAATCTACCTCCGTTCTTTACAGTAAATCCTCATTTCATCAACTCATTATATAAGCATCATTATAAGCTGTCTCTAAAGTTGTAATTTCGTTTATATGGTTATAATCTTTACATACTCCGTTTTTCATTCTTCCATATAATCCAGAATAGTCTTTAACAAGTGTTAATTCATCAAAATATGAATGTTTTATAACTTTTCCATTTAACAGTCCTGTTTCCTTTATTTACTATAAATATCTGATTTAATTTCACTTTCATATCCATTCCTCTTAATTTTGACATAATTATTTTCCTCTAAAGTCTCTTTTATATTATAATTTGTTAATTTCTTCTGCAATTTTCTTCAATACATTACCACCTTCTATTTTCTCAATACTATCTCCATTTTCCCAGATTGTTAAAATTGGGTAATCATTATATTGTGGATCAAAATAACTTTTATCACACATTTTCTTTCTTATCATGTTAATATTTTCTGATATACAAGCAGTGCGCCCTGTGTTATATTCTTCTAATACATATATTTTCATTTAATTTTCCTCCTGAAACTCTTGTTTACTTGTCTAATTTCTTTCATATTTATAGTAACTTCCGAACCATACAAATTCTGGATTCATAATCGTACCAACATTTTCTTTAACCTGACCACTATCTTCAAATCCTTTTTCAGTCATTTGCTCTGCATGTTTATTACGTTCCTCCCTTGAATCATAATGGTATTGTTCTATCACTTCTATATAAGAGGTATGCTCTCCATTTTCATATGAATGTTTCTTGATAATACTTTCTTTTACAATCTGCATACTTTATCACTCCTTTACTTCTACATTTAATGTAATCTCATACTGTTCACCTTCAATCAACCGTTCATTTAATACTTCTGTTTCTAAGGGATAATTCATATCGTCAATAGAAACTCCATTCTTATCTACAAAATCATAAACTCCATTTGCTTCATTCCAAAAATCTCTTAATGTTTTTGCCATAATAAATTACTCCTTATCGTCTTCCCAATAAGCATTTACATCATCTTTGTTATCCTTGTCATCATCCCAACAATCAAATTCACATTTTGCTTTTGCTTTACAATCCCACTTCTTATCACAATAATAACAACATCTGTCATCTTTGTAGCTGCAATCGTCTGTTTCAGGCTTTACATAATTTCCACATTTATACATATATCATCACTCCGTTTCTAACATTCTTCTATAAGTTTTCTCTTATAATAGTCAATATATCTTTTATATTCTTTTACACTGTTATGCACACCACTTGCATACTGTTGATGTACTTTATTGTGATTGTCATATAAAGTAAGGTAAATTCCTTTTCTTCCATCATACATTGAATACTCATGTAGTCTTATATTATATCCTTTAGATGTAAGCTCTTCTTCAATCTGATCTGCATAATCCAATACTTCGTTCCATTCTCTTAATTTCAGCATATCTTATACCTCCATCTCTGCAAAATGCTTCATATCTTCAATCATCTTTTCAGGTGTATTTGCAAATTTTTCTTTCCAACCAGTAAAACAATTTTCAAGATAGTTCTCAAAATTGTCTATGTTTTGTGGTTTCTCTGCAAATTTCCTTAATACATCAGCTATTTGTTTTGCATAATACCTATTATATGTGTTGTTATATTCATCTTCTGTAAGATAACTGTAACTGCTTAAGAATTCTTCCTTTGTAAGATATGTAAAATCTCTCATTTTTTCTTTGTCATCAAGAAAATCTGCGTTTTTAAATTCATTACTCATATGATTACTCTCCTCTGAATCCATTTCTCTTTAAATACTCTATGTAATCTTCAATGTCTGATTTCTTTTTAACCTCAATATCTTCTGGATGATAATATCCATAAAAAGCATTCGTATATACCTTATATGTTTTATTTTCCATATCAACAATGAGGTTATAATTATTTGCACAATCACCACGTTTCTTCCAATTCTTATCAAGCCAAAATAGATGTAATCTCATAAGACTAACCATCCTTTCTATTCTACTGGGATAACATATTTTTTACCTGTTGCTCCGCATTTAGGACAACTATCAATTCCACTTGCATGATTTTCAGCAAGCCATGCTGCACCACATTTTCTACACCGCATTTTTGTTGACCAACCACCATTCTTTTCACTATCAATAGTTCCGTAATCAACAAAACCTACGATCGCATCACAATCAATTACTCTAATTTTCATCGAACCAACTCCTTTGAAATTGCTATTTCAACAATTCTCTAATCATCATTTGAGTCAATTCCCAAGCTTCATTCCAATCTGGGTAAGCACACGAATAATTGTAATCAGAACATGGTTCAAAAGCACCATCTACAATGTTATTGCCTTCAATCATATATTCCATCGCATTTTCACTTTCGGAATCACAATCAGGAACAACAAATATCACAATACCTTTTTGTGTATTTCCATCTAATACAAATCCAAAGCTGTCTCCATCTTCTTTAAGAAGTGCAATTTCTCTCATAAAATTTTCTTTTTTCATTTCCATCACTCCAATCTATGCTTCATAATCAAATTCGCTTAATCCTGTATCGGCTACATAAGCCTGTATAGCTTCAATTTCTGAGTCAAAATTTCCATTATTTATTCTGTAGCTACTATCTTCATCTTCAATTTCACAATCGTAGTGTGCAAAAATTGATGCAAGCAAATTATTTATTGATGTTTTTGGTTTATATCCTTGCTCTCTAATCCACACTGCCATGTAATCACAATCGCACCATTTTTCTTTTGGATATGTACTATAATCTTTTTCTTCCGTCCATTTGCCCGTCCACTGATCTACCACATCAATCACTCTCCAATCTCTTCTGCAATTTCTTTTCGTGTTCCTCTAATTGAGCAACCTTCTGTATCATGTTTTCTCAAAATATCCCAAATTGCATTTTCTTCCTCTTCTGTAAGATAAAATCCTTCCCAATAACCAAATCATCTTTACCATGCTCGATTATAATCCCTGAAATTTTGCACATATTCAATACAGAAATCATCAGGATCATATTCACTGTCTTCAATGTCCCAATCATTCATATATTCTTCTTTTGCGTTATTGGCTTCTTCTTCTGCTTCACTATAGGAATCAAATAATCCCCATTCAAAATCTCCACTATCTCTTAACTGACCGCCATCATAACTAATAATATATTTATACATACTTATCTTTCTCTTCGTCTGTTAAGTGATAAACTCTGTACATTTTAATCACTCTCCTTGCCTCTAAAATACATATTATATTTAATACCTGCTTCTTTCAGTTTCCATCCAACCCAATCTCCATAACACCAACATTCTTCTTCAACTTTTGGATCATTCCAAAAATCATCAAAGGCTTTTTCCGTTACTTCTTTTGCTTTATCAAAATCTTCATCATTTACCAATAAAACTAAATCCATCCACGAATTCATGTCAGAATAAAGATTAATACATCTACGTTCTACTACCATCTTAATCACTCTCCTTTTAATCCCATCCAAAATTTTCAATAACTTTTTCTTTAATATCTTCACTGGACATCCAAGCCCCGCAACAATTACAAATACGAATTGTCTTTTGGACTCTATTTCCATTCTTTTTCCCTTTTATTGTAACTTTAGAATTTGGTATTTTTATATCTGATGCTTCACAAAAATAACATCTAGTCATTTTTAACACCTCCATTTCTAATTAAACAGTTCTTTCCTTTGGTTTACGCAACCTCTTTTATTTCCTTTATTGTTTCTTTCCAACAGCTACCAATCAATCCATAAACTTCATCAATGTCATATCCATGCATTTTACATCCCTCGACACAAAAGATTGCGTATTTAATAGGTAGTTTCACATCTTTATCCAACTCTATTTCTAATACAGAACCACCGCCAGACCAAGGATCATATAATCCGCACATAGTTTCCTTTCCAAGAACCATGTAAGATTTTGAATTTTCATTCTTTCGTGGATCATATTTTCCTTTTTCGTCATACTCTTTGTTCTGTAGTTCGATTAAGTCAAATAAATCAAATAACGGCATTTTTACAAGAAACGTTACGGTTGCCATATGTGATGGAAGATTTTCAAATTCCTGTATGCAGCTTTCAATAAATTTGTCTTTATTCTTATCTCTATCTACATAATATCCGTCATCCCTATGTACTTGTTTACAAGCTTTTCTTAATGCAGTTGCTTTACCTTGTGTTTTTGCTAACCACAGCATAGATGACTCTTTATCAATACTTCCATCTCCTGAATTTCCATACCAATTCAGCACATTATCACAAACACAATCGTAATTCCAATTACCACAATCCACCATAATATTTACTTTGACTTCATTATTGAAATCCTCTGCGTTGTAATAAAAATATGTATTTTCTTTTACATATTCCCATATCTCATCAAAATTATCTGTAAAATACTCTTCTTCTTCATCTGTCAGTTCTTTACGAATATCCTTTTCAAGTTCATCTTCTCCGTACTCTATTGCATAATCCATAGCCCAATCAGCTAATTCATCATTAAAAACCTCCCTTGGATTGTTATGCTCAAATATCTCTTTTAAGAAACTATCAGAAAGTTCTCTTTCTCTATAGTCAGTATAAATTTCGATGCCACCATCTTTATTTACATTCCACATATTCTTTAATATTTCATCTATTCTGGTTTTTAATATTTCCATTTTCATATCAATCAACCTCACTTTCTATGCTATCTTTTCCCACATATCAAAATCCGTATAGAACCGTCCTGTTCCTGAAAATTATTTTTTGTTCTATATATGTCATATTCACTCACTCCTTCCAAAAGCGAGGTGGCTTATGCCACCTCACCTCTAATTCTCTTTGTAAATTCTGCACTATAATCTATATTTTCATTTACAATATTTACAGGCAATACTAAAATCTTGTATTCTTTTCCATTGATAAGCAATGGAGCTTTGCTACCTGTACCAAAACATAAAGGCTTCTCAGAATCAACAATATTAAATGCGTCTGCAAGATACTGTGGATCGAATCCAATATAGAAATTATCCTTCATGTTATTTTCGCTTGTCTCAAATTCATCAAATGCCTCATATTTAAAAGCTCTGATGTATGAATACAAATTTCCATTTTCGCTATGTAATACAACTGGCATTTTATATGCACCAGATGTCTTTCTTAATTCTGCATCATATTTCATTGCTTCAAGAAACTGGTCTCTATTAGGTACAAATCTATAATCATCAGACATATCAAGCATTGAATCTATTTTAAAATACTCTCCATCAATTCTACGAATGACATATGTAAAGTCATTACCTTCAAGTCTAATATATTTTCCATCCTGATAGATTTCAATTTCCTTTTCAGACTTCTTATCCATCAGCCTCTTAAATACAGGAACACACTTATTATGAATTTTTACCGTGTCAAATAGATTTTCCGTTGTCTCATAAATGGTCTGATTTTCAAGTGTTCTCATTCCAATTCTGTAACCGTCAAGAGCTTCAACTCTCTTTGACTTTGTATTAAAATTGAATACCTGCATTATCTTTCGGTTGTCATTATCTGCTGTATATGTATTAAGATTAACAACCGTTTCAAGTAACCAATTTTCCTTTATAGACATGATTTTCTTTTCACTTTCATCCATTGACGGAAGGAAAATATCTGTGTTCTGATAACGTGGGATTGTAACAATTTTCTTTCCACACTTGATATTGATTTTACCTATTTCCATATCCTCCGTAGTTACATCCTCTAATGTAATTTCACCACTCATTTTTGAAATGATTTTAATATCATCCACATCAATTCCAAAAACTCCTGGCTGAGTATCATAAGCATTATCTGTTCTGACTTCTGCCCAATGCTCCATATCAGTTCCCCAAACTTTAAGAATTCCATTTTCATCTATCTGGAAATATAATCTTGTCAGTGTTGAGAGTGTTGCCTTTTTATTAATTGCAGCCATTCCCTTCTCCATCATTACCTTTAAATCCTTTGCGTTCATTGTAAATTTCATCAGTTATCACCTTTTTACCTTTTCTAAAATTTCACTGTAAATTACAATTTCCTTTGACTACATTTCTTCATTATTATATGTATAATCATAATCTCCATATGTTAATCTTGGATTAATTGTAGCTCTTGTTTCAGTTTTCCAGTCTTTGCGGAACTTTTTGGCTTGCTCTTTTGGGGATAAGTCGCCATCATAATATTCCATGTTACCTTCTTCAATTTCCTTTGAGATTTTCATCTTTAACTTCTGCTGAGAAGTGCCAATGAATAACAGTTCCATACTGGAATACTCTTTCCATTCATTGCAACTATGCAAGTAATATATTTGTTTTGCCATATTTTTGTCTCCTTTCAATACAACCTTGACACATACATTCATCAGCCACAATCATTTCTAATTTGTTGTCTTTATCACATACGAATCTGTCAACATTATATTTCCATCCATGACTCTGTACTATTCTGTCTGATCTGTCCCAATAACCAAGATTTTTCATTCCTGTAACAGAGCCGCTTTTATCTATATTTGGATGAACACTAATTCCAAGTCCAGTTGAACCATCTTCAATCCACGCAATTCCATTTAATGTGTCTCTATATAAATTTACGTGTGGTTTTATTTCTCTTATAAACTGTTTCGCCATATAATCATGCTCCCTATCTGCTAATTTTCATACCACTGAAATGCACAATCATACATCATTTTGCCTGTTATCTGGTCTTTAAATGTAGGACAATGCCAAGCCATTCTGTAATCATGCGCCTTACACCATTCTTCAATTACCCTTGTTGTAAGCAGTGTTACATATACATACAAATCTGATCCATACGAAGGATGATACATTTCTTCTTTCGGATAACCTGCTTCAATTAACATTTCCATTAATGTTTTCTGCATAATTCTCGACCTCCCCGCTTTCTAATCTCAGCACTAAATCAAGCACTTTATCTCTATACTTAATCATCTGTACTGCTTTTCTAAGAGTTTCCTTTTCTCCAAACTCATCAGGAATAATATCAATTCCATATTCGACAAGCTGCTTTTCTGCTTCATACATTAAGTCTTTTGCATTCGCTTCTGGAATATAATCTTTCCCTCTTGGATCTGCAATTCCTGCTTTTACATATTCTGGATAACACAAATCAATGAATCGTGGCAATTCATTGTCTAAATCCATCATATATGTATGGTCAGGATCAAGGATGCGTTCAGGCTTACCACTTCCACCTCTCTTTTCCATCCTTTCCGCAATATCTTCTGTCTCGTAAAATTCATTCTCTGCAAGAATCTTCCGCTGAATTTCTTCTGCATTCTCTTTAATTGTTTCATATAATGCCTTTGCATTAAAATAATTACTCTTTAATTTTCCTAAAAAATTCTTATCATATTTAATCTGCGGCATCATAATTATTTCCTCCTTGCCTTTAACATCTGTTCTTTGTATTCTTTTATCTGTTCCATTGTCAACCATTCTGGTTTTTCATTTTCTGCGAATGAGTTCCATAATTTTTCCATTTCATCACAATGTTTTTCGACCGACTTGTAATACAGATGTCCTTCATATCCGTTTCCATTACCTAAGAAATAATCACAATCCATTTTATATCTACTAAGCATCATGTAATCTATTTCTCTTAGATGTCTCACAAATGGTTCGTCACATACCACTTCTTCTGTTACTCTTCTATTTGGTTCTCCACAAATTTCTCCCCATTCTTCTCTATAAGCTCCTGTATATAATTCAAGTCCATTTCTGCCATTGTTTTCATCGAAATACAGCTTTCCGTTTTCGTCCTCATAGCAAGGAACTTCCATATATCCACCGAATCCTACAAATTTTACTTTTAACATACTAATCAACCTATCTTTCCATGTATAACAAACTTGTCATAATTCCCTTCAAAGCATACCAACACTGTTCTGCATTCATATACCCAATCAGTGAACCAGTATCTTTCTTTATATGGAACTGATTGCCACCTTCAATACTGATTACTACGGATATTTTCGTTTTGCTTACTGCATTGATTGCACTGATTTTTCTATCAATCTTTTCATACAGTTCTTTTTCGCTTTTGCTTAAATATCCTGTAACTCCATTATCCCATTTGATATTTAACATCTATATCATCTCCTTATCTCACATATGGAATATCTTTTCCATGCATATAATTTTCACCTCTAAAACAATCACCACAGTATTCCCAAATTTCGTCATCTACCTTTTTGAATGTAGAATATGTTGTTCTGCCTTCTCCTTTTTCATCAATTCTGCTCGAACATGGCTCGCCAATCTGTGAACAATTGCTTCTCATACAAGCCGGTGGTAATAAATCCATAAAGGAATCAATCATATCCTCTGTGAAATACTCACCAACTTCATGTGCATCAAGTCCAAAGTAATGTTCTTTATCTACAATTTCTTTTCCCTTGTACATTTTCGGTTTGTTTAATGGAACACCATCATATTCAACTTCTTCAATCACTAAATCTTTATTGAACCATGCATATGCTTCATAATGCTTTTTATAAATTTCTGCTGCTTTGCGTGTTGGGAAGATTTGCGGATTACCTGCTGATAATCTATATTCTCCGTTGTAATACACAACTTCATATCCCTTAAGTCCTTTTGTCCATCCTGGAATATCAGTTTCGATCACATATCCTTTATCAACTGACCATTCAACTGCTTCATAATCATATTCGTCTACAGGTTTACCAACTGTTTTATGCTTGTAACTTGTACACTCTTCTTTGCCTTTTTCTGTAAGTACAAAATGTTTTCCCTTATCTGCTTTATACCAATTATTCCGTAATTCCATAATTCATTTCCTCTCTTTCTTGTAATAAAATAGGCAGCTAGTAGATTATTCTCCTAACTGCCTTTGCGTTTACTTGTTATTTACTTTCCATAATTTACACTCATTGGATGCCAACTCATATCCAATCCGAAATCATATTCCAGACATTCAATAATTTCATCCTCGTTGAATGCAAGAGCTTTCATTTCTCTTATAATTATCTCCTCGAAATCATCTTCGTCATTAATTACCCCCATAAGATAATTGATGAGATATTTTAACTTTTTACCATGCTTTCTGTAATCTGCTAACTGTTTCCGTGTATTTTCCGTTATCATTTTCCTCACTCCTTATCTAATTTCTTTAAAAGGCTTTCTCTTCACAATTCGTTCATCATAGAACAATGTATATCCGTTATAATAAAATCTTTCTCTTTCATCTGGCTTTGTCCATATAATTGTTTCCTGTTTTAAACTATCGCAAGGAGAAAATTTAATATCTGCCATCGTTGTTCCATTAGATTCATAAATCCGTACTGCTATTGCATAAGGTTTGTTTTCCATTATTCATCACCTTCTTCCTCAATATCAATTTCATCACAATACAATCGATGCTCATCAATACGATTTCTTATTTCAGTTTGGCTTAACGGCACTTCTGACTCAATTATCTCAGTGTCGTCATACCAAATTTTGTTTACCTTGTATTTATACACCTTACATCCTCCTTAGAAATTTTAGTTTCAAAGCTAAATTTAACTCAATGCTGCAAATCTTTCAGATACGATTTTAAAGCCATTTGCCTTTAAAACTTCCACTGCTTTTTCCGTATCTTTTTTAACTTTACGATTATGTTTAAGAATTAAGTTTTCCATTTTGTCGTAATCTTTTGAGTCATAATATGTATGCTTAAATCTAAATCTAAGTTTGGCTATTTCTATAGCCTTTTTTAACCCTTTATTTGTCCATATCTGCTCAAAATGATAATTTGCTGGATTTTTCACTAAGAATACATAGCATTTATCTGCTACAGGTAACAATTTTTCTCTTACTAATTCATCAAAAGCATCATCATATGTTGCGATTGCATATAATTCTTTATATGAGTTTATATCTTCCATATCGACATCTTCTGATAAAATGATATATCCCGTTCTATTTACCCAATGAATGCCTTTATGCCAATATGTTCCATTACCATCACATTCTGTAAAAATACACCATCCATTTTTGTTAATCAATTCTATCTGATCATTATTCACGTCAGAAATTTCTGTATATTTTACCATCTTTATTCCTCCAATTCCTTAGTAAATCTTGTTTCATTCGGCTAATACGCTAATACAGATGTATAATAATCTAACTCATTTTCATCTAATCCATGTTCTTCAGCAGATTCAACGTCTTTCAGTATATTAAAAATCATATCTATTGTCATATCTAATGTATATGATTCCCAATATTCTTCTTTTGTTAAATCATTATCTTCTGAACCGAGAAAATAAAATGCGTTATCACCAATTCTACAGCAAATGCCAATACATCCTGCATATTCTTCTTCGATTGAAACAGTTCCAGATTCAAAACCATTTCTAATCATTTCTCTTGTAATCATGTCCTATCCTCCTATCTTCTAAAGAAATGCGAATTTCAAATACTCATTGTTCCATCAAAATAATCATTTAAGCCTTCAAAATAATCTTCATTTGGCTGTTCCTGATGAACAAATCCCTGTTCGCACTGTTCTTCATAAGTTGCCTTCTGTGTCTCTTCATAAATAATTTCATCAATTCTGTTCATTTCTCTTGCCTCCAATTCTAATGAGATACACAAATTTCTTTACTCTGTATCGCATAATATATATCCCATTCCTGCTAATACATCTAGTGCATTATCATAATTGATTTCCTCAAAATCTTCTTCCATCCATGATAAAGTTCCCTTACAATCGCATTCAGGGCAAGTGTCTTCTCCGTGATTTATCAGCATTACTCTTCCGCAGTTACTGCACACCACAAAATCGCAACATTCGCTTTTGTTTTCATTTGTAACTCTGTCCAATACAATATTTTCATCCATTTTAATCACCATTTACCTTTCTTAAAATCCATAAGAAGCTCGCATTTTTATTTATTCTATCTAAATACATCAATACAAGATAATGGTACATTTAATTCACTTGCTAATTTCTTTCGTGCATTAAATTCACTTTCGGCTTCTACTTCATAGCTTTTCATTGTTACTGTACAAAATAATTTCCATTTCATCATAATCATTTTCCTTTCTAATAAAACACGAATTTTTACAGTTGAATTAATTTATCTTCAATCAATAACTGGTCTAATCGTAAACTACTTTGTTCAACCTCAAGCATATCTTCAAAACCATTTTCTTCAAGAATTTGCATTGCCTTTTCTGCCTTTTCTTTAGTAGAACACTGTGCAAAACAAGTGCCTTCTAACTCATCAATTCCATTTACTTCCCAAATTTGCATTCCGTTCATATATTTTTACCTACCTTTCTAACCCAAGAAAACGCGTTTCACGGTTACATATTTTTCCATTTTTCAACCATTTCTTCATGACCTTCATTTGCCTGAGATTCGGTTGCATAAATATCACAATCCAAATCCATCCAACTTGATACATTTCCATTTTCATCACTTGCAAAAACCATTGTTTCCCATCCGTGATCTAATGTATAACAAGTATCAATCCATACATAACCTCGTGTTCTTGTTTTTACTGTTGCTGATTTTTTCATATTTTTCTACCTTTACCTTTCCATTTCATATTAAATCTCATAAGCATTTTTAAATGCATCTATATAGTTTTCTATTGTCAAATCCTTAATACCTCTTGCCAATTTGCAAAGTTCGCCAGTAGTTATATACTGCGACATAGCATAGCATTCAGGTTTATAATTTACCTGTAGTACTTTGACTGTGTTATCATCCCAATCAATATCTATGTCTGAATAGCCACCACCTACTACAATATAAGCTCTGTCTCGTGGAATTTTTACAAGCTCTACAGACTCTATACAATAGTTTCCTTTTAGCTGTTTTGTCAGCTCTTTTGCGAATGTTTTTGTTGCTCTAATAATTTGCATATGATTTACCTGCCTTTCTTCTAATGAAATATCCATTTACTTATTAAAAACCTCATCCATGAACATTGTGTCTAAATAATGAGCAAGAATGTTAAACTCATTTGAGTTCTGTAATTTCTCAAATAACTCTGCTACACACTCTTTTTCGTTTTGACACTCTTCTGCACTGTCTGAAAAATCTCTGTTAAATTCAAGTAATTTTTCTGCCATTTGAATTGGCGTGTGTTCATACTCTTTCCCCATATTTGTTTATTCCTCTTCTATACTATTTGCGCCATCTGCAAATCCATCATCGTAACCCTTGTTATACATAGGATTCTCAAACTTTGTATTCGCTATTGGTGAATCTTCTTCAATGCCAAAGAAAGATTTCTCTTCCTCTGACATTTCACAAACTTCGTCAAAATATTCAAATGCACTTTCTCTGTCGTCAGAGATTAAGCCATCCTTGAAAAATGTTGCTAACTCTTCAAGTCTGCAACGTGGGATATATCCCTCTTCAGTTTTGTATCTAAAAGCATCAATCGCTTTTGCTAATGCTTCTGCTTTTGATATTGGTGAAAATTCACCAAAGTTGTAATAGATATATGTCCATGCCCATTCACCTTTTGCCTTGTCAAGCCTATTGACTACCGCATATTCATCCATCCGTGTTTTACGGAGAATTAATGCATAATTACCTTTTTCCATTATTACTTCATATTTCATTTTTCTTACCTCCTGCTGCTAATTTTTGATAACACATCCTTGCCACCCTTTAGCGAATGCCTTTTGCATTCACCAAGCCATAACATTCGATTAAGTGACTTAGGAAGACTTATAATATCTCCCTTTTCGTTCTCATATATGTAATGAGAACCTGATTTCCGCTTAACATAATATCCATTCATCTCCATTACTGGATTGACTATACGGATATCATCTCTCCATCTTTTGCTCATTTGCCTTTTCTCCTTTTCTTATATTTGACCGTGTAGCCGTTATCCCAGCTATTATGCATTATTTATGCATATACCATAACTATGCACCTCCTTTGCATATAGTTATTCTCTTAAATTGCCTTCTTTCTTGTTACTTTTTTCTTTGTTGCTGTAAATGGGCTTTCCATTTCGTATCGAACAATTTCAGACAGATAATCAAAAATCTGTGCCTGTGTTTTGTCCATGATATTTTCAACAAAGTATTCAGTTCCTTTACAATGCTTAATCAATGCTTGTTCCATCTCATCTGTTCTGCCTTCGCAGTAAGCATATAATGCTTTCAAGGCACGAATAATTTTTGCAGTATATGCTTTTCCGTTGTAACTATCTGCATAACCATTCCATTTGAGTTTGGTAATAATATTAAGAATATGATCAAGCAATTCTGGATTCATACGAACTAATTCAATTCCATCTGTTATAGATGTGAGCGTTCCAACTTTGTTTGCCTTATTCCTATCTCCTTTGACCGACAAATTGTATTTTTTACAAATATCTCTAAGTGTAATGTAATCCTCATCTCCACTTGTTATCTTTGCCTTATATGTATCTTTTGGTCTAATCTGCGTTCTGCCTTTTGTTTGATTCGTAAATATAGCGATTGCTTTCTTTAAATCGCATTCAATTACTTGTCCTACAATAAAATCTTTTCCTGATTTTACTGCTCCGTATGTTCTATGTTGCCCTTCAATAGCCCAAAGTAATCCCATAAAATGCCAATAAATAGGCAATCCCCACAAATCACTATCATAGTTATTTCCAATAGATAAAGCCTTTGGTACTCTGATTTCCCTTTGCCATTCTGGGTAATGGATGTATTTCGGATCAATACAAATCAAAACCTTATCACCAATCCGTGAATTTACCTTTGCGTTCTTTACAAGTTCCTTTATAAATATTTTCTCTGTCTTTTCGTCAATCCCTGCTGCCTTCCTGATTTCTGCTACTTCTTTTTCTGCTTCTTCTGGAAATAAAAATGTTCTTTTGCACATAACTTTTACCTTTTTAACCTTTCTTAAATTTAAATTTTTTTGTATAAAAATAACGGCTTGCCTTTTGACAAACCGTTTAGTTACTAAATTATTGGTTTAAGCCCAATTCTTTTCGGATTTCTGTTGTCCAATAACGGACATCCTCTAAATCTTCTCCGTTCTCTATGTCAGCATCGAGATTAGTGAGCAAATACTTGATTGTATCATTTAGTTCACCTTTCTCTTTGCTTGACTGAAACTCGCATAAATAATTATATGCATTTTCAGCAATCTCGATTGGTGCGAAACCGCCCTTCCAATGAGCATTTGCATAGTCTGCTATGCAGTAAAAGTCTCTGTAATCTAACATATTAATCAACCTCTCTTCTGCCTGTAATAGTCAAAGTAAGGTTTTGCCTTACCACTACTGTAATTTTTGTGTAACCTTTTCTTTTCAATGAACGGATTGCCTTCCGCTCGTTGTACATTGGAACATTAAATAGTGTGTAACTCATGCTGCATCCTCCTTTAATAATACATATTCAAGATAATCAGTTTCCGTTGCGAATAACTGATACTTGTTTTCGCTTTTCAACCATCCCATATAGCCGTTGGGTACAGTGTATCCTTTAATCATTTTTTCCTCCTACAGTAATGCGGATAATATCTCCGCAAATGATTTGTGTGATTTAGTTTTGTTTCTCTGTTTGCGTTTTGCATAAAGCTCTTCTGCATAGCGCATATTATCATATGCGATCTCTGCTTCAGGTCTTGTGTCTATAATCTCTGCTCCGTTGTACGCTCTGTATACTATTGCCTTTTGCATTACAGTTCCTCCTCTCTTGCGGTGCGCAAAATCCGTGTTACCTCATTTTCTGTTGTTGCATTTTTGATTTTATTAATTACGCTTTCGCTATAGCATAATTGTGTTGCGATTCTGATTGCGTTGTACTTTATTGCTCCCATCTATTTATTCTCCCCTCTGTATGTAGTCAAACCTTTTGATTACATCATCTGTATAATTGGTTTCTGGATTGAAAATTAAATAAGTTGTGATTGTGTCTCCCTTAGTGCAGTCAACACTTTCGTATGAGATATAGCTTCCGTCCTCAAGACTTCCGTTTTTCTCATCGTCTGTGACTTTACCTACACATTTTTCTATGATTAGTTTGCCTTGTCTGTTGGCAAGGATATCTTCTGTAAGTTCAGAAGAATCATAGACTTGACAGATATTATCTGTTTCCGTTTCGCTTGGAATCACGTTTACATTTGGCTCAAAACGGTAACTGTCAGTTGATGTATTGATAGTCAACTTATTTTCGCTTGCATAGTAGTCTATTGATTTGATATCATTGACTGCTAAGTATTGTTTTGCGTTTGGTTTTGGCTCAACTGTCTTCTGTATAGACATTGTTTTGCCTATTAAAAAAGCACTCATTACGAGTGCGGTTGTTGTTAGTATGTATGCAATTTTCGCTTTCATTTTGTTTATTTCCTCCTTTTGGCATAAAAATAGCACCCTTTGCGTTTTACGTTTGGGTGCTTGATTGGTGTATTGGTTATTATATTTGACGCAATTACATTTCGTAATTTGCATCTATAATTTCTATTTGCTCGTCATAATATTTACGAGCATCAGCACAACGGAGTTCATAGTTACTTCCGTTTGCTGGATAGCCTTCAGCTTCACATTGTTCGGCTATCTCTTCGCATTCATTTCTGTACTGCTGTTCGAGTTCGCAGATTTTGTTTATATCTGCCTTTGAATATACGTTTGCCTCTGTCATTGACTGACGCATTTCTTCTATTGTTGGCATAATAATACCTCTCTTACATGGTTTTTAATTTCGCTTGAAGCTCAGCGATTTGTTGCTGAACCTCTTGCTTTGCTTGTTGCTTCTCTATATAATTACTATCTGGGATGAATTCCATTATCTCATCAGGCATACATTGAAAATAATCGCAAATTTTGCATATTGTTTCTGTTGTAACAGATTCTCCATGCAATAATTTTTGCATAGTTGCTCCACTAATACTTGCATTATCTCTAAAATCTTTTTGTTTTATACCTTCACTTTTTAATTTGTCAAATAGTCTATTGTATTCTATTTTCATTTTTTTATATGCCTCCAATGTTATTCACCTCCTATTTTAGCATATAATTTTGCTTTTGTAAAAGGGCAAAGTTTGTCCCTTGCCCTTGGCAGACTACTCTTTTACATTGAAATTTTGTAGAGTATATTTTTCCAATGTGCAACACATATAACAGAAAATAGCGTTTTGATACAGTTCGTCATCTTCTGCAATACGTTTCCAGTTTGCACGAGTATCATCTGCATTTGCCTTTAGTCCTCCACCATATTCCTGCCATATAGTATAACGTGAGCCTACGTTCATTTCAGACAGCATTTTATCCATCTGACGTAAAGACTCTATTCTACGGTTTACAGACCATTCATTGATTTTTAGCATGGTAATCCTCCTATTTTGCCTTTATAATTTTACCATACTATCGAACCTCCATCCTAGTGCTAATATGCACTATAAAAGGCAGACTTTTAGTGTATTCTGCCTTTCGGTACTGCATACTAATCTCTAATATTTGACGCAACAACTGAAGCATTTCCCTTGCCATACCAGTGCGCAGTTTCCGTTACTTCATTCCAACGCAAAGGATTATTGATCTGATATGTGTTAATTCGTGAACCTGTTCCCTTTTTATGCAAAGCATAACTTTTCATCATATTTTGGCAATCATCAAATGACAGATTTTCTCTTTGAATTTTAGGAATATAGCCCAACTTTTCGCAGACAGATTTTACCCATTTATAACATGGATGGTCTACATTTACTAGGCACAAAGTCCAACGTATTCCATTGAAAATATTTATAGGTAACTTTCCGTTAGTGAGCCTGTAGTCATTGCATACCCAAAATATGCGTTTACCTTGATTGTCCGTAAAACGTCCATAGATTGAGCCTGGATAGATTGCAAAATTATCTGGAAATTGTGTAACAGTTCCCTTGCATAATCGAATGTAAAATTTTGGTTCGTGTTTGATTTTTGACATGATTGTACCTCCTGCTTAATAATTTGCAATCCTGTTTCTTGCGCTTTGAATTTGCATATTTATGGATAAAGTGCCTTTTGTGAGCCATTCAATCCACAATGACTTGATTTCTTCACAATCAATTTCAGTTGTATTGTATAGTCTGAAAATAAAATTCAGAATATTTTCATCAGTTTCTGCATATGTATTTTTACCTCTAAAGTCACGGTATATTTCGTGACAAATTCCATACATATCTAATGTATTCATAATGTTTTCCTCCTAATTTCAGACAGACTTTGAGCATGGATTTTTCATTTTAAAAGTTAAAGGATGAGCAGGGAATCGAACCCTGCACACCTACTACTTGCGCAGTATCATCCTATTTTGTTTCAGTTTTCTCTTCTGTAGTTTCCGGCTTAATAACCTCATGTTTTGACGCATTATCTAATACTACTGCACAAAGAGTTGTAAAAGCTGCAATCTGTACTTTTTTATTGCCTGACTTGTCTGTATAGTTAAAGTCGGAGAATTTTACAATTTCTACCCCATCCTTCTTAGACTTAGACTGCTCACGTTTAGCAGAACCGCCAAAAGTTGCAAGGAAGTTGCGGAGATCTTTATCTGTAAAATCGGATTTTTTGGTCTTAATGCCGTAGAAGTGATCGCCTTCAGAACCGATTAACTTGTTGAATACAGGACGTAAAGCGTCCTTTAAGTCCTTCATAGAACCCTTATTATAGTAAGCCTGTACCGCCTTGGAAATATCAATACCACCTTTTTCAGTGTCGAAAATATCATCATCAAGCTGTACATTTTTATAGATAGCATGAGCCATTAAAGTAATATGTACACGGTCAGTTGGACAAAGTGCGGTCACGTTGTCAATCGGTAAAAGTGTACCGATTTCTTCTTTTAAAGCAATAATTTCTTCACGGTCTTTGATGAATTGACCTGCATCGTTGCCTAAAACCTGATTAATAATATTAGCGTCACAAGTCATAACGTCAATATCAGCGTGTGCATCCTCTAATGCTTTTTTGCCATCCTTGAATGATTTTTTATCCTGCATCCGTGATAATTCTTTGTTACGAACTAAAGTTCTCACATGTCCTGCAAAGTCAAAATTTGTGTCCTTTAAAGAGTTAGTTTTTGAGTAGAATTTTTCAGATTTTAACATAATGTCTCCTTCTCTCATTTAACGCATGAGTGCAATATATTTTTATTTTTGGTAAAAGTCGCAATCGGATTTGAACCGATTCTTAAATGTGCTTAATTCACAACCGCTTAAAAAAGCGTAGACTGAGCCTGCTCAATGCGACTGTATAATTCAACATTTTTCATGTTTACTTGGTGGCTTATTATTGTAATGTGCGGATGTGTTTATTGTAATAATTTACAATTACACTGTATAGCTTGCGTGTCTTGCTATACTTATGTCGTATTGCCATATTTTTAACGCTTGACATATAAAGCGGTACTGTATTATTTAATCTTATTAGGTTGATACAACCTTTTTAAATGTGGTATAATAAACCTGCTATGTAATTTAATGTTTTTACCACAAACAAGTGATACACTTGTAAAGATTATTTAATACGTTTATAAGTTGCTATGTAGGTTTCAACAACTATCTAAAAAAGATAATAACGTTTATTTCCCACGTGTCTAAATGGTAAATAGTTCGTGCCCCCGAACCTGCTACATACTAACTTAAGTACTAGTTTTTTGTTACTATATGAGTTTATCAAGGTTTACACCTACAATTCTATTAGTACCATTCTACCATTCTACGGTGGTACTAAGACAGTTGAGTTCGCTGTCGTGACTTTATCTCACATAGTTTTCTGACATACATTTCATACTTGCCGTGTCCGACTTGAAGACCTACTCTTCAATGTTTTTCTCGTGTGGTATATGACCTTTTTATCAGTGCTGAGAAAATAGCACTCTTGCTATCATGTAGCAAGTATTACTTTATTGACTTGTCAATCACTATTAAATGAAATAGTAATTAGGTTTCCGACACCCTTGACGTATGAACTTATAATGGGACTTGTTTTATGTCCTATCCCTTAGGACACTTGTATAATAATCCTTTTTTCAGAGTTTTTCAAGTCTTTTTTATGAGTTTTATTAATTTGTTAAAATTGTATAGTTTTAATATAGTTTTGGTGTGGGTTATTGTGAATTATTCACAATTTGTTGATAACTATGTGGATAAGTTTTATTTGATTGTTGATAACTTATAAAAATGTGGATAACTAACGATAACGAAACTATATCAGATAATAATATCAATACTATCTAACATAGTTTTTAAAACTACATATAATGGTTTTATAGTTCTGAAAAACAGTGGTTAATATATATCTATTAGACACTGTTTTATCGAACTACTGTTCGGTGGGGGTGGCAAAAACTAGAATCAAACATATGTTCTTTTATATTTCCAATAGCTGATTATTCTACATACTCACTTAATTTTAAAACTCTCAAATTCCCAACAAAATCAAGCAAAATCCCAAATCCCCCTCCTCCAAACCCTTTATCGCACCCCATATCGTCAAAACCCACTAAAATCAAGCATTTTCCCAGCTTCATAACCCAAAAAATCAAACCTCATCCCACCAAAAATTCATCCACGATTCCAAAATCTTCCTTATTTATAGGCACTTTTACCGATAACGATTTTCCCAGAAAAAATTCCAAATCATATAGGGGCTACCATAAAACTACACATAAAACTATCAAGACAGTAATTACACTGTCTTATTTTTATGCCAAAATATACACCCACGCTCTCTAACGCTCATATTAGCCCAAATAAGCCATTTTAATTCTTAAACAACAATCTCTCCACGTGCTTTCTTTTACACACCTTAAAAGCTAAAATACAATGTCATATTTTTTTAACCTCAAATCCCAAATTATACAATATAGCTAAACACTCCATCAATAATGTAACGTATTTTATACAAAATGTATAATATCCATTCTCATAATACTCTCTATAAGCTGAAAATCTACTATCCTGACAGTGTGTAGAAAATTCTAACCTACTACCCTTACACTTTATTGGCTAAACAATATATTTTTCAAATCTACTATTCCAATAAGGAAAAAATAGCAATGTATGTAATATGTGCGTATATGCGTATATGCGCCAGCATAGATATAGTCCCTTGATAGGGACGATCTTTTCGCAGCGTAAGCAAGAGAAGAATATCTCTAGGGTAGACAGACAATAACAAGCCAATATCAAAGGAGAGAATAATATATCAAGGAGGAATTACATGATACAAGAAAACGAAATACCAAAATATCTTAAGCAGAAAGAAAGTAACATCTCAAAGAGTAACCGAAAATCAAAGCACAAGCATCAATATGAAGAATGTCTGATTCAATACAGATCCACATTTATAGGAAAAACTTGTCTTAATACAGGTTTATATACCTACTGTACTATTTGTGGAAAAATAAATGAGCAATTCAAGGAGAGCAAATCTATTGTAAAAGATTATATCAGAACAGTAGATACTCCAATAGGTAAATGCTACTCTCATATTTCTGGTGAAGAATTATATGAAAAGTACCATAATAAATTGCCAGTATTCTTTGTAGAGGATATTTTTAAAGAGAAGTATGTTGATTTGGAGCAAAATAATAATTTAAAGAGAGAATAGAATTATAGGTACGTCATATATGTACCCAAATGAAACCATCAATCCAAAACACCATGTACCTAAATCAATCAATAACAATCAAACAAAAAATTATGGAGCTTGTATGAAGCATAGCGAAATACAAGCGTAATAGTCTTCTCTTGATAATATGAGTCTATATAGATATAGACTGCACAAAATTGATAGCTGGGATGTACCCAAATGAAGTAAATTTTCACTTTTAGGTACATACAGTATGTACCTAAATGAATTTTTAATAATTTCATACAAGTGCAATTTTTAATGTTTTGTGAATTCAAATGGAGAATATACTATTGAATCACTTATCACACTCTCATCTCACAAATTGTAACTGTAAATTATGTTTTAGAAGAAAGGAAAGAAAAATGCAACAATTTAATATTGATGAATTAAAACCACATCCAAGGAATAACGAATTCTTTGATGATATTAGTGGTGAAAAATGGGAAGAACTTTTAGAGTCTATACGAAAACGTATTAAGGATAATAAGCGTGGAAATATAGAGCCTATCATTATTACACAAGATAAGGTTATTGTATCAGGACATCAACGTGTAAGAGCTTTTAAGGAGTTGAAAATACCAACTATAGAAGCAGAGATTCGTATTTATAAATCAGAAGATGATGTATTACTTGATTTACTTGAGTCTAACATTCGTAGACGTGGTGAAATTGGTGGCTCTGCTAAAAAGGTAGGTAAACGAATTAAAGAATTAGAGAGATTGTATGGAATACAAAATGGTGGAGACAGAGGGAATCAATATAAAGTGGCAGAACCGAATAATTCGGCTCTGGCAAAATCTCAATCCGACCTCGCCACACAAATGGGTATATCAGTAGATACTCTTCAGAATTATAAGATGCTTGCTGATATGATACCAGAATTAGATGAATTGGTCACCACAGGAATTGTAACTAAAACTACTGCCCTTGCTATAATGCGTAATCTATCTGAAGATGAACAGGTTGAACTCATCTCTTCTATGGATACTACTAAGAAAATAACAAAGAATGAAGTTCAAAAATATATCAATGAGATAAAACAGCTTAAAGAAAATCCTCCTATACCATCCGATTATGAGTCTACGAAACGTGAACTACAAGATTACAAAAAAGATTATAAAAATCTTATGACTCAGTTTGATGAAAAGGTTTCAGAATTACAATCTTTAAGGAAGCAAATAGAGAATATGAAAATAACAGAACCAACCGAGCAATATAACAAAAAGCTTAAAGATTCAACAATATTCTTCTGTTCTAAAGTGGCAGACTTTATTGAAAAGACAGGTGGTTATGTTTGGCTTACAGATCATTTGAATGAATTACCAGATTATGAGAAGAAATCTTATATAAGTGCCGTAAATGCAGTTTATTCATGGGCAGATACTTTATTAAACAATATTAACAATTAAATTTAGGAGGATTAATAATGAACGAAATGACAAATTACAATGGAAACAATGAGAATTTTGATATGCAGCAGTTAATGAATATTACTGGGCAGACAGCTATGAATGTAAATAATATGAGTAAACAGTTAGGGGTTGTTGCAACAGCAGTTAATTCATTAACAGATGATGTTAATACAATGAAGGAAGATATTATTCAGCTAAAAGAAAATGAGGAAATTACTACAACTCAGCAGGAAATGATTATTGAACTAGCTAGAAAACGAGTGATAATTATCATTGGTGAAGATCCGTTAGAAATCAAAAAGTACTTCAAAATTTTTATTCAGAGGTTATATAAAGATACAAGACAAAACGCTGGATTAGGTTCAAAAATAGCAAGAACTAAGAAATGTGATTATCAGAGATGTGTTGATTACATAGAAGCATGGCTTCCAAGTTGTGGATGTGTTGAATTAAGAGCAAAAGCAGACGCAAATGCAAAGGCTCGTTTAGAAGCAAGAAAATTAGGTTACGCATCCTGATAAGTAGTGAGGTGATACGTCTTGCCAAACTATGTAAAAATACCACGAGAAATCATTTATGATAAAGATCTTTCGTCTAAACGTGTAATAATCTTCTCATATCTTTGTGCAAGGCGTTCACTTGATGACACAGTGGCATTTTCTACAACAGAACTTTGCCACTGGTCTAAATTAAAACCTAACTACAGAGATGGAAAGATAAATCAAAAATATTATGAAGTTCTATTACTTCTCTCTCATTATGGATACTTTGAATCACGTCAAGATTTTGAGAAATGTCTAAAAGAAAAGACCAATTCGGTCAAATACCAACAAGTAAAACTTAATATAGAAAAATTCGATGTACCTGACAAGTTTGGAATTATTTATTTTGATGAGTTAAATGCAATATTAAATTTCAAAGAAGAATTGAAAGATAAAGAGATTGATACTGCAAGAATATCATCAGCTTATATCTTACTTGTACTCTCTTATATTCGTGTTAATTTGAATCGAATGGATGGTAAACCACTATGTTGTTATAGATATTTTAAGACTATTTCAGAAGATATTGGACTTTCTGAAAGATATATCAGTCGCATAGTTAATATTTTAGAAGCACTCAAAATTGTAAAATGTCAGCCTATGAAGAGAGAAATATATATTAAGGATGGCAAAGAAAAATATGCTACTACTCCAAAGGTGTTTGCTGATTACAGACATTTTATTCATGATGAACATGGACAAAGGATTGATAAAGAATATAGTCCTGACAAAGAAATAAAAAAACAGATAGAACTTTTGGAGAATAATAAAATATAGGAACTATAAACGCAGCACTCAAAGGAGCTGATTACAATGAACAAATTATTTTTAAACAGTAAAGGAGAATTATTAAATGAACAGAACTGTAACTATCGAGTCAAAGAATCATAAATATGCAAATACATATGGTGGAAATATTTGTATATCAGATTTTTGCACTAATTATGAAGGTAGTCGAAATATTGCAGAACGTATTGAATCTGCATGGCGATTTGATAGGTCATGTGTAAGAAACAGAGTTGTATTAGATGATTATAAGGAGAGACAAAATAATGGCAGATATAAATATGAGCATATCAATTGAGGAGCAGGAAATTTGTATTAATGCAATGCGTGATGAAAAGTTTGCAACAATATATGCTTCCGATTCTACATATATTACGAAATTGGACAAGTTATGTAAGGAAAGCCCTGATATGTACTCTCTTATCGAAGATACAGGTAGAGGTAAAAAATATTTATTAAAGGATAAAACGCTTATCAGCTTTAGGGCAAAGAAAACAACAAGAGTTATGACAGATGAACAAAAGAAAGCTTCTGCTGAAAGACTTCGCAAGGCTCGTGAGAATAAAAGTGTCTGAGATACCCTTTCTAGTCAGAAATTTACTATTCTGACAGTACACAGAAAATTCTACTCTTATTCATGGAGAAATACTTGTCTAAGAATACATTTTTCAAATTACAATAAACAACAATAAATAGAAAGAAGGATTATATTATGTCAAAAAACTATTACCAGGGAACGATGATTACAGTTGAGTTACCAAAGAATCAATATAAAGGTTACGTGGTTGATTGCGTATATAGATATGTTAAGAATATGAACAAATATGCACTGAGTATGTGGCTTCGTAATACTGAAATTGACGACAGAATGCAGATTTGTTCACAGGAAATTAATACTCAATATATTACAAGCACAAGAGAGACAATAAAGAAGGATGTGTGTGCAATCGTTGAACAAGCTGCCAATAGTTCATACTTTGACAAGTCGATTGAGACCTATGAGTATACACAGAAATGTTTTGAGCGTGGCAATGCTGAGTTTGAGAATGAGGAGAACAGATCATGAGCTGTCCATATTGTAGAGGAATAGGTGAACATGATTACAGATGTCCTCTTTGGCAGCCAAGTAAAAAGGCGAGAGTTAAGTGTGGTTATTGTGATGAGTATATTCTTGAAGGTGACGATTACGTTGAGATTAATGGATGGACTTATCACAAAGACTGCTTAACTGTTAATAGGTTGCTTGATTTAATGGGAGTTATTACAAAGGAGATGTCGTATGAATTGGATTAAAAGAAAGATAAAATGGATTATTTATAAACTTAATGGACTTGTACCTAAGATACATAACTTGCCTGACGTTGTGTATATTAAGTGGATTGGTGAAGAATTCATTATTAAGAAGTAAATAGAAATTTCATTTGGAGAATATATAAGTGTAAATAAAAAAGGAGGATTCAAAGTGTATTGTTTTCAAAAGAAAGATGGAACAGTAAAGAAATATTACAAAGAAGCCATCGACTACATTCTGACTGCAACAGTTCAAAAACATGAAATAATGGTTGGAAGATCTGATGAAGTTGGAAAAATATATGAATGCTATACAACTAAAAGGAAAAGATTTTTAGAACCAAAACGAAACGCAATTCAATCTAAAATCATTGACATATGTGCTGAATTTGGTTGTTATACAAATCCGTGGTATAGCGGTTATCAAGAAATTTCAATTGAATTGCATGGAGATAATGTGGAATTTATGCTAAATGAACTTAGAAAATATTAATAATAAACAAAAGGAGGATTTATGGCTGGTGCAGTTGAAAAAGAAACCAATTTTTATCTATATAAGATTATAGATAAAGACGAATTAGTGTATATTGGCAAGTCAACTAATATTGATAATAGAATTGAAGTTCATAGCGTTATAAATAATTATTTTGATAAAAATATGTATTTTACATGTAGAGGAGAAAGTATATCAAATTTAGTTATTTATATTGCCAATGTTCCTGACGAATATCTTTTGTCAATATATGAAATAACATTAATTTCAAAATATAAACCACTATATAATAACAGTGACAAGTATAATACAAAACATCTATTAAAGTTACCACAAATAAATTGGTTTCCATATGTATCAAAAGAAAATTGTGAAGCAATTTATAGCATGAAAACAGGTAAGATTATTGATTCTTGCTTAATAGATACACCACTGAAAAGATGGAATATTTTAAAAAGAGTTACATATGGAGGAAACAAATGTTAGATACACAGATTAATATGTATTCAGTTGATACTGGTCATTTTTATAGTAATTCAGAAAAATACTTACATGAAATGAATTGCAAATACAGGCAAGAAAGAAACTACCTTAATAACAAACTTTCTGAAATGGAAAAAGATTTTAAAAAGATAGGTTTAACAAAGAAAGATTTTTCTAAATGGAAACAATGTTCAATAGATGACTATTACAATGAAGACAATGATGATATAAAGGAATATTTGAAATGGTGTTTACTGATTCAACACAAGAGAAAAAAAGCAAATCAGTCAAAACAAAAACTTCTTACTATTCTATCAAATAAAATGACTCAAAAAGAAGCTATGTCTCAAAAACTTGATGAATATAAATCTAATAATACTCCTTATAATAAAAAAATTGAATTAAGAGAATTAAGATCGGATGAACTTAGAGATACAAATGTTATTTCTGTATTTGAATCAACTCTTACAAGAGTTATTGGAATTCAAAAAGATGAATTAACTACTGATTTGTTGGTTGTTCAAGTTTATTATTTTGATGTATTTAAGGATTTATCATTCTTTGGATTCATGTTTAATGGAGAAAAATATAGATATTTTACTTCATCAGCAGGTCAGATTCGTAAGAAAAAAGCAGTATTTATTAAAGAGTCTACTTGGAATAGAGTTGAAAAAACTATCATGTGCGGTCTTACAATAGATAAAATCAATTCAAAAGGTGGAAATAACGTTAATAAGCATCTCGCTTATATGGCATTAGCAAATTCAGCAACAGATCAGTGGATTGATTTTGATATAGACAGATGTATTGTAATTGACGACTTTGAAACCAATGTTCCAGGTGAATTTGATTTGATTGATGAGACAGATTATTCAATCACTAGAACTAATGGTGTTGTACCTATCACTCATACAGACGGGGCGGGAATGATGCTACCAAGTGTAATGACTAAAAATACAATGTTTCGTGCGCCTTGGGTAAAGGGATTGTTAGGGGTTTTCGATTTTAAGAAATTTATTGATATTAACAACTACTCTCCTATCATTACAGATATTTATGGACAAGATCATGATGTGATTGAAGAAGATATACGAATAATTTTTACGAAGAGTCAGTTTAAAATGTATAAATTCTACGATTCATGGGATGAATATAAGACATATTTTAAGCAATATCATTGTCAAGCAGGTCGTTGTAATACAGAGGAAACCAGAATAAAAAATGCAAAAATTAATTATCAGATGTTGCAAACATTAACTGATATAACAGATGAAGAAATTGATTTATTAGCTAAAAAATCTATTGATAAGATTACAAATATTTGCACTTCTAAAGAGACAATGATGGATGTTTTAGGTATAACTCCATATAATACTAATCTCACAGCTCTTCAACAAGCAATTAAACTATATCCACCTTTATTAAATGATTCATATGTTAAAGACACAATTCGTGAAATCAAGAATAGTCTCTTAAAAAAATACAGAAGCGGAAAGCTTGATGTAAATGGTAAGTATACATTTTTATTACCAGACTATTATGCAGCATGTGAATATTGGTTTGGACACATAGATGTTCCAAAGGGATTATTGGCTGATAAAGAGGTATTTTGTTGGTTATTTAAACAATATGACAAACTTGACTGTCTTAGAAGTCCTCATTTATACAAAGAACATGCAATTAGATTTAATATAGCGAATAAAGCATATGGAGAACGTGTAGATAAAATCAGAGAATGGTTTACTACTAATGCTGTTTATACAAGTACATATGACCTAATTAGTAAGATTCTCCAATTTGATGTGGATGGAGATAAGAGTTTAGTTGTTGCTGATCCTGATTTCATTAGAATTGCTGAACGCAACATGAACGGTATTGTACCACTCTATTACAATATGAGAAAAGCTGAACCTCGTTTATTAAATAGTAAATCTATTTATGAAGGATTGAATGCAGCTTTTACGGGTGGAAACATTGGCGTATATAGTAATAATATCTCAAAAATCTGGAATAACGATGTATTTATTAATGGAACTGAAGAAGAAAAACAACACGCCACCGATTGCATAAAAAGATTATGCTGTCAGAATAATTTTGTTATCGACTTCGCTAAGACCTTATATAAGCCAGAATTTCCAGAGAAGATTGGAGAAGAAATTAAGGAGTTCACAAATGAAAAACTACCTGCTTTCTTTGAATATGCTAAGGATAAAGATAAATCTCAGGTATGTGAAAGAAATGAGAGTTTTGTAAATAAGCTATATTCTCGTATTCCGAATAAAGCAATTAATACTAAGAGGATGGATTTGGGAGATTTTAAATATGAAAAAATGATGGATAACATAAATATAGTGTGTTCAAAAGAAGTATCAGACCTATATGATGAATTGAGTAAGAAATATAGATATATGGTAAATATGAAAGATGAATATATTGATAATCTTCATTATGTAGCTCAACAGATAAGGAATCAATTTTCTGAATTAGGATATTCTGATGAAATAATAACTGATATGCTCATTGATTATTTATATGGAAATGAAAAACGTTGGAAACAGTTATTATGGTTTTGCTATGGAAATAATATAGTTCAGAATTTAAAGAAAAATATTAAAGTAAAAAATACTAAATTTGTTCAATGTATTGATTGTGGAGAATGGATTGAAGTTGATATTGACAGTAAAACCATAAGATGTAATCTTTGTCAAAGAAAAGAGAGACAACGTATAAATCATGAAAACTATATAAGAAGAAAAATTCAGACTAGTTGATATGTGTTGATTTCGTCCAATTTAAGTGGACTATTTCAAAAATACAAAATAGAAATAGCCCACTGTATATGGGTTTTCATTTGTGTGTATATGAAAACATCATATCGTACAAGGCGTTTATGCCAATTTACAAATTTTAGATATGATTCTATAAACGAATTCGTGAAGATGGGAGGAAAATATTTGACTATCACACAGGAAAAGTTAATAAAAGAAATAGCAGATAAAGAAGATATTCAAGTGGCGACAGTCCGTAAAGTATTTAAACGTGCAGAGAAATGTATTTTCGCCTACTTATCTTCTACTACTCCCACTGAAAATACAGTGGTAAAAATTTTGGATGGGTTAAGTTTGGAATGTAATTATATTCCAGAACATGAAATTCATACATATGATAATATTCAATGTGAGGCAAAAATTTGGACAAAACCAAAAGTCACACGTTACTATAACAGAAAATTAAATGGATATTTTGATTAAAACAATGAAATCAGTTTTTCTTGGCTGATAAAACAGAGAATAATAAAATGTAAACACCTTAAGTATATATTCATTGTACTTTACCTTTCTACAATCGGTGACTGTACTACAGTTCTTGTAGTATGGTCACTGATAATTCTTAAATATTATAGCGGAATGACGAGCAATGGAAGCTCACTTGGCTCATAACCAAGAGTATGCAGGTTCGAGTCCTGTTTCCGCAACTCTCCTACTTGTAGGCGGCAGGTTTCGTGTCGTTAAATAAACTTAGCAATAAGGATAAAGCAGGAATGTCTTTAGTTTGCATAAGACACTGCGACTGCGCATAGTAGTTTGACGGAAAACACAGATAATCTATACCAAACCTAAAATCAGAGGGCTACTGCTAATGATATGGCTTGGTAGGGGTGATGAAAAACGCCCTGTATTAACATGGAAACATGGGTATAATTACTGTCTTATTGGTGCGATTTCCGCAAGAAAAAGTGCTGATATTGATTATTGCAATGTTTCTTAATGCGAAAGCAAGGAACAGAACAATGAAGCAAGTCGATAGCAAGACGAACAGAATGGTGATGATTGGGCTGTACTCAAAAGGTACAGATGGTCAAATGTACACCTCATCGTTCATATTATGCGAAATATTAATTACAACATACTTTTGAGAAAGAAAATATAATGCATATTTATATTAAAGATAAAAAATTAATAAAAGAACAAGCAAAAGTGTGTATGACCGCAAAGAGACAAACAACTTATTCATCTGCAATATGATGACATATAGCACTCGCAAGGTACTATATGAGAAAATACAAGTAGACGCAACCGTAAGAGATTTGCACTCTCTGAACCTCGCAAGGGACGATGTATCGAAAGGAAATCTATAATGCTTTGTGGTAAGAGTTTGCCAATTTTTGCAAAATTGGTGTTGTTGTTACCTACAGTCTAATCGACTGTGTGATAAATTGTGTCCAACCACAATAGATGGTAACGTGTTAGGTCAATATCTCAGCCTAAAGAAATAAAGTCTCATACTTCGGTATGGGATTTTTTATTTTGAGTGTGTAGCTCAGTTTGGCAGAGCACGTGACTTTTAATCACGGTGTCGATGGGTTCAAATCCCTCCACGCTCACTACTATCCTACTTTGTAGGAAATAAATTAAAGGATGTGAAAATTATTTTATTAATTAACAAAACAGAAGCTTTTGCAATGAGGGAGCTTATTGGGAAAGAGAATGTGAAAAAGACTTATAGTGGTCATGCAAAATACTATCTTGTTGAAGATGACCAGAATTTAAAAGCTTTGAGTGATTATAGAAAAAGTAAAATCGTTGGATAGAGACGAAATCTAAAACGAAAGGTGGTCGGAAACCATCGCAAAGAAAAAACATGAAGTAAAAGTAGAAATTATTGGAGGTAACGCTGAAGGTGTTACTGGTAGTTGTACTCGAATAAAAACTTCTGAACATTGCTATCTTTTTGAGTGTGGAATGATTCAAGGTAATCATACTGTGCTTGAAAATTATAGAGCCAATATGAAATATATTCAAAAAGTAAGACCACAAGAAGTCGAATTTATTATTGTTGGACATCTTCACGCAGATCATATAGCTATGATTCCAACATTATATGCTCGTGGAAAATGTAATGCAAAAATAATTGTACCTAAAGGTTCAACTTCGATTCTAAAAGAAATGTGGCTTGATTCTTCATATATTAATTGCAGAGATATTGAAGTCATAAATCTTAAAAATGAAAGAAATTATGAACCATTTTATACTGAAGATATTGTATATAAAGCACTCGAATTTGTTCAAGAGATTGATTCTGATAAGATAGTAAATTTATCTGATGAACTTGCTATTAGATATACTGACGCAGGGCATATTCTTCTATCCAAACAATGTGAGGTATATATAAACGGAGGTTCACATACTAGAAAAATTCTGTTTTCAAGTGATCTCGGTAATATTGCCACACAAGATACAAGAGTTTTTGTTGAAGATTTTAAACCTGTGTCATCGGCTAATATTGCAATAATGGAATGTACTTATTGCAGCAAGGAAAGACAATGTACTAAAGAAACATATAAAAAAGATATAGAAAAAATTAAATCTGTTATAGAACAATATTGTGTTGACAACAATGCAAGAGTTCTTATTCCGTCATTTTCACTTGACAGAACTCCATATATCTTATGGATTTTATATTCCCTATTTGGAAAAGATAAAAATTTCAAAGTACCTATTTTAATTGATAGTCCATTGGCAAATAGATTGTTAGACTGTTACTCTTCTATTCTTAAAGGTGATAAAAAAGAATTATTCGATGAAATGATGTCATGGAAGAATGTTCAAAGAATTATTCAACCAGAAAACAGTAAGGCAGCTATTGCAGATAAAGGTGCAAAAATCATTCTTAGTAGTTCAGGAATGTTGACAGCAGGGAGGTCAATTAAGTGGACTCAGAGTATTTTACCAAGAGAATCTGATTGTATCTTATTTATGGGATATTCTGGTGAAGATACATTAGCATGGAAAATAAAACATGGTAAAGATAACAAAACAATTAATATTAATGGCAAACCTTTTAAGAACAAAGCACAGATTTACGATTTGAAGTCATTTTCTAGTCATATGCAGCGACAAGATATGATTAATTATTACAAATCTATAAATTGTGAAAAAATTTATTTAGTTCATGGTGATTCAAATAAAATTGAGTTTAAACATGATTTAGAAGATGCAATATCTGATTGTCTTAAATCTACAAAAGTTATTGCTGTTAATAGCGGTACAAAAATCTCATTATAGAGAAATATTACGAAATTGGAGGCTAAATGCCTATGAATAAAAAGAAATTAGAAACTGCATATTTAGATATTGCTATTCCACAGAATGCAGAGAATTTACAGTTACCAGATCCATCATTATTGCAATTTTATAAGAATTATGAAAATAGAATTCTTTGGATTGATGACGAAATAACTACAATGACGTTGGAATATGCAAAGATGATTATGCAATGGAATTTTGAAGATAAACAGAATAATATCCCTAAAGAGGTTCGTACTCCGATTAAGGTTATATTCTTTAGTCCAGGTGGCGATTTAGAAGTGAATAATTGTCTTGTAGATACAATTCAGCTTAGTGAAACTCCTGTAATTGGAATAAACGTAGGTATGGCTGCATCAAGTGGATGTTTTATATATCTTGCTTGTCATAAGAGATATACATTTCCAACTGCTGAATTCCTTATTCATAAGGGTGCTGGTCAGTTTTCAGGAAATTATGATGAGGTTGTTGCAGCTATTCTGAATTATCAGAGACAAATTGAAGAACTTGGTAATTTTGTATTAGCAAGAACTAATATACCCAATGATGTGTTTGAAGAACACTTCTCTACAGATTGGTATTTGTCTGCAAAAGAGGCAATTGAACTTGGTGTTGCAGATAAATATATAACAAGTTTGGATGAAATTATTTAAGGAGGGCGCACTGCTCTCCTATTTTATTGGAGAAAAAGGAGATTGAAAAATGGCAGCTAGTAAATTAAAGTTCACAAGAACAACTACAGACAAATTAACAGTAAAGGCAGGTACACTCTCAGAGGATTGTACTACTATTACATACACAGATGAGAATGATATGGAGCAGGAAGTAAAGGTAGCTGATCTGCTTACTTCATTTAAGAATCAGGTAATTGATTTTACTGTTGCATTAAAGACAGATGAAGAGCTGGATGTTCCGTCCGATGAAGAGTAATAGAGAGTTGGTGAATGATTGTTTAATATTGAAAAATTCAAAGAAGAACTTTCAAAATATGGACTAACTCTTGAAATATATGACAAGATTATCACAGATATTGATTCAAAAATTGATGGTGAAAATGACTACGATTGGTCAGAAATCAAGGATAAATATGGAATTAATTGTAACTCAGACACTATTCGCAAGTCCTCTTCTACTCCATTTGGAGGTAAGATGAGAAGTGAGTATGAGAAATATAAGACTAGATTAAATCAGAATGTGTCTGAGAATAGTGAATTGGATGTAAAAATTCAGGAATTAAGACGAGAGAAAATAAAACTATCTGATGCTAGAGTTGAATATAATAAACTCATTAGGCAGGAGGCTCGTAAAGAATCGTATGCTGATATGGTTAAAAGAATTATCTGTGAAAATGTTGAACCAATAAATATTCCAATACATTATACGTTATTTAACAGTTCAACAGATTTACTTGTGCATTTAACAGATATTCATACTGGAATTGAGATACATAATTGGAAGAATGATTTTGATGAAGATATTTTAAAGAAACGAATTGAAAAATTCACCTCTGATATTTTAGATATTCGAGGTATGCATGAATCAGAAAATTGTTATCTTGTAATTGGCGAGATTCTTAGTGGAATTATTCATAATAATCTTCGATTGCAGAACAATATGGACTTAATGGAACAGTTCAAATATGTTTCAGAGTTGATTTCTGCTATGCTAATTAGATTAGCAAATCATTTTAACCATATCTATGTATATACAACACCTGGTAACCATTCTAGGATTTCCCCTAAGAAGGAAGAAGCTTTAGATGGCGAAAATATGGACATACTGCTACCTTTTTATTTAAAGGCAAGAATGCAGAATGTAAAAAATATCACTATTTGTGATAATACAATTGAGTCAGAAATTGCAATGTTTAATATTCGTGGCAACAATGTATTTGCTGCTCATGGTCATAAAGATTCACCAAGTAATGTTGTACAGAATTTTACAATGATGTTCAATATTAAGCCAGACATTGTATTGCTTGGACATAGACATACTAATGCTATGGAAACAGTATATGATACAAAAGTAATACAGTCAGGGTGTGTATCAGGTGCGGATGCATATGCGATGTCAATTCGCAAGACAAATAAACCAGAACAAACAGTATCGGTTATAGATGATAATGGACTGATTTGCTTATATGACATACAACTTGACTAAATTAAATGACAATTGTAGTCCACTGTTCGGCTCAGTTTGGAGCAATTGTGAAAGCAGATATTCACAGCTACAATTAATATACGACTAATATATTATTCATTTTTGCTTATTTTTGCACTTTTAGATAATATATTAGTCTTTTTGATTAATGAAACCACTATCAGAGGGAGTGTACCTTATATGGACGCTACCCTCTTTTATATTACAAAATAAAATTAAGGAAAATAAAGGAGAAATTGAACAATGAATAAGACAGATTTAATAAAAAATGTAAGTACACAGATTGACGGAGCTACACAGAAAGATGTTGCTGTTATTGTAGATACGGTACTTGAGACAATTATTAATACAGTTGCATCTGGTGAGAAAGTATCTCTTGCAGGATTCGGTACTTTCGAGGTATCTGAGAGAGCTGCAAGAACAGGCAGAAACCCAAGAACAGGTGAGCCATTAGAGATAGCAGCTTCTAAGAGTCCAAAGTTCCATGCATTGACAGGTTTCAAGAATGCAGTTAAGAATGTATAATCTGAAAGGTCGTGAAATATTTGAAGAAAAATAAATATGAAGACATTCAGATGATTGATCTTGAGGATAAAGTTGATGACATTATCTCTATTTATATCAATAGATTATATCATACTGATAAAACAGTTGGTGTGGTTGTAAATAAAGAAATTGCTGAATATATTTTGGATATTCTTATTAGACTTGACGAGACAAGTATTAAAGAGATTGACCTTGTTGATTATATGGAAGTTGACGAATATCTCGTATCTGTCGATGATGATGGATATATCACATGTGTACCTATTGAGGATTATGTTGTCCTTGATAATACAGACATTTTTTATATTGATATGGATGGTGATATTAAACAGGATGTCATTGATTATTGTGTAAATGAAGATAAGGAAGTTATTCTGTTTAGTCAGGAAGATGATTGCGACTGCGATGGTAATTGCGAAAACTGTCCTGCACATGATGAGACTTATTTACATACTTCTGAAGATGGAAATGCTCACGGATTTACTGCTAGTAGGTCAGATGGCGACTCTTATATGAGTTATTCTTACTACTCTAGCGATGAATTGAGCCATGAAGATATTCAGAAGATGTTAAAGGCTTTTGGATTTTAGATTATTTAGAGTGTGTGGTGTATGCTGCACACTCTTTTTGTATGACTTTATAGCTTAATGGCTAAAGCATCCAAGGTAAAACCGCAGACACCAGTGTGAAAGCCACTGACGGAATGGATATAGGTTCGAATCCTATTAAAGTCATTTTTCTATGTTTCTGTGGATGGAAACAGAGAATAAATATGTGTGCTCATGATTAGTGCTATAGCTGATTGTGGGATTTATGGAATGGGACAAATCGGAGTTGCAAACCGATTTGAGCAGAGTTTATTACCTTACCCCTCTCTCCCATTCTATTTTTATTGGCATTGGGTAAGGTGAAAGGGTAAAGGTAAAAATATGTCAGCAATTATAATGTTAAAGGTTGGAGATAAAGAAGTCCAATCTACTAAAGTAACTTATGACGATTTGGTTATTTTGTATAATCAATTTATTGATACTTATGGTGAAGTACCAGTATATTCGAAATGCGATTCTAAACATAATATGCCACAAGGAAGAATTATTAATCGTGTATTAAAAGAGAATAATGTTACATATAACGATTTTCTATTACAATTTGGGAAAGTATCTCATGTAAGAACAGAAAGCAAAGATTATGATTTATATGTTAAAAGATTTAAAGAAGTGAGTGATAAAATCGGTCATCCATTGTGCGGAAATGAGTTGATAAATAATAAATATGGATTACCAAATCCAACATGGTTTATAAAATATTGTCCAGGCAAAAATGTAAAGACATATGATGATTTTGTACTTTGGTGTGGTTACGAAAGTAACAAACTTAAAAGAGAAAAAGAGGATATTATAAATACTCTTGTAAATCTCGAAAAGGAATTAGGTAGACCAATTTTACGAGAAGATATTTCACTTGAAAAAACTGGTTTCTCGATGATTGTACTGGTAAGAATGTTTGGCGGTCTTAATAAGGCTAAAGAAGAGATTGGTCTTATGCCAACGTCAACAGATAAACCTCTTTATCCATTTGAATATTACAGGGATACTATTACAGAGGCATTAAATAATCTATATGAAAAAACTGGTAGAAAATTTCTTACATGGCAAGATTTAGAAAGTGGTTTATATCATAAAAATAATATTGAACATAAATCAATGACAAAAGCATTTAAGCGTGAAGGTTTAGATATATTTGCTTATATTAAAAGTCTTGGATTTGAAATGAATCCAAATAATTTTAGTTTTAAATACACGTTTGATGATGGTGAACGTGCTGTATCAACTATGGAATTTGATTTTTCTACATATATACGTTCTCTTGGATATGAATATAACAAATCATATTTTAGAGATGTAATGTATAAGACTTTTACCAATAGTGATAAAAAACGAAAAACAAATTGTGATTACTGTATGCTTTTGCCTAATGGTAAAAAGTTATATGTTGAAATTGCAGGTGTCATACCTAACGACACGGTGGATTGGAGACATTATGAATACAAGTACAAACGTCATCAAGAGTATCAACAGAAAATGCTATACAAAGAAAAAATACTTATAGAGAACAAATGTAATTATCTATTTCTGTTTTCATCTGAAATGAAAAACGGAAGTTATAAAGAAATATTACAAAATAAAATAAATGAGATTTTACAAGAAGTAGCTTAGTTTACCACTGCTCTACTTCTTTTTATTATACGAAAGGAAGTGATTTAGTGGCACATGTAACAAGGGTAAAATATTTTACCAAGGATAAGGAAAAATTTATAAATCCTGATAACTTGAAGAAATATAAGAAATATCTCCAATCGAATATTATAAAAAATCAGGATGTTAAAGATACTACATATAAAAGATATGAAGGATTGTTTCGTCATTTTCTTATGTGGTTAGGCGAAAACTATGGAGATTTAGATTTGTATTCAGATGAGTTTATGGAAGATGCCGTTGATATTATGGAGAACTATATTATGTTTTGCCAGGAAACACTTCTGAATCATAAAAAGATTATTAACATGAAAATTTCTGCCGTTAGCTCATTCTATATTTGGTCTATGAAACGTGGTTTTGTAAAATATCATCCTTTTGATGGAAAACTCGATAGAATGAAGAAAGCTAATGAGGAACATATCTTAAATTCGTATTTTCTTACAGAAGAACAAGTTCAGACAATCCGTAGAGAGTTATCTGAAAATGATAAGTATTCAATTCAGGATCAAATTTTATTTGAGGTAAGCTTCGATTCTGCCAACAGAATTGGTGCATTGTTAAGATTGCAGTTATCTAAACTTGATTTAGAACATAACATGTTTATTGATATAAGAGAAAAGGAAGGATACCGTACACAGGTAGTTTTTGGTGATGTAGCAAAAGAACTTATTCAAGAGTGGCTTGAAATGAGAAAGAATAATTATGACCATTTGGAATGTGATTCATTGTTAATTACAAAATACAATGGAGAATATAAGCCTATGGGTGATAGCGCAATCAGAGATAGAATGAAGAAATATGGTGAAATAATTGGAATTTCTGACTATAGACCTCATTGCCAACGAAAATCTCGTCTAAATTTGGTTTATGAAGAGACTGGCGATTTAGCATTAGCAGCCGAGCTTGCCAACCACAAATCGACAGAAACAACTCGTTCCTTCTATTGTAAACCTAAAACTAAGGCAGAAGTTATGGAAAAAATCAATGCTTTAAAAGAGAAAAATGAGGCAGAAAGTAAATAAATCTGAAAAACTTACTATATACAAAGATTAGGTTGCGCCTTTACAGGCATATTGGATGGTGGCATTCAATAGCGTAAAACCTATGTCAACGTAAACCGACATTAATTTCCTAATTTTTTTACTTTTAAATGGAGAATAATTATAAGCCGAATGCTCTGAGTTACGCACTCAACAAGGCTCTGTGAAAATCAGATGGACTAACAGACCGATAGCACTGTATTATCCCAATAAAGCCCTTATAAACAGGCATGAAAGGCATATATAAAAAGGTGACGACAATGTAGAAACAAATAAAAGAACCCTTAAATGGGCAACAAACAGAGAATATATAAGTGATCAACAGCTACTCGCAAAGCTGTATATGAAAGCACGAGATAAAAATATTGAGTTAGTTGCTACTCTAAAAGTACCTTCGCTACTGATCATTGGCGTTGAAATCACATCTTGGCATTTACTATTCATGTAGCATTGTAAGTCCTACTACTGCCCTATGTCGCCCCGATTGTACAAATGGGACGAGTGCGCACGAAACATAGGGGACAGTATATCTTCTCTTCTACCAAACTCTGTCACGAATTTTATGTAATTTTCGGGACAAAATCCCAATCAAGAGTTTTGAACTGCCAACAGACATAAATCAGTTGGATGTTTTAGGAGAAATGGGTAGTCGTGCTTCTCTACGTTAATGAGAACCTTTAATTGACGGATAAGAGTCATTAAACCTTATCAATTGGTCTTTGCTCCGAAGACTGAAAATATGTGGAGAATAATCAGGGAAATATCGCAGTTATAGTTGCAGTGGATGCACTGTATAAAATCACAGACATGTGATTGAGTGGGCGATTATGCTTATTATGTTTCTGCAATGGTGATGAGGAGTAATCCATGAAAAACAGAAAAGTCCCCATCTTCTTTCGGGACTAAAAATATAGCGAGAATAGTTCAGCATGAATGGAATGCGAGTGCACAATGCATTCTATTCTAAATAACTGCATGTGTACAGTGCAATATCAGCTAGTTAGTGCTTTATGCTGATTTTAATGACTCGTAGCTCAATGGTAGAGCACTCGACTGTTAATCGAGGCGTTGTGGGTTCAAGCCCCACCGAGTCAGCTATGGCTCTATAGTATAAAGGTGATTATACCCGACTGTCTATCGGAAGATTTGGGTTCGATTCCCAATAGAGTCGTTTATGGGACGTTGGACAAATGGTGAAGTTACAGCCCTTTCACGGCTGCGATGCGAGTTCGATCCTCGCACGTCCTACTATGCGGTAAGCCTGATGCCAAAACCTATTTTTTGGATGCATACGAAATTTAGGTGTGTAAGCTCAACACTTGCTACCGCCCTATCAAATTATCCGTAGGCAACAACTACGCAGACTATTCTGATAAAGTCGTAATGAAAATAGTTTCATTTAGCTTAGAGAAAGATAATTTTTTTAAGAAAGAGTCATTTCATATGTTGAAATGGCTCTTTTGTTATATACACCTTTAGCTTAATTGGTAGAGCAACGATCTCCAAAATCGTCAGGTCTATGTTCAAATCGTAGAAGGTGTGCTAAGTGAAGTGAATTGCACATTCATTGGAAATTAATATTGAAAATTATGAGAAGTCATTTTGTATGAAGTGGCTTCTTTTTTTATGTTGGAATAAAAGGAGGTGGTCGTTAATTGGCTACGACAAAAGAGACACAGCCCACAAAATTAACGGCTGCACAATTAAAGAAGAAAGTTGAAATACAGGAAGAGAAAATCAAGTCTCTAAAAGAAGGTGCTTGGTGCTATATGTGTGATACACATAAATCAAGGGATAAATTTTATGTAAGTACAGATCCAATGAATAAAAGTGGTCTTACTCCAATTTGTAAAGACTGTGCAAAGAAGATAGCTCTTAAAATTGGGAAGGACAAGATTGAACATGAGCCTGATAAGAACTCTGTAATTGAAACAATGAGGTATCTCAATAAGCCTTTTTTGTCAAAATTATGGGATGCTAGTATTCAGGAATCGGAAAATTTAGCTTCAGGAAAAGTTCGTTCTAATGGTTATTATTCATATGTAAAGAATGTGGCTATGGGGCAATATAACACTCTAACATTTAAAGACTCAGATGTTTTTGGTAATAATACATCTGAAAATGAAACTCCTAAAGAACCAACTACTGAGGAAGAACTTATTGAATCTCACGCAGGATTAGATACATATGACAGTTTTTTGAAAAATAAAAATGATGTCATTCGATTGCTTAGTTATGATCCTTTTGAAAAGGAGGATGTTGCCGACCAACCATTTTTATATTCTCAATTGTTAGGAATTCTTGATTCTAGTGAAGATGCTAACGAAGATATGATGCGTACTTCTTCTGCTATTTCTATTGTTCGTGGTTTTTTACAACAGTCAAAAATTGATGATACTGTCGCAAAACTTATGAGTGATATTTCTAATATTGAGCGTAACTCGGCAACAATTAAATCCCTGCAAGAAAGTAAAGGCAAAATTACTTCTGTTATTACAAGCCTTGCTCAAGACAGTTGTATATCTTTAAAGCATAATAAAAACGCAAAAAAAGGTGAAAATACTTGGACAGGAAAAATCAAAAAAATAAAAGATTTAAATCTTCGTGAAGGTGAAGTTAATGGTTTTGATTTGGAAACTTGTAAAGCGATGAAACAAGTAATGGATTTAAGTAACGCTTCTATTATGAAAACACTTGCTTTGGATGAATCCGAATGGTCAGACATGGTTGCTGAACAAAGACAAAAAATTGTTGATTTACAAAGAGACTTGGATAAATATATTGAAATATCTCGTATATTACTTCGAGAAAATCTGGATATAAAAGATTATTTAAAAGATAAAGATATAAAGCTCGAAATGAATTTGGTTGATTTAAATGATTTGTTCTCTTGTTTTTCAGAACAAGAATCCGAAAATGATGACTCTGAAAATGATTCAGAAAGTGAGGATGAAAACAATGAGGTTTAAGGATATAACTGATTCATTAGATATGATTAAATATGATGATCAATGTATTCAAGAAGATATTATTTATGTAAAACCAGGTACATATGCAATGTCGTCAAGGAAAATTGAATCCTTGATAAAAATTGCTTATATGCAAAAATATTATCAATGCAATCCAGTAAGGTTTATAAATGACTTTTTCAATATAGAATTATTGGATGCACAAGCTTGGATAGTTCAGCAAAGCTGGACATGCCCTAATGTATTATTAGTGTGTAGCCGTGGATTTGGTAAATCCACTCTTATCGACATAATCATAATGTCAAAAGATATGTTATTTAACAATTATTGGACGTATATTGCAAGCGGTAGCGGTAGTCAGGCTGAACAAACTTTCACCACTTTGGAACGACTTGCAAATGATAATATTGATACAATGATGGGCTCTACTGGATATATATTTAAAGCTGAAATTGAGATAAAAAATGCAGCAGGGGACGGATTTTCACACGGAAGTAATGGATTTTCATATTCAACTTATAATGGTGGATTCACTCAGACCTTAAATTCTAACGTGGATCGAAAAAGAGGTATGAGGGGAAACGTAATTTTTGATGAGTGCGGTTTTCTCTCTGATGAAATGATGTCTGTTTATTCAGCTTTTGCAATTGTAAATAAGAGTTTTAAATCTGGTAAAGATAGAGATGGTAATCGAATTGATACTGTTCGATTAAGAGCAATACCAAAAGAAATTCCAAACCAAAAATTCTACATATCTTCCGCTTCTGATACTTCTACAAAATATTATTCTCTTTATCGTGAATTTTCAAAACAAATGTTAATGGGTAATAAAGATTACTTTGTCGCAAATATAACATGTGAAGTACCACTCCACCCTACTATTCATGGTCAGATGATGGCACCTCTGTTTGAGAAATCTACTATTGATTCAGATATGAGAACCAATCCTGAAAAGGCTAGACGAGAATATTTTTGTGAATTCACTACTGACGCTGGAAGCGATGCCATTATTAGAAGAGGAGTTATTACACGAAACGAAGAGGTTAGAAAGCCACTTCTTTATAATGATACAGGTGATAAAAAGTTCATCATCTCATATGATCCTGCCAGAAGTCGTGATAATTCAGTTATTCTTATTGGTGAATTATATGAATTTGAACAGGTAGATGGAAGTAAAGATTTAAGACTTAGATTGGTTAATTGTATTAATTTAATTGACGTTGGAAAAAAGATTAAATCTCCAATGCAAACACCTGATCAGATTGAATATTTAAAAAAAGTAATCCTAGATTATAATGGTGGTGCAGACGCATATGGAAACATTGTTGGTATTTATATAGATGCAGGTTCTGGTGGAGGTGGTGTAAACATAGCTGATTATCTTATGCCAGATTGGACAGATGCAGCTGGTATTACTCATAGAGGTTTAATAGATAAAGAATACTCTGCCGAGTATGTGAAAAGATTCCCAAACGCAGTGGATAAAATACATCTTATATCTCCTGCTGGTTATAAATCTGAAATGTATGAAGCAATGATAGAATTAATAAATCAGGATAAAATTAGTTTTACTGCCCCATATGATAATAAGGATTATTTAACTGTTTTTGATATTGATCAAGATAAATTAAATAGTGCTAGAGAAGAAATATCTAAACGTTTACGAAAAGAAAAAGTAAATGAAAAAGAATTTGAAGTTAAGTTAAATGATGAATTTGGAAAAATTCAATCTGTTAATACAAAAACGATTAAGTTAGACTGGATGGATAAATTGGCTTTGGCAAACATGGATGCTTTAAAGGAAGAATTAGTAAATATGGTTCGTAAGAAACGTGAATCAGGGAAAGATTCATTTGAATTAACGCCTGAAAAAGCCAACAAGATGCACGATGATAGGGCATATACAGCCTGTCTTGCTTCTTATGCTTTGATGTGTGAGCGTAGAAAATCTATTACACAGAAAAAGCGCACCCAATCCCCATCCGACATAACAAAGTTCTTCTCAATAAGAGCGCCAAAGAAAGTAACAAGATTTTAAGAAAGGAGGTATATCACATAATTTGAGTAATACAAAAAACACAAAACAGCCTATAGTACAAAAGGTCTATACAAAAACTGACGAGTCTGGCTATGAAGTAGAACGTAAACGAGCGCAAAAAATAAATTTTGCAAAGTTTCAGGAATTGTTGCAGAGGAATGTAGGTAAGACTTTTACAAAAACATTCACTACATATACTAAAGAATTACTTCGAAATTATATTAGCTCGCCAAATAACAGTCAGGATAATCTTAGAGAAATATCACGATTCTTGTGTAGATATTCAATGCTTTATAAGAAACTTCTTATGTATTATCCGTCAATGCCTCTTTTCTATTATAATATCACTCAGTTAAATGATTTCACAAAAGAAATTGATTCAACTAAATCCATTAAAAATTATCAGAATTTATTAAAAAACTTCTCTAAGTTTGAATTAGCTAAAGATTCATATTCACAAATGTATATGGCTTTAAGAGATGGATTTACTGTTTGGGAATTATACGATTCTGATGAAAACGGAAAAATATGGATGCCATTAGATGTTCAGTATTGTCGTATTTATGGTAAGACACAAGATAATCAGTGGATTGTTTATTTTGATGCTGCTTACTTTGATAAGAATGATAATAAAAACTATATCTATGGAGTAAATAATGATGGAGTTGGTACATGGTCTGAACAGCATATTAAAGGATATGAAGATTATAAAAACAATGGTCGTGATTATGAATGGTATAGACTAGATCCTAATTCTGTATTTTGTTTAACTGCGTGTCCAGATGATGAGTTCTATGTTCCTCTTCCATTTTTTCTGCCCTTATTTGAGCTGATACTTGATGATATTGATTTACAGGAGCTTATTAATAATCGTACAGCACTTGAAAATTATGTACTTCTTGTAAGTAAAATCCCAACTGTTCCTAATTCTGAAAATGTCGATGATTTCTCGTTAAGCCTTGAACTTGTTCAACAAATGCAAGCACTTATTGATGAAGTTGTCCCTGAATTGGTCGGCACTGCATACAGTCCGATGGATTTGGAAATGATTACATTCCCTAAGTCAAATACAACCGAAGCAAACAATGAATTAGCCCAGTCTGTTCAGAATATTTTTGCAAATGCAGGTGCTTCTCAGCTTGTTATTAGTGGTGGCTCAAGTACAAATTCGGTTGGACTTAAACATGCTATTCAAAATGATATAAGTACATGTTGGGTTTTAGTTAATAAAATCGAATCTTGGTATAATCATTATATTAAAAATGTTCTATCTGATGGATATTCGTTTAAGATACATAAAATTACTTGGTATAACCAAGAAGAATATCAGTCTGCCATGAAAGATGCTGCTACTCTTGGTGGTTCAGCTCTTGATTATCTTACAAGTCTTATGGGAAACCCTTATGAAGCTTATTGCAAATTAACCTTTGAAAATGCAATTGGAATTAAGACTTTAATGATTCCGCTTCAGACTTCATTTACACAATCTAATAAAAAGGATTCTGGTGGACAAACCAAGAATGATGATGATTTGTCAGACAGTGGCATAGAAACTAGGGATAATGACAAAAATGCTGGTACTTCAGCAAATAATTAGTTTGAGGTGACACACATGAAAAATGATTCTCAATTTCTATTCACCTCGGATGAGGTAACAAAAAATAATCTAACAAAATTAGGATTCTCAGAAATTCCATCTGGGGGTTCTTTTTTTATATTTATTAATGATTCAACTTTAAAATTCGATGACACTATTCCAGTAGATAAAATCGGATTTACAAATAAGTTGATGTTTTAAATCACTCCCTCTTTGGGAGAATTTCACAGAAGGGAGGTAAAAAACACAATTGAATAAAAAACTTCTTACTTTAGAAGATCTTTATAGTTTCTATAGTCAGAAAAAAAAGTCAATGACATTTAGTGCAGATAAGTCTGGATATAATATAGCTGTTCAGTCTTTGGCAACATTTGAGTTAAATGATGACTTATCAGAAGGATTGCTTTATGGAAAAATTAGGGCATTTCACGATTTAACAAACAATAATAAGTCTCATATAGAGACAGATGTTCTTGAAGAAAAAATGATGTCAATTAAAGATCGTCCAGTCATGGCAGATATTGTAGATACGGATGAAACCGATGAAGACGGAAATCCTATCAAAGATTTTTCAGGTCATACAATGTATTATGACGAAGCATTGGACAAGATGATATATAAGGAAATTCCTATTGGTCATTTTATTCATCCTGAAAGTATTCATCTTGAATATGATGAGGAATATGATAGAAATTTTGTATGTGCAGATGTTGTAGTGTACGAGGAGTACACAGATGCTTGTGATATATTGCGTAGACGCAAAACAGTTGACTGTTCGGTTGAGCTTTGTATTCGTAAGATGCATTGGGATAATACTGATAAAACACTTCATCTTGACGATTTTTATGTACAAGGAACAACACTTCTTGGATCTCATACCCTACCAGGTATGTCTGGTAGTAAGTTATCTATTAAAGATTTTTCTGAAGAAAACAATTCTTTATTCTCTTCTATTTCAGAAGATGAACACTCTAAATTAATTGAAACTCTGGATAATCTTAATAAAACTTTATCCAGTCTCAATATAAATTCAAAAACTAATCCAACAGTTGAAAAATTTGAGAAAGGAGGAAATATAGAAACCAATATGACAAAATTTGAAGAATTACTGGAAAAATACAATAAAACTGTAGAAGATATTACTTTCGAGTATGAAGGCTTATCTGACGAGGAACTTGAGAATGTATTCTCTACTACTTTTGATGAGTCAGAGCCTACTCCTGATACAGTTGTAACAGAATCAGATAAGTCAGATGATGACACTGATGACGACACTGATGATAGTACTACAGATGAGCCAGACGACACCACAGATGATGATGATAAGGACAAAGATACATATTCTAAGACTTTTGAATTATCACACGAAGATGTACGTTCTGCATTATATCAGCTCTTAGCTCCAATCGAGGAGACATTAAATGAGTATTACTGGATTATGTCTGTATATGATGATTATTTTATTTATGAGTCTTGCTGTGGAAATTACTACAAACAGGCTTACACAAAAGAGAATGATACTATTGCTTTTGATGGCGAACGTCAGGAAGTATTTGCTGAGTTTGTAACTGCCGATGAGAAAGCCGAGTTAGAAGATATGAGAGCTAATTACTCTTCTATTTCTGAAAAGCTTGCTAAATATGAAGAGGCAGAGGAAATCGCAGATAAGATGACTGTTTTCGAGGATCAGGCATATAGCAAGTATCTTGAGACGGATGAGTTCAAGAAGCTTATGGACGTTGAAAATGTAAAGAAATTCACAAAGGATGAGTTAGTTGAGAAAGCAGATGCAGCTCTTGGTAAGGTAGTAAAAACTACAAAGACATTCTCTATGGATGCAGAGGAATCACATAAGGAGACAAAGCCTTCTTTCTTTGCATTTGCTAGAACTGAACATGAATCATCATTCTTAGATGGATTACTTAAGAAATAATTAAAAATGAATATTAACAAATCAATCGGAACGTCAATAGACGTTCTTTTTTATTGCAAAAATTTATTAAACAAGGAGGAAATTTAAATGGTTTATACAAATCTTAAAGCCAAGGAAAATGGCTTACATGGAATTTGGGAGTCTAGTCAGCTCCTTAGTGTAGACGTAGGAAACGTTTACGATGCACTTGTAAGAGATGAAAGCAATAACCCTATCCCAGTAGACAATGGTGTTGCTTTAAAGATCGGAGACTACTCAGGCAATGGTCTTGAGGAAAGGTATGCAACTATTGCAAAAATTACAGACAAGATTGCTGTAACAGGCGCACCAGCAGAGGTTAAGACAGCACTTACAACTGAGCAGGGACAGGCTTATAACTACACAAACCCAGCAGGCAAGCCAGTAAAGACATATCAGATTGCAGATCCATCTGTACATACAGATATCTTTGGTATTGCTTCTTACCAGTTCACAGATGATAGTGCAGAAAAAGTTAAGGTTGGAAATCTTGTAACAGTTGATGGCAAGGGTGCATGGATAGCTTCTGAGGCTACTGATCTTGCTACTCTTCAGGGTACTAATGGTTTCATTGGAAAGATTCACAGTCTTTCAGTAGGTACATATTACACAATCGTTCGTATTCAGGTTCTTCAGAACAAGGATATTGCGTAAGAGAAGGGAGGATTAAATAGATGAAAGATATTACATGTTTCAGTGCGAACGTTTTAGCACAGTTTGACAATAAATATGACAATATGCTTGAGTTCAACTCACTCATGATGGACGCAAGCAATAGCGTATATGAGAAGTATTCTAAGGAGGACACACAGACAATTCTTAGAAAGCAGTTTGATAAGATTCTTGGTCTTAACTTCAAAGAGGCTAATTCTATGAAGCGTAGACAGGCTTGGAGAGATCATAATAAGGAAATCGCTACTCTTATCGAAGATGTAATTGCTGACAAGATGAACTCAGGTTGGAACACAGCTAATGCTCGTTTTATGGAGTATGTTGACGAGAGAAACATTGCCGAAGGAGATGCAAATGAATTCTTCGTAGAAGATAACTCTCTTCTGACAGTTTCTAAGTTCGCAGGAAATCACCATGATCTGATTAGAAGCTCAGTAAAGCCTGGTAAGGCATTCTCTATTGATACATCATTTTATGGTGTAAAAGTTTATACAGATTTCGTACTTTTCCAGACAGGTAAAGTTGATTTCGCTGCTCTTGTAGATAAGATGTATAAGTCTATCGAAGAGAACAGATATGCTGCTCTTTACACAGCATTTATGGGAATGGACGCTTCTCTCCCAACAGATATGATTCTTCAGACAGCAGTTTCTGAGTCTACAAAGGATTCTATAATTGCTCAGATTGAAGCAGTTGCTGCTGCTACAGGTAAGGATGTTATTCTTGTTGGTACTAGACCAGCCATTCAGAAGCTTCAGGGTACTGTAAATTACAATATGTTCTCTGATTCAATGAAAGACGAGAGAAATCAGAATGGTATTCTTGGTAACTGGGAAGGTTATGAGTGCTTACCTCTTGCTCGTGTTAATAAAGCTGGCACAAGAGAGAATGTATTCTCTGCCGAAGATCAGAAGAAGATTTTCATTCTTCCTGTAGATCCAGAGTTTAAGCCAATTAAGAGAGTAAACGAAGGAGATGTTATGTACTACGAGACAGGCATGGACGGTCTGAAGAAAGATATGACTGTTGATGCGGAGGTAGTATACCAGGAAGGTATTGGTGTAGTGATTAACGAACTCTTTGGAGAGATTAAGATTACTGCCTAGTATTAGATTAATATAAAAATATGGAGAGTGGAAATATTCTACTCTCCTATTTTTAAAGGAGAAAACGGATGAAAGTATATGAATTAGCAAAAGAACTAGGTATTACTCCAAAAGAATTAATATCTTTTTTAAGAGAGAATGGATATAAAGTATCTAGTCATATGCAGAAACTTGATGATGATGCTATTGATTTTACAAACAATAATTTTGTAAAAGTTAATAATACACCTACAGATAATAAAGCTGTGACAACATCAGAAAATGAGTCTGCAAAACCACAGCCTGTAAAAATACATAAAACATTTAATCCTAATGACGAGATTCCATGTAAAAGTGTTACTCCGTGGAAATTAACTGCTGTTGGAGTTGATAAAAACACTGTATATCATTGGGAATATTTTGGGGACATTGAATATATTAAATATCGTGATTTACAGGCACTTAGAAGAACTGAATATGTAACAAAACCTAGTTTTATTATTATGGATGAAGATCTTGTAGAGCAATGGAAACGAGAACTTGGTGACAGATATAAGTATTTCAAATCTATTGATTATCCAGAAGAATATTTTGACATGGATGATGATGAGTTTGAAGATATGATTAAATCAGCACCAGAATGGCTTGGTGAAATTGTAAAGGTAACAGCAATGACTATGATTCGTGCTGAGAATTATCCGTCTATTAAGAAGATTAGAATTATTGATGATATGCTAGGAACTTGTATAAAAGAATTCATTTAAGGAGGTAATATATGCCTTCTCTTAAATACGAAGATATATACAAAAGAGCATTAACAATGATTAATGATCTCGAACTTGCAACTTATACAGAAGAAGATTTTTATAGTATTCTCTGTGAATGGTTACATACAACTGCTTCTTTCCCACTTCTTAGAAAAAAATTTAGTGTATATTCTTTTGATGATGAAATTATGAGTATCAATTTCACATTAACAAACAGTGTAGATGATTTCTATGATTCTGAATTTGTAAAAACTATTTTAGCAAAAGGAATTATCATTAGTTATTTCCCATCAAAATTAGAGAATACAAAGAACTTAGCAACTATGATTGGTGGCAAGGAAGAAAAAAAACTTATAGATAATTATTCAAAAAATATGGAAAGGCTCACACAGTTAAAGCGTGAATGGGAACTTGAATTGTCTCGTCATACCTATTACTTTGGCGAGTATGGTGGTTCTAATGGATAAATTAGTTCCACATAAATATGGAGAATTTAAAATTTCTCAAGTTAATTACTATAAGCAGAAATTACGAAAAAAAATATTCTGGTTAGTTTTATATACAGATAAAAACACAAAAGCTGATTTTGAAAATATAGATGTTGTGGAATATCATAAAAATCTATTATTTGAGATTTCTAACTGTAATAAACTACTACTCTATCCAAAAGATTTTGTAGAAATTATTAACAGTCTTGAATGTGCATTGTCTGTATTACAGTCAGAAGAATTTAATTTTAACAAATATAAGAAACTTGTGTTTGATGCTGGGGCTTTGCTTCAGAGAATGAAAGTTGGTGATGAGTAATGTCTGTATATGATTTTTACCAACGAAAAACGAAAGTTAATGGAAACTCTACTGGGAAGAATTATTCTACCCTTGGCGAAAAATTAAAATCTGATTCAGATAAAATCATGGAACTTACGTGGAACAACGATATCCAGAGTAAAATCTGTTATATATACGACTTCTATCATGATGATCAGCCACGGTTAGCTCAAGGCATGACGTATGAAAACACAACTAAAACACGCATAGATGCAAAGTTTATTGTTAAATCATATCAGTCAATGGATAAAGACCAAGTTGAATATTATATTCAATTTAAACCAACACAGAAAACACATTTTTCTGAAGGTGACGAACTTTACTATTTTGAAACTGACTATCGTAAAAAATATCATAATGATAATTTTATCGGTTTATTCATTGATATACCAAATGATGAAAATATCTATGAAAAATGGATGATTCTTCGTACTGAACCTGCTAATCAATTCCCGAAGTATTTAATTCTTAAATGTAATTATGAATTGATGTGGATTGAAAATAATGGAACAGAGAAAATCAAACGTAGGATGTGGTCTGTTTTAAAAATGCAAAGTAGCTACAACAGTGGACTTTGGACTGACCTGCGATTTACTTCGCAGGAAAACCAAGATAAAGTATGGCTACCATTAAATCCAATCACTGAAAAGATTTGGTATACAAACGAGTCATCGAAGAACATGCGTGTGCTTGTTAGTTCTTTTACTGACAATGCAATAGCATGGCAAATCAGTAAGGTTGAAAATGCTCAACCACTTGGGGTTCAAAAATTAACTCTATATCAAGATTTCTTTGACCAACACAGAGATTATATTGAGAAAGATGCTGACGGAAATATTATTGGCATGTGGGCAGACTACTTCGATTCAGAAATCACCCCAACAGATCCAGATACCCAACCAATTCCATTACCAGTTACAAATGTTTTGGCTACGATTACTTCATCAGTATCAACAATTAAAATTGGTGGCTCTTATCGAACACTTAATATCAAACTCTCAAATGATTCTGGCGAAGATGTTACTGATATATTTGGTGATAGTAAATCAAATTTCGAATGGCATTTTGAAATAGATAATGAAGAATATAAAGGTATTATCAGAAATGACCTTTCTTTCTGTCAGATGAAAATAAAGTTTCCTGATGATTACGATTATGTTGGTAAGATTCTGACTATTTACTGCACTATTACAAATGAGACTATTACAATTGAAAGTAATAAGTTACAATTAGAAATAACAGATTAAGGAGGTAATATGATAGAAGATAAAATAGTATCTAAAACTGATTTGCTAAATAAACTTCGAGCATATAGAAAAACTCCTGATGACGATAATATTGTTTACAAACAAAAAATTAAAAAGGCATTATTGTCGAATCCTTATCTGTTATATGCTCTTAATGAAAAAGATTTAGAATCCGAACTTTTTAATGATAAGGGAAATATAAATTGGGAATGGGATGAAAAAAATAAAAAATATGAACCGCTTGGAGAATGGGATAGATATTTTGGAAGCAATTCAAATATCCGTCCTTTTTTATTTATTCCAGATACTCAAACGGGAGTAAAACATTATATATGTTATCAAGTTGGTTTTGATGAAATCCCAAGATATTCTCAAATAAATAAAAATACAGAAATAACATTCACAATATTTGTTCATGGAAATGACCGTATGGATAAACTTACAGGCTTGCCTCGTCATGATTTAATAGCTTCTATTATACGAGAACAATTTAATTGGTCTAATATCTTTGGATTACAGACAAAATTAATCTCATCTAAAGAATCTATGACAGATAATAACTATGTAGTAAGAACATTGGTATTTCAGATTTATTATGATATTAATGGAATTACATATAGCCCGTTTGGTGAGCAATCGTACATAAGGAATAACGAATCTTGGCAATAGGAAAGGAAGAACACTATGAGAATGATGAACTAAAGATATATCGTGGTGAAGATTTTATAGTTCAAAAACATATTATCTTACATCAACCTACATTGGGTGAAATATGTGATTTTTCAGAGAAAGATTATTATTCAATGTTGTATAACTTTACAGCTACGCCACAATCTTTAAAGGTACAATTATGGGAAGGTGGAATAGATTATACTGAAATACAACCATTTCAATTATTCTATACACTGCTCTATAAAGCATTCCCAATTAAAAAAACTTCTATTATATTTGGAGATTTAGATTTTTCTAAATTTCAGGTTCGACAAAAAGAAGATGATGATTCAATTTTTTTGTATCAAGCAATTCCTACAGGGAATATCTATGAATTAATTGGTAGTAATATAAAAGGTAAAAAGTTACATCATTTTACAAGTTTAATTGATGCTGCAAAATTCGTTAATACAGATGAAGATACTTTAATAAATCAATTATCAGAAGATAATAGATTCGGCAATTATATCTTCGATGAGGTATCTTTAGAACCAGTAATAATAGATGAATTTACCTATAATATGATAATTGATTATCTTTGCAAAACACATTTCATTGAAAGAGATTTTAGAATTCCAGCTAATAATTCTACTAAAATGGTGTTAATAGAAGACGCAAAAGAAGAAATGGAACGAGCAAAAAATAAAGAATATCATTCTCAATTAAAAAATATGATATCCGCTATGATCAACTCAGAAGGATTTAAATATAATCATGAACAAGTTTGGAATATGAAAATTAATGCGTTTATGGATTCTGTAAAACGTATAGGAAAAATTAAAAATGCACAATTATTGTTGCAATCTGGCTATTCTGGTTTCGGAATAAGCTTTGATGATATAGACAAAAAACAAATAGATTGGCTTGGAGAACTCGATTAGAGTTCTTTTTTTATTGCCACAAAATTATTAAGGAGGAATAAAAATGGCTAACTTTAACCCAAATGAATTAATTCTTGAGAAAATTAGAGCCGTAGAGGAATATGATCCTGCTACAATGGAGCTTACTGGTAGATATACACAGGTCGAAGATCCATCTCTTAAAACAAGTGCCGATGGTACAGATGTTACTGATGCGATGGGTACACCAATCCAGACATTCTATCAGGCACAGAAAGGTACATTTGATTTCACTAACTCACTCTTCTCTCTTGACCTTGCTGCTTCACAGTTTGGTTCAACAAAGGCTGTAGCTTCTGATACAAATAAGATTAAGATGCCTGTATCTGAGACAATTGCAATTGGAGCTGGTGCAACTGTAGAGCTTAAATATGTTCCAGTTGGTACAAAGGGTGCAGAGGTTAAGTATGTTAAGGTTATTAATGATAATAACACATTCGGTAAGACATATACTGTATCTGCTACAAAGGGTGAAGACAAGTTCACTATTGATGCAGCTAACAGAACAATTACTCTTCCAGAGGGAACAACTGGTCGTGTATTTGTAAACTATGAGAAGGAGACAGGTACAGCAGTTCAGGTAATTAAGAGAACTGATGGTGTACCAGAGGTTAAGACACTTCTTATCCATGCAATCTTCCATGATCCATGTAATAAGAACCTTGTATATGCTGGTGTTATCCGTTGTCCAAGAGCACAGATTGATCCATCAAGCGTAGAGCTTTCTCTTAAGTCTGATGGTAAGCATCCAGCTTCTTATGTTCTTAATAAGGAGTACTGTGCTGAGGATGGTAAGCTTTTCGATATCTTAGTATCTGAGGACTAATTTAAAAAATAAGAGTGGTTGAAATATACCACTCTTTTTGTGAAAGGAATTATTATATGTCATTAGAAAATAACGCAATTTGCGCAATATGTGGAAAACCTTATAGAGTTTGTCATACATGTCAGAATATTAAAACTTATACTCCTTGGAGAACAGTAACTGATACTCTTCCACACTATACAATTTATCTCGCAATTTATGAATATAATAAAACAAAAGATAAAGCAAAAGCAAAAGAAGAATTATTAAAATGTGATTTATCCGAGTTGGATAGTTTTGATAAAGATGTTAAAAAGGTCATTAATGAAATTTTAGGAGAAAATAAAAAGACAGTTAATACTACTCCTAATAAAGAACAGACTTCAAAAACTGATAATAAGCTGGTACAGAAGAAATGATTATATTGAATAGTAAGTTGAATTTTTTAATTGTATAGGGTTACGCATTTACTATTCAGTATTTTGTGTAGCCCTATTTTTTACGCTTATAAATAGAATGGAGTGAACGGATATTAAAGAATATAGTGACGTATTCAATTGGGAGTACGATTCAGAAGATGTAATTTATATTCCTAATATGACTCAAAATTGTATGTATTTAAGTTCACCTTTATCACGAGGGAAATTAGTTGATATTTTTCCAGGTAGAAATAAACGTGTTGTTTTTGCATGGTTAAAATCAAAAGAAATAAATGAGTTATATAAAGAATGGAATAGTAAGAAATTTGAAGAAGAGGAGGATTAACCGATGAAGGAGTTCTTAGTAAATTTAGATTGGATGACACTGCTCTCTGCTATTTGGACAGTAATTTTAGTTCCAATTGGAACACAGATTTATAAATATCTGAAAACAAAGAAACTTGATAAGTATGCCTTGATTCTTTATAGAGAAGTTAAAAATGCTGTCAAGTCAGTATATGAAACAGAGGTCAAAGACATAAAGGGCACTGACGCATGGACTAAGGATAAAATGAATGAAGTAAAAGAAATTGCAAAACAGAAAGCAATTCAGGCGCTTAATCAGTCAGTATATAAATGTCTCAAAGAGGCTAATAGTGATTTCGAGGATTATTTAGATTCACTCATTACAACCTCATTGTATGATCTTAAACATGAAAAATAAAATATGATAAATGATTTAGAGACTTAAAGAGTCTCTTTTTTATTGTAGAAAATTAGGAAGGAGGAATCACTATGATTTCAAATTGTGGACATGATGAACGAGGTCGTTATTCTGGTGGAAAAGCTGGCGACCAGAGTGGTACTGAATGGTATATTCGTTCTTGGTATAATCATAATTGGAAATGTGTAATCAGATTTCCTGCGAATGTGCGTGAGCAGTTAGCTCTTAATGCAGAAAAGGCAGCTAAGAACAATTTAATTGGATATGATCAGAATGCGCGTCTCTCATATTACAATCATCTTAAAGCTAGTAACTGGGACGCAAGTAAAATTACAATAGCTTGTGAAGCTGATTGTTCAGCAGGTGTTTCAGCAAATATTATAGCGGCTGGTTATAAACTTGGAATTTCAACATTAAAGAATTTCAATAAATCCAATACTACTTCTACTCTTCGTGCAGCTTGTAAAGCAGTTGGCGCAACGATACTTACAGATTCAAAATATTTAACAAGTGATGCATATTTACTTAGAGGAGATTTGATTCTTAAGGATGGAAGTCATGTATGTACTAATATTACAAATGGTTCGAAGGCTTCTACTTCTACTCCAAAGCCATCTACTTCTACTCAGTCAAAGCCAAGTGGAAATTCACTCGTAAGATTAGGACAGCAACACGCTATTAATTTTACAGGACATACAATTGCTGTTGATGGACTTGTCGGAAAAGAAACCAACAGAATGAAAGCTAGAGTTTTACAACATGCTATCAACCTTGATTATAAAAAGGGCATCGGGGAAGATGGAATATTTGGTCGCAAGTCTAAGGCAGCTCTTGGCTCTCATTATGTTAAAAAGGGAGAAAGACAGTATATGGTAACTGCGGCTGAGATACTTATGTATCTTAATGGTATTGATCCGAATGGTGTAGAATGTCCTGGCAAATATGGTAATGGTCTCGTAAGGGCTTCAAGACAGAAGTTTGGAGATGATGGTCTTAAAATTACAGCATCTGAATTTCTTAAGTTAATATAAGGAAAGGCTCAGATGGTGTAATATGAAATGGACGAAATAAAAGCATTAATGAATTTAGATTTTCCAACTGTTATCTTGGGCGTATTTATAATAATCTTGGGATTAGATAAAATAGTATTCTTGATTCAAAAAGCAAAGAAAACTCTACGTGTAAAACTTGGTTATGAAATTGATAAAGAGACACTTGACAAAAGAATAGACACTTTGGAAAAGCATGATAACTGGCAATATAAAGAAATAACTAAAATGTCTGAAGGTATAGAGAATATTGAATCCGAGTTATTAGATAATAACTTGGAGAGAAAACGTAAATATATTTTGGATTTTTGTTCTTCTCTGTCAAATGGTCAGAAACAAAATAAAGAGGCTTTCAATAATGTCTTCAAGACATATAAAAAGTATGAAGAACTGCTTACAGCTCATAAGATGGAAAATGGTCAAGCAGAGGAAAGTATGAAATTTATTTCTGAAAAGTATCAGGAATGTCTACGAAATATGGAGTTTAAGTCCTAATATTTTTATTATATCATAAAATCCAGTAATTCAACTTATGAATTTCTTCCTTATTATATATGTATAGAAAAACAGATTATACACAGACTAAATACATGAAGAATGAAATAGGCAGATATAGGTATCAACAGAATATGTCAATATCAGAACTTGCGAGACGTACAGGATTGTCAGCAACTGCAATATCTAATCTTGAAAATGGATATACATCTGATATACTACTCTCTCATGCTATATCTTTATCTCATGCATTACATGTTGATTTGTACGATTTGTTTTGTATTAAAAGATAAGGAGAATTGATTGGTATGGAGAAAACATTTTACAACGTAATCTGTGAAGAATTTGAATTGTTAGGAGGTAAAGTAATTCATATTGATAAGAACTTTGGAGATATGAATGAAGTACATAATTTCGTAATAAGTAATATGTGTCAATATCCTAATGCACATTGGGAATTACGACCTATCACATTTAGGATTTAATATTAAAGGAAAGAGCAGTTTCTTCGGAAGCTGCTCTTTTGTTATGTAAGGAAGTGAATGGGAATAGCAAAAGCTAAATCGAAATATCATGTAGATATTTCAGAACAAGGTAAGAAAAATCGAACATATAAAGGCGTGACCTACGACAGCCTAACGGAGCTTAGATTTTTGCAAGAATTCATTGAGCCTAGGATGAAAAGTGGAGAAATATTATCATATGAACGTCAAGTAGAATATGTTCTTCAAGAAAAATTTAAATATAATGGAAAGACAATTCTACCAATTAAATATCGAAGTGATTTTAATGTAACATGGGCTGATGGTACTTTGCAGGTTTTCGATGTGAAAGGAAATCCCGATTCTATGTCGTTACTTAAAAGGAAAATGATGTGGTGTAAATATCCAGAGACTAATCTTACATTTATATGCCGTAATTTAAAATACGGTGGATGGGTAGAATTTGATACTTTAAAAAAACTTCGTAAAGAAGCTAAGAAAGCAAAATCATGACAGATGATGAGATACATGAGTATTTAATAAAACATAACTGGGCGGTTAATTCATATGAGTTTATATCAATTATGAATGAAAGTCCACAGATAGAACGGACTGAATATAATAGCCAAAATGATATATTAATTGTTTACACTCACGATCATGTATTTTCATGTAAGTGGGTATTAAATGAGATAAAGGAATGAAAGGAATATTAATTATGGAAAAGATTACAATTAAAAATTTTATAGATGAATACAATAAGCGTGGTACAGCTACTATGAAAGATGAGTACATACGTGACTATATTGAGATTACAAAGTATGTGCCATTTACTCAGAAGTTAGTAAGAGCCAAGAAGCTTATGAAAGCAACAATGATAGATTCTGATGGAAACTTTGCTGCTAATTCAGCTTTTAATTATCTCTTTTTTGTTAAGATAATTATTGAGGAATATACTAATCTCATTTCAGAGTCAGCTAGTTTTGCAGATGAGTATGATATGTTAAAGAGTTCTGGATTTCTTGATAAGTTAATGATTAGTACTGAGACAACTCGCTCATTAATTGATCCGTCAGAGTTATCAGAGTTCAAGTCGCTTTGTGATATGGTTGTAAAAGACCAGTATGATAATGAGTATGAAATTCATTCGTTTATCAAAAATCAGATTACAAGAATTGAGAAACTTGGCACTGTTGCGCTTGATAGTATATCTGGTGCAATTAAGGAAAGTATCGGAAATCTTGATGAGGAGACTCTGAATAAATTGAAAGAAGATTTTGAGAACTTAGGAAACAAGAGTGCTTTCAAAGAGGTATAAAAACTTATATGATTATCAGACAGAAAAAGAAACGATATAATCCAGATACAAAACGCAGAGAAGAATATTTTGATGATAGAGAATTTCATTCTTTACAAGAGATTAAAGACTATTGCGCAAATGAAACTAACTATATATCAATCAGTGATAATGTAAAGTTTGTATTTACTATTATGGATACAAATGAAGATGTGGAAATAATTGGTTCATGGAAACGAAGTGATGATGATTTCTATTATGTGATATTAGATTATTGGTTTTAAGTGAGGATTTGCATGAATGATAAAAAATTATATATTTGTGTTTCTTCTGGAAGTCCAGAATTTTATTTAACATTTTATGGAGAAGAAACAACCGATATAAAATTAGCGGCTAAATGTACATCGAGAAGTTGCGCGGAAATTATTGTAGAGGATTATAAAAATAATCACCAAAAAGCAACTGATTTATTTTTTGTTGTACATGAATATATCGAGAATTAAATATTTAGGCTCTATACGTGTCATAGCGTATAGAGCTTTTCTTATGGAGAGTGGTGATACTGCTCTCCTATTTTAGTGTAAAAATAGTGAAATTATAGTGAAATTTTGGAGGTGATTGGAATTGGCAAAAAATATATATACAGATTTTAAAAAGAAGTTAGACAGAATTGAAAATCATATTGCAGAAGAAATTGCTCCGCAAGCAAATGAACTTCTAAAAGAATCTGTTAGATATTCATTGATAGATTGGTATAACGATTACACTCCACAGTCGTATGAAAGAACATATAACTTCATGAAAATTCTCGATTCTACAAGAACAATAGGTAAAGGAAATGTTCTTCATTTTTCAGTAGATTCAGGTGCAATGGATAATTATATCGGTTGGGCTGGGTATGGTTGGGGAAATACCTATGATGCATCAAGAGAAGATGGAAAATATTCTAATAAAAAAGGTAATCATCAGGAATTAAATGCCAGCATTGCATTTGATTATATGTTTATGAATGGTGAACATGGTCATGGTCATTGGATGATGCATAAATCCATCCCTCCATATATGTATGTAGAGCGAGATATCGAAAGTGGATTTAATGGTCGTTTAGACAAAATTATAAATAAAAGAGTTGATGAAATTTTAAGAAAGTGAGGAAATTAAATGCCAGGAATGTATAAATATAGCATGGAGATTGAATCTAATGTCAAAAAGTTACTTTTGGACACAAAAGAACTCCAAGACAGAATGGATACTCTCGAAGGCAAAGAATATAAAATCAACTTAAATATTGATGAGAAAAAACTTGGAAATGTAATTTCCAATCTCGAAAAAATGCTTGACTCTCTTGGTAAGGGAACAGGTGATTTCAAACAGTTTGAGAATTTATCAAAGGAACTATCAAGTATTGTATCAGAAGTACAGAGTTTAAGTAAAGCTTTTGGTAAAGTAGATGATTCTGGTACGAAGACATTACTCTCTTCTATCCAAAATATTGATAAATCACTTTCTGAACTGAGTCAGAATATTCTCAATGTTAATAAAAACATGAGTAATATGGGTGACAATACGAGTGGTGCTGTCAAACAAGTGGAGAATATTAGTGATGCGTATCAAAACGCTGCAAAAGAAGCTGAGAAATTGGCTGATGCACAAAGTAAAATTGGACAGAAAACGAATATTTCATCAAGAGATTCTTCTGCTACTTCTGCCGTTGAACAACAAAAAAAAGACACATCCGACATCATAAAACTAACTGATAATTACGGAAGAGAACTAGATGAAGCAAATTCCAAACTTCTAAAAGGTACTGCTTTGCTCGATGAACAAGGAAAACTTATCCGTCTTTATCATGGTAGTGATACAGAATTTGATAAATTTGATTTAAGTCGTTCTAATAATCAAAATAATCAAATTTATGGTAAGGGTGCATATTTGATTGAATCCGAAAAAGGGGCAGAAGGTTATGGAAGCGTTGTAACGCAGTGGTATGCGAATGTAAGAAAAGTCATGAATGAAGAAGGACAACTTACATTAGAAGAAGCTCAGAAATTATATAATGAGTTTGGAAAGCGGCTTCTGAATATATTTGGAAAGCAAATGGATTTTAATGAATTCTTCGATGCTTATATAAAATTCAATCCTGAAGAAACAACTGTGGTTGAAAAAATGAAATCTCTTGCTAATCATTTAGGAAAAGATATAGGTGATTTGTTTCAAACCATTGGATACGATGCTATTAAAATGGATCGTAGCAATGGTTCTTTTTATACTATTTTTGATCCAGATAGGCTTATTAGATTTAAAGAAGCTGCGGTTGAAACAACTTCGGCTGTTGAAAAACTAGGAGCATCTGCTTCACAAAATCCAACGAAAGACGCATTTCCTAATGCTGATGCCAAACCAGAAACAGAAGGTATGAAACAGGTAGAAGAAGCAATTCATAATGCTGTTCAAGCGAAGAAAGATTTTGCAACAGCTAATGAAGGCGTCCAGTCTTCTATTGATGATTCTGAAAATCCTTTGAAACTTGAAGCCGAGTTGATGGGACAAATTGCTAAGTCTGCTCGTGAAGCTGCTGATGCAAAGAAAGAATTTGTTGAGGCAAATAAACAGGTAAAAAATTCTGCTGATGGAAGTAACTCTGAAAATAAGAAAAAAGATAAATATGCAAAGAGAAGAAAGATTTCAGAAGAAGATTTCTTAAATTTCTCTCCTAGTAGAGTTAATGAAAATTTATCAAATTCTGGATATACAATTCTTGGAGAAACAGTAAATACTGAACTTGTTGATGGACTTGTAAAGGTAAGTGCAAAGATCAAAGATGTTGATGGTGTATGGAAATCTTTTTCTGCAAAAGTTGATGCCGATGGAAATATTTTTGAACAGCGTTTCAAGACTGTTACAAATGGTGTAGATAAATTAGAAACTGCATTAAAAAATTTTGGTCGTGAAACTTCTCCAGCTCTTACATATCAGGAGACTTTAGATAAGGCTCAGAAAATCAAGAATAGTTTAAATCTTGGTGATGAGTATTCTATCAAGGTTGATAGTAGTGAATTTGTAACCATCACTAAAAAGTTGACAGATGTTGAAAATACGGGTGCTTCTGTTACTCAGACCTTTAAATCCGCACAAGATGCAATTGATAACTTTGGCAAGTCTGCGTCTAATTCTGCTGAAAGGACAAGTGTTGCGTTAAAAAGTGTCAAAAGTAATATTAAAGAAGTAACTGATGAATCTGAAAAGCTTGCAAATGCTCAAAAAGAACAAAATGTCAATGCAAACCTTAATAAATATGATAAACAATTAGATTCTTACAATGGTAAGGTTGATAAATATCAAGCCACTATTGCAAGGTTTAATGATGGTGGTTGGACAAGTGATGAATATTTAGATAATGTACAAGCTGTTAAGGATGCTGTTAAAAAATATGAAGATTTACTCAATAATATTAGGGCTAAAGGCGGTATTACAAGTGAAGAAGACATTCAGAATTTAAAAGAGTATGAGTCTGAAATTAAGAATACCATTGCTACTGTCACTAATATGTCGGCTGCTGAAAAGGGATATAACTTTGTTTCAGGTCAGAAAGAATTAGACAAGATTCACAAGCTTCTCAATGAAAATAGTAAGATGTCTTCTGAGGCAAAAGCTAAAATCAAGGCTTACTATACGGAAATTGAAAGTGGTAATCCTAGCATGAGTTTGGATAGAATTCATGGTGAGATTATGAAGATTTACAATGCTGAAGTTGAAGCTGGTCGTGCTGGCAGAAGTTTCTTTGATACATTAAAGAATAGTGGATTTCATCAATTAGCTGCTCAGATGTCAGGTATGTTTGGATTTTATGATGTTATTAATCTAATCAAGCAAGCTGCTTCTGCTGTAACTGAGTTAAATACACAAATTACAGAACTCGCTAAAGTTTCAGAAGATAGCGTATCTCAGATTTATGCTGATTTTGACAGTTATGCAAATATAGCAAAAGAAATGGGTTCAACTATTTCTGATACTATTGCTGCCACCACAGCATGGTCAAAGAATGGTTACAATATTCCAGATTCTAAGGAATTAGCAGAAGTATCATTACTTTATAAAAATGTTGGTGATGGAATCAATATTGATGAAGCAAACGAATCATTAGTTTCAACACTTAAAGGTTTTAAGCTTGAAGCGGATCAAGCAGAACATATAGTCGATGTATTTAATGAAGTTTCAAACCGAGAGCCGATCTCGTCATCTGGAATAGGTGAGGCATTGCAAAGAAGTGCTGCTTCATTTAATGCTGCAAATACATCTCTTGAAAAATCCGTAGCACTTGTTACTGCAACAAACAGTGTACTTCAAGATCCTGAAAAAGTAGGAAATATGTGGAAGACAGTTAGTGCCAGGATTCGTGGTGCAAAAACAGAATTAGAAGAAGCTGGCGAAGACACTGATGGAATGGTCGAATCCACTTCAAAATTACAAGCCTTAATTAAAGGCATGACTGGTTTTGATATTATGGAATCAGACGGAAAAACATTTAAGGATATCTATGATATTATTATAGGTATCGGAGAAAAATGGCAGGATTTAAATGATGTAGATCGTGCCAGCCTTCTTGAAAAACTGGCAGGCAAAAACCAAAGCAATGCCTTAGCAGCAGCCATTTCACAAGTAGATGTATTAAAGAAAGCATATGGTGAAGCAACTAATGCAGAAGGTTCAGCTCGTGAAGAAAATTCTAAATATCAACAGAGCGTCCAGTATTCAATTGACCAGACAAAGGCAAAGCTTGAAGAACTTGCAAATGACACCTTAAATTCGAATTTCCTTAAGGGTTTAATAAATGCAGGTGGAAAAATAATTGATATACTTGACATTATAATTAAAAATGTTGGTATTTTAAAGCCTTTATTAGCAGGACTAGCTATTAAAAATATAGTTCAAAACTTCGATTAATCCGTTAAAGGATACAATAAACCTAGATTTATTCGGTCTACTATGGGAGAGAGATTATTATAATGGCAATAAAATCAATTCCATAGGATGAAAGTTTTAAAATAAAAAGAGAACGAATTGCCTGAAACCCTAATGCTCACTACACTACAACGTAGTCTATTTTTAGACAGGCGTGAATGTAATCGAAAGATATAAAAGTCAATCGGCAAAGTTATGGTCGATAGTGAGATGTATATGACTAAAAAATATGGTCTAAGTACTTTATAATGGGAGCAAAAGTAACTGGCAGCTAACCATATAGCGTTTAGTAATATCATATAATCCAATAGTAGCAATTGCGCAAGCAATGTTGGGATAAAGATATAAATATATGGAAAGTTCAACGAGCATGATTTCTCGCAGAATATGAAAGCCATATTTCATTATTCTGTTAATTTATGTTCTAACATAACTAAAATCCTCTAAATCAAAAACAAAGAGGTAAAAACAGAGAATAAATATATGGAGGTGATAAGATGATAAAAACAATTCGAGTAATGTTAGTTCCAAATAATAAACAAAAAACGAAATTATTTCAATTTGCCAACACTGCTCGTTTTGCATATAATTGGGCTTTATCAAGAGAACAAGAAAGTAAAAAAAGTGGTGGTAAGTTCATATCCGATTATGATTTACGAAAAGAATTTACTCAATTGAAGAGAACAGAAGAATATTTATGGTTAAACACAGTGTCTAATAATGTAACAAAACAAGCAATTAAAGATGCTTGTGAAACATATAAAAGGTTTTTTAAAGGATATTCAAGATTTCCTAAATTTAAAAGTCGAAAGAAATCAATTCCATCATTCTATCAGGATAATGTAAAAATTAAATTTTCTAATACTCATGTGAAAGTTGAGGGATTTGCTACTTCTAAAAAGAAGAATAAACAAAAGCTAAACTGGATTAAATTAGCAGAATATAATAGAATACCTACAAATTGTAAATACACGAATCCTCGTATTAAATATGATGGATTAAATTGGTATCTTACAGTAGGTATCGAATATGAAGAATCTTCTATTCTTCCAACTAACGAAGGAGTTGGAATTGATTTAGGGATTAAAGATTTGGCAATATGTTCTGATGGTAACAAATACCAGAATATTAACAAGACACAAAGAGTTAAAAAGTTAGAAAAACAAAAACGCAGATTACAGCATAGCATATCTCGTTCTTACGAGAAAAATAAGAAAGGAGAAAGTTATTATAAAACAAAAAATGTAATCAAAAAGGAAAAACTTTTATTGAAGTTAAATCATAGATTAACAAACATTCGTCATAATTACTTACATAAAACAACATCTGAAATTATAAAACGAGAACCAAGTTTTATTGTATTGGAAGATTTGAATGTAAGTGGGATGATGAAGAATAGACATTTATCCAAGGCAATTCAACAACAAGAATTTTATGAATTTAGACAACAGATTGAATATAAATCAGCATGGAATAACATTTCAGTTATTCTCGCTAATAGATTTTTCCCAAGTTCTAAATTATGTAGTTGTTGTGGCAATATCAAAAAAGATTTAAAGTTATCTGACCGTGTTTACAAATGTGAATGTGGGAACGTAATTGATAGAGATTATCAAGCAGCTTTAAATTTAAAACAATATGGAGAAAATGTTATAAAATCTGTAGTGTAACATATTCAAGTTATTACAGATATGTACTGATATGTTAGTCAGGAATTTACGCCTATGGAGAATACGAGAACTTGTAAGTAGTATCTGTTTTTGACAGTACAAAAGCATATTCGTTGAAGTAGGAATGAAACATAAAAGTTTGTAACTTTTTATAAGTTTTCAGTAACAGACAGTCGTGATGACCTGCTTTCAATTATGGAAAAAAGGAGAAATAAATTATGGCTTATACAAAAAGTAGATTATTTATGAAAGATTTTTCTAGTCTTGGTGAACATTTGTGATAAAGACTTGGTTTGTGAGTCCGTATAGTCTTTACACTTATTAACAGATAGAACATTTTGTCGATTTTTGGAATATAAAAATAGAATATTTTGTGAAATTGAGTTCACATCTATTTACAAAATTTAGTATCTGTGTTATCTTCAAAATAGTAAAAATTTTCAATTTTTGAAGGAGGTAACACGATGAAAGTTTCAAGAGAAAATTGTCCAGTTAAGCCATTGATAGGAAAAATGAAACGAGAGAAAATTATATTAAAGCACAAATTGCAAAGAAGAGAATCTGTTTGGTCTAATCCAAACAAATCATTGCTTATTGACTCTCTTTTAAGAGGATATATTGTACCACCAGTTTATACTATTTCTGAAGATGGTGTACAATATGTTATTGATGGTGTACAGCGATTAAGCACGTTAAAAGGATTCTATAATGATGAGTTTGCAATATCTAAAAAGGCAGAACCAGTTATAATTGAAGGAACTGAATATAATATTGCAGGATTGAAATTTAGCAAACTTGACCAAGTTGTAAAGGACGAGTTAGATAGTTCTGCTATCACAGTATATGAAATCACTGAATATACAGATAAAGATGTCAGAGAAATGTTCCGAAGGCTCAATTCAGGAAAACCTCTGAATACTTCACAGAAGCTCACACCTGATATGTCGGATGAACTCAGCAATGCAATTTTTGATATTGTCTCTCTCCCATTCTTTGAAAAGAGACTGACATCTGCTCAGTTGAAGAGTTCAGTCGATCAGAGTATTGCACTTGAAACATTGATGCTCTGCTCCACTAATAAAGATAACGATTTTGCTTCATTTAGAGCTAAGGATAAAGAAAACTTTATTGAGTTCTATAATAATCAAGTTGAGCCAGAAAAGATTGAAATCATCAAAACCGCGATCAATAAGCTTGATGCATCTCTTGAAGAAGATGTGAAAATTCCAAAGACAAGTATTTCTGTATTGTGTTTTGCAGCATACAGAATTTGTAAAGACAAAAAGAGCTTTGAGAAATTTGCTTTGAAAGTAAGTGAGTTCTTGGCAACATACAACGATAATACTGAATACAAGAATAATCTTATGAATGGTACTAATTCTGCCGAGTCTGTCAGATTTAGATTGGATTATTGGAGAAATATTATAAGAGAATTACAGTAAATATTTAAAGAGTAGTCGGTTGGCTACTCTTTTATTATATTTATAAACATACGTTCTGAATAGTATTATGCAATATCTTGTCGTATAATATTTGGTATAAATTATCAAAAATATACGAGAGGAGAATTAGAAATGGTAAAATATGTTTATTGTGGATTATATGATATTGATCTTCATGGCGAAACATATGCAGAATTTGATGGTGAACATCCAACGATGATAGTTCAAACTAAAAAAGAACCTAAAATGTACATTGTAATACCATTTACTTCATACGAACCGAACAGGTGGAAGAAGTTAAAGAAAAAGATGTGTTGTAGAGTTGAATCAACTAATTCTATTGCAAGAATTGATAGGATTAAAATTATTAACGATTCAGATATTACCAAAAGATGGATTGATATTGAAAAGAAAAGTTTACTTGTACCGAGCAAAGAAGATGTTGAAAAAGTGTTAAAGAAGTCTTTGGCATATATAGAAGCGTCCTTTAATCAATCCTATTCATTTTATTTAGATTATTTAAAAGAGCGTGAAGTTTTGGAAGATAATATTAAAAAGACATTTATAGATTTTGATTTTAATAATTCTATATTTACGTTTGATTTTACAGAAGATAATGTTACAAAAATATCTTTTCCAATGGGTTATGTAAAATCTATGGCAATGATAGATATACAAGATTTCTTTAATAATATATTTAATAGAAGGAAATTCACTGTTAAAATTATAGATTCCAAAAAACTAATTGTTGTTTCTGTTAAAAATAGTGATAAAAAAATGTTGACAATCAAAGAGAAGTATGATAGTATAATTTCAACAGAAGGGTAGCTTTACTATATGGGTATAAATCCAACTGTTATTTTTGTATACCACAGCATTGAGAGCATTCTTTATGATGTAAGGCTAAGTGCATTTGATGTATAATTTTTATTTGATTTACATATAGTATAATAGCGTAAAGGGTATCGAAAGTGTAAATCCAAACGCATTGAGATTAAAAAGCATCTGCTAACGCAGGTGCTTTTTATATTATAATAAACAACAATAAAGAGCAAATGTATTCACACTTGCTCTGCTCTTCTATCCTAATTCATCTTGGCATAGTCGGAACATATATTTAGACGGTTCTCTTTTTCAATACAAATAAAAGAGTAGCAATTTCTTACTACTCTTCTATCCTATTACCACTTATATCCACAATTTTTACAAACCATAGTTTTCCCCAAATCACCACTGGCAACACCAAATAATCCAGTTGTTACCCAACGCTTTGTTCCTGATATTTTTTGTATATCGGGTGATCCGCATGTTGGGCATTTAGGAACGTATTGTTCTTGAGATTGTCTCTCTTGCTCTTTTTCTTGACTTCTTATATCCATTAAATCAATAAAAATAGTTCGAGCTATTTCATCACTACAATTTACAAGATTTCTAATCATTAATGTACCATCTTTAATATCATAGTATTCGATGTCTCTTTTAAGTTGGTTTTTTAAATAACTAATTCTTTCAGGACTTAGATGCTCATTAGTGATAATTCCTTTCTGAATACAATATAAGGTATTTTTATATTCTTCTGATTGTTTAATTTTATCTATATGTTCTTCAGCAGGATTGGTTGTCAACTCATTCCATAGTTTTATAACATCTTCATCTTCTAAGTGTGTTAATTTTTTAATATTTAATATTCCTTGTGTAACATTATTACTATCAATATTATCATTTATATTTCTAACAAGAGAAATTAATGCATTATTATATAATCCCTCGCCATTGGTTATCATTCTTTTTGCTGCATTATAATCCATAGTATTTTCCTCCTCTGTTTGGTAAATATTATAACATAAAGCGAATAAAAAATCTAGGTTCTTCGTTTGGCAAAATAGATGAAGTAACTAAAAAAATAAAGGGTTGGACAGCTTCTTTAGATCCTGTAAATGGCTATGGTGACGAAGCTGTTTTAAAGAAACGTTTTGAGGACATTGCCAAAGAATATGATAAGATGACAATAAAAATGGCATTATCAAATAAAAATTTAAGAGATAATGCTATCAAACTTACGGAAGATCAAGTAAATATTCTTCTTGGCAATAGTGAAATAAGTGACAAGGGGAAAAATTATACTGCTAAACGAGTTGCTAACACCTCATCTTCTATTGGAAAAATAGAAACTTCTACTTCTGATAACGGCATAACCGATGCGGTTCATCGGATGGTTGTTAACAATCAAAAATTAACAAACACGGTAGATAATGAGTCTTTAGCAAAAAATACATCTCAGTTAAAAGAGAACACCTCTACCCTTAAAGAGAATACTATAGCAAAAGAAGAAAATGCAAATGCTCAAAAAGATGACATTTCTTCTCGTGTATCTGCAATGGCTTCAAGAGGTGAAACACTTACTAATCCTGAGAGTATTAGAAAAAGCACTACTGATATCTCAAAAACTATGACTGAGTTAGATCAGGCTGGTGTGAAATTAATGCATGAACATGAAGAAAATTTCTCTCATGTTTCAGATATTGTGTCAGATTTAGCTAAGACAGATAAAAAACTTATGCATGAGCATGAAGAAACATTCGCTAACATATCAGATATTGTTTCTGAGATGGCTCGTAATAACGAAGTTTTGATGAGAGATTCTGCGTTAGATCCTGGACTTTCTTCTAGCACAGCTCAATTTGATAGTAATACAGCTTCTATCGAAAGAAATACTCAAGCAAAACTGGAAAATAAAGCTGTTACAGATGCACAGAAAAATGCAGTAGAGCAAGAAACTATCGCTCAAACAACAAATACTACTTCTCAAAGTGGTGGAGACATTTCTTCTCGTGTTCATGAACTTGCTATTAATGGTGGTAGCTTAGTTGGAAATGATAAAGAACAAATTAAAGATATTTCTGCTACTGTTTCTGAATTAAATCAATCTGGAATAAAACTCATGCAAGAGCATGAAGATTACTCTGTAGCTATGGCTAATATCATTTCTGAGTTAGATCAGAATGGTCAAAAACTTATGACTGAACATGAAGTTCCCAATTTTGGCAACGTTGCTCAAACAGTTTCAAATGTAGAACAGGCATTAACTTCTACTGCTACAAAGGCTGATGATGTAGCAACAAAAGTTTCTGAACTAGCTAAAAATAATGAAGTGTTAATGAAAGATGTTGCAGAAGTGGGTACAACTACTGCGGCTTCTGTTGGCAAAGTAGCAAGTGAAACTTCTAAGTTTGGAATATTTATGAGTAGTTTAGGTAGCGAAATAACAGGATTATTCACTGGTGCTGCTGGTGCTTTAAATGCAGTCTTTGCATGGGTTGGTGTAATTTCATTAGTTGCTACTGGAATATATAAGATTTATGATGCTCTTACACTTACTGTTGACGAAGCAGAAGAAGCAAGAAGCAAGGCTGTAAGTGACTTAAGTGAAGCTCAAAGCAATCTTGAATCCATTAATTCAGAACTCGAAACAACTCAGCAAAGAATAGATGAATTAAACGGAAAAGACAAGCTTACATTTACAGAGCAAGGGGAATTAGAAGACCTTAAAGAGAAAAATAAATTGTTGCAGTTACAGGCAGACGCTGCCGAACGTATTCAAAAATCTAAACAGCAGGATTTATTAAATACAGATAGTGATAATTTCAATAAACTCTATAAAGACAAGATTAATAAAAGCGATATAGCCGAAACAAAACAGGAATATAAGAATAGTATTGGTGCTTTAAATCCAAAAGAAAATGATATAACAGGTCAAATAGCACAGTTACAATTATTACAAGATCAATATGCAGATTTAGCTACACAGGTCGAAGACTATAATGACCAATATGGAAAAGAACATGGTGCTGAATACTTAGCAGATGATATGAAAGTCACACAGGGAAGCATTGATGATGTGACAAGTTCATTGAATAAACAATTAGAAACACTTCTTAATATGCAGAATGATTATCAGTCAGTGGGAATTGATAATCTTACAAGTACGCAGAAAGAAGAGTATGAACAGATTGCAAATGCAATTAAGTTAATATATTCCAGTCTTGATCCTAGTAAATATAATGAGATTTCAGTACAGGATATATTTGATACCAAAGATATTGAGACTACCAAAGATGATCTTATTGAACTTGCACAGGCTGGAAAGCTTGACGAAAAAACACTTAATCAATATCCTAAACTTACCAAAGCCATAAAGGATGCTGATTTAATTACAAAAGATGGAACAAACGCAACTAAAGCTTTTATAAATGCAATTATTGCATTGGGCGATGCTAGTGAAGATATAGAAGCTAATGAAACTAATGAAACACCGACCTCTTTCTCTACTCTCTTTGATGGTTCAGATTTTGGTGATCGTATTTCGTATCTCAGTCAGCAATTTCAGAATGGTAAAATTTCAGCACATGATTATTTCCAGTCGATTCGTAATGAATTAGCCAATACAGATTTTAGTGAGTTTACGAATCAAGCTGCGGCTGCACAACAATTCTTTACGGATTCTACACAGCAAGTAGCTTCTAGTATGTCAAACCTTATTAATAGTTATAATAAGGGGGAAATATCAGCCACGGAATATCTTGATGGATATACTTCTATGGCTGAAACGTTGTCTGCTCTTACTGATGATTTACAAAATAATTCAGCAGCATGGAACGAAAATGGTGAAGCTATATCTGATGGAACAAATCAGGCTCTTGACAATGCTCAGAGTGACCTAGCTTCGGCTATTGAAGGCATCAATCAGTATCAAGACAGTATCTATTCACTTGAACAGATTACAAGTGGGACTATTACGGCTGGTTCAGATGAGTTTACTGCTCACGCACAGGTTATTGCAGAGGATTTAGCTTATATTGTTCAAAATGGCGGTTATATGGCTGACCAGATTGCAAGTACTATGGGAACAACCACTTCCGAGATTGCAAATAGTCTTACTAATAGTGTAGATAATCAAGCTTTAGCATCACAAGCAATAGCAGGTAATACTAACGCTTCTATTGAACAGATGGCAAATGCTGTAAGTACATTATTTGCTGAACTTGGTAATCAGATAGGCAATTTCAAAGCTACAATAAATTTTGCTCCAAAAGTAAATGGAGTTGAACATTTCTCAGCTATTAAAATTGGTGGTAAAGAGATTGTTGGTGGTGATATTCCGAATCTAACTTATGATATTAAGGGAAGTTCTTCTTCTCTTAAATCAATTGGCTCTGCTATATCTAGTTTTGGTAAAGTTTTATCTTCTAATATAGCAGCACAAAAAGTAGATTATAAGAAATTCAGTACTACTCCAACAGATTCAAGTGGTAAACAACGAAGTTATACTCCTAGCAAGGGTGTAACCAGTAACTATAACAATAAGCTAAAAAATAATAAATCTTCTGGCAAATCTGGTTCTGGTGGTTCTGGTGGCTCAGGTGGTAAAAATTCTGGCGGCGATGCCGAAAAGCAGAACGAAGAATATCTTGACAAATTCATGGCTTATCAGAAAGCTCGTCTCGAAGCAGGTAAGATAACATATCAGCAATATTCACAGTATGTTTCTGATGAACTTGAAAGAATGTATAAGAATGGTGAAATTTCTGCTAGTAAATACTATTCTGCTGTCAAGGACATGATTGATGAGCAAAAATCTATCTATGATGCCGCACTTAAAGGTGTCACAAAACTTCTCGATGATGAAATTGATAAATGGAAAGATAAGATTGATGTTATTGAGAAGAATAATGATAAACTTAACGAACAGAAAGATAAATACGACTCTATCTTATCAGCAATTCAAAAAGTATATGATGATGAAATCAAAAAAGCTAATAAGAAAAAAGATTCTATTCAGGATGTCATTGACGCTATGTCTGATGAAAATGATGAATATGAACGTCAGAAAAAGTTACAAGAAGCTATTTACAATCTGAATAAAGCAAATTCTCAAAAGACAAAATATCTTTTAAAGGATGGTCAATTTGTATATAGTACAGACAATTCTGCTATTCGTGATGCTCAAGATTCATTACATGATGCAAAATATGATGTAGATGTTGCTAATTTAAAGAAACAACAAGACGATATTGATAATTATATTGATACTCTTAATGAGTTTAAAGATAAGTGGAATGAAATATCCGATGCTTTTTCGGACGCACAAGATGCGATGAATCTTAAGCAATACTTAGGATCAGAGTATCAACGTATAATTCTTTCAAACAATCTTGCGGATATCGAAAATTTCAAAAATCAATATGTTGCTGTTGAATCACAAATTAATAGTAATGAACAGCTAAAGACAAGCTATGAAGAAAAAGTTGATTATTATAATAATTTAAAACAGCAATGGGAAGATTGTACTTCTAAATACGATGATGAAAAGAATAAACTCTACGCTTCACAAATTCTTGGTGCAAATTGGGAATCTGAAGTATTAAGCGGTAGACTACAAACACTTAATAATTTTACATCAGAGTATGAAAAACTTTGTCAGAGACAAGCCGATGCTGCTGTAAATGCTGCCAATACGGAAGTACAAGCTTCTAAAAATGCTGCGGCTGGTGTTGCCTCTGCTTCTTCAAGTGTTGCAAGTTCTGGTGGAGGTAGTAGCTCAGGTGGAAGTGCGACAGTATCGACCAGACCAAAGACAGTTTATGATAAAAATAATAACCCGAATAAACCTGCGCTGAAGTCTAATGATTATTGGACTTATGAAAAACTAAGTAAAAAAGGCTATAGCACAAGCGGTCAGGCATCAAGCCATATTAGTGATTATGCTTCCAAGGGTGCAAATGGTTTTACACAAATTGGTAACAAATATTTTATTGTTAAATGGATTGCAAATGCTGGTTCTCCAGCTAATGCTTCAAAGGCAAAGAATAAGCTTGAAAAAGATAATCCTAAGAAAATAGGTAAATATGGTTATGCTAAACGTTATCATAAAGGTCTTGAGCTTGGTAAGATAGAGGCTCTTCCAAAAGACAAGGCTTTTGATTTAGTACAGGATGTAGGTACTAATGGACTTAAAGCTGATGAAGTACCGATTATCGCACAAAAAGGGGAAGCTGTTCTTACTGAGGAACAGATTGAAAATCTTGCTAAGACATTACATTTAGTTCCAGTTCAGAATGAAATTATGGAGAAAATGAGTAAAATTAGTCTGGGTGATCTGCCAATGAATACACCTAAGATGAATTTTGATGCCGGTAAGATTGGTCAGAATGTTACTAGGAATAACTTTGCTCCAAGCGTAACACTTAATCTAAATTGCCCTAATGTAAGCAGTGTAAGTGATGCGAAGGCTATTACAAATGTAGTCGATAAACAGCTTAATAAGTTTGCTAATGATTTTTATCAAGCTTCATTACATTATGTAAACAAAAAATAATAAATATTTAAGAGAGTGGTAGTAGATATCTACTACTCTCTTCTATTTGTTAGAAAGGAAGGAAATGGATACTCAAAATTTATTTGTCAAAGGACTCGAAAACATATTTCAAAATAGCAATAATAATGTAAATGACAAAACATATGTGGGTGTCATTATAGACATAATTGATACAAAAAAATATATTATTCGATATAATGATGCAGACAGACCATTTACCACAAAATACAACGATTCACTGAAAGTAGGTGATACGGTTCATGTTATGTTACCTTTGGGAAGTGAAGCAAATAAATTTTTGTTGGAAGATATTAGGAAATATTAATACTAATCTTCCATTATAATAGATAAGGACTTAGCTTTGCTAGGTTCTTTTTTCATATAGAAGTTTTTAAGAAGGAGGAATAAAAAGAAATGGCTAAGTCCTTAAAAGACTCTATGAAAGAATTAGAGGAAATGAATAATGCAAAAATAATGTCCGATGATATAACTGCATATTCATTAGAAGCAGCTTCTTTTTCATCGCCAGTTGTGGATAATGAAGCCACAGTATCAACCTATACTAATACTACTCTTCCGTATAGTGAAAAATATATCATTTATAATGAATATGTAGACGAAAAAATAAGCACAATTGATGAGAATAAAAACATCGAACTTGATGAGTCGCAGGTGAATTTAACACAGGAAGAAAATTCTCAATATGTTAGATTCAAAATGTTCAGACGTTATGACGGTGTTGACCAGTTAAATATGACACTTTTGATGCACGCTGTAACGCCTGATAAAAACGATGTATATATTAGCCCTGTAAATGTCCAGTACGATGACAATTATCTCTATTTTGGTGTTATTTTGCCCAAAAGTGTTTGCGCTGTAAAAGGTACTGTACAGTTTGAAATACAAGCTGTTGGTGTGAATGAAAAGGGAGATGCATATACATTAAAAACAAGAAAAGCCGAATTTAATGTAGAAGAATCCTTATCAGGTAATGGAACAGTAGAACCAGGTGAAGACACTGGATGGATTACAACCTTTTTACAGCAGGTAACTGAAAAGGTTGGAGAAGCACAAACCGCCGCAAACGAAGCAAAAGCTTCCGCTAATTCCGCTGAAAGCTCTGCTACTATGGCTCAGAAAACAGTAAACACGGCAAAGACAGAATTGGCAAATACTGTTAATTCTACAATCAAAACCGCTCTCACAAATTACTATAATAAAAAGGAAATTGACGACCAATTTGCAAATATTGATCTGTCTGATGTATACGATAAGATAAATAGTATTGATGGGTTGGCAAAATTTAACGTCACATACACTTCAGATACTTATACTCTCTCATTTTACAATGGTGACAAGAAGATTAAGGACGTTGTATTGAATTCAGATCCGTCTGCTACGTGGGTTGCTGCTTATGGTAAAGTTGTCGATAAAAAAATAACAGATGCAATAACTCCTGTTTCTAAATCATTAAATGATTATAAAACAAAAACAGATGCTGATTTGAGTGCGATACATAAAAATATAGACAATCTCCCTGATACGTTAAAAACAAAATACTATGATAAAGAGGCAATGAATGACTTATTAGGTAAAAAAGCATCTAATTCGGATGTAGAGTCATTAACAACAAAAGTTGGGGCTGTTGAACAGGTTACAAATTCAAATAAAACAAGCATTTCTACTATGGGAAATAAGATTGCTTCTCTTGAAGATGCTATTGGAAAAATTGATGTCGAGCCAGGAAAAACCTATGAAGCAACTTATGATACAGAATCAGGGAATTACACCTTATGGGAAATTACAAATGAAGGTGAAACTAATGAAGAACGAACTATTAAGAGCCAGTTTAAGATTGTTGGCGGCAGCGGAGGTGGATCAACATCTACAACTTTAAAGATTGAATATGTTACAAAGTCTCCTGTTATCGTTACAACAAATGATAAGGCGATTATTAAGTATAACTTCTCTGGTCAGGATTCTTCTGGTGATATCGTTTCAGAAGGAAATTATACATGGAAAATCGGCAACAAAGTCATTGCTACTGGTATTGCAATCAGCGGAGAAAATAGCTTTGATTGTACAGATTATATCAGTCTTGGTTCTCAGAAACTTGTACTTACAATTTCTGATGATGCAGGAAGTGTTGTTGTAAAATCATGGACTGTACAGAAAGTAGATATTCATATTGAGTCAACCTTCAATGATACTCTCAAGTATCCGATGGGCGAAGTCTCATTTGATTACACACCATACGGTGCTATTTCAAAGGATATTCATTTCAAGATTGACGGAAATGAATTATACAAAGTAACTACTACTGCCACTGGTATTCCGATGGCATACAATATCAAGCCACAGACTCATGGAGCACACCTTGTTGAAGTTTATATCACAGCAGAAATCAACGGATTAACAGTTGAATCAAATCATATTTATAAGGATGTTATCTGGTTTAATCCAGATTCTAACGTTCCTGTAATCGGATGTATTGCGAACAATCTTACTGTAAAACAGTATGATACAGAGAATATTACTTACACTGTATATGATCCTAAGACAGAAAACCCGACTGTTACTCTTGCTGTGGATGGGAAGAAAGTTTCAACTTTACAGTTGGATTCTAATACGAATATTTGGCAGTATAAACCAACAGATATTGGTTCACATGTATTAACAATCACTTGTGGTGACACTGTGAAAACAATTAACGTAACTGTTGAAAAATTAGATATTGATGTAGAACCTGTTACAGCTGGACTTCAATTTGATTTTAATCCTGTTGGAAGATCAAATAATGATGCAAACAGATTATGGTCTGACGCAGATCATCCAGAAGTTAAAATGACTGTTTCATCAAACTTCGACTGGTCAAATGGTGGATACCAGATTGATGAAAATGGAGATCAGTATTTCGGGGTAAAAGCAGGTACTACTGCTACAATCTCATACAATCTTTTCGCTGATGACGCAAGGAAAAATGGTAAAGAATTTAAATTCATCTTTATGACTAAAAATGTTGCAAATGCAAGTGCCACTTTTTTATCTTGTGAATCTGATGACATTGGTTTACAGATGAACGTACACGAAGCATATATCAAGTCAAGTGTGAAATCGCTGTATGTTCCATATAGTGAGGAAGATATTATCGAGTGGGAGTTCGACATTGATAATAGTGATATCACACCTATTATCATGTCTTACGAGGATGGTACTCCGTGTAGACCAATGAGCTATACAAAAGATTATTCATTCACACAGGAGACTCCTGTTCCAATTACTATTGGTTCAGAAGATTGTGATGTTCGAATCTACAGAATGAAAGCATATAATAAGAGTCTTGATTCTAAAGCAATTCTAAACAACTTCATTGCAGATGCAAGAACTGCTACAGAGATGATTGACAGATACAAGCGAAATCAGATTTATGATGAGGATGGTAATTTAACACCTGAATCTGTTGCAAAAGCTTGTCCAGATATGCGAATTATCATGATTGAAGCACCACATTTTACAAATAACAAAAAGGATTTTGTGAAAAATACTACTGTTAAATGTTTATATAAGAACGGTGATCCAACATTAGACAACTGGACATTTGAAAATGCATACCACTCAGGACAGGGAACGACCTCAAACGAGTATGGTGCGTCTGGTAGAAATATAGATATTATTTGTTGCTTTGATGGAAAGAATCAGGTAATAAGTAAGATTCCATTAGACACAGATTATAAAACAATATTGACACTTGGAGATGGAACTAAGACCGAAGATGGAACTGGTAGAGTTTCTTTAACAAGAAATTCTATTCCAAACGGCTGGTTCAACATAAAAGTAAATATAGCTTCCTCTGAAATGGTTAATAATGCTTATTTACAAGCTAGATACAACACATATCTTCCATACAAGTCACCTGCTCAGAAAAGAGATCCTAGAATAAAGAACGACATGGAATTTGTAAACTGTGTTGTATTTATTAAGGAAAGTGATCCTGATGTTAGTACACATAGAGAGTTCCAAGATACAGAATGGCACTACTATGCACTTGGTAATATAGGTGACTCCAAGAAAACAGATTTGACAAGAGCCTACGATCCAGACGACATGAATGAGTTCTGCATTGAAATTAGTGATAATACTCTTGCAAACTCTACATTTCAAACTGGCGTTACAAACTCGGATGGAACAATGAAATATCCTATCTCAAAAGAAGAATGGAAATCTGGAAATGAAGCATATGATGCTTTGTATAACGATTGGGAGGGAACGTATGAGTTCAGATATGATTGTTGTGGAGATTCTAAAGATGGAGATCCAATATCAACAGATGAAGCAAAAACAGAAATAAGAAAGAAAAACAAACAAATTTGGAGAGATTTCTATGAGTTTGTAATCACATCATCTGATAAAGATTTTGTAGACAAACTTAAAGATTGGTTTATTGTAGATTCTGCATTGTATTTCTATCTTTTTACATTAAGATATACGATGATCGACAATCGTGCAAAAAATGTATTTCTACATTGGGCAAAATATTATATTACTACAGAAGAAGCAAGTACGTTAGGAGATAAAGCACAATATTATACTATTGATGATGAAGCTGCTAAGATTAATAAAGGATACCGTTTCGACTTCTGGGACTATGATAACGATTCGGCAATCGGAATCAATAACAGCGGTGAACTTACGATGACATATGGAAAAGAAGATACAGACTATCGTACAGATGGTGACAAATCTTCTGGATACATATTCAATGCAGCTGATTCAGTATTTTTCTGCCGTATTCGTGATTTGATGCAATCACAACTTCGTTCTATGTATAATACTTGCGAATCAAAAAACTGTTGGAGTGCAACATCTTTAATTAATCAGTTTGATGAAAAACAGAATGAATGGTGTGAAGCTTTATGGCGTGAAGATTATGTTCGAAAATATCTTCGTACCTATCAAAATGGTAATACACGATTCCTAGAACAAATGATGAATGGTAAAAAGAAATATCAGCGTAGACAGTTCGAACGTGACCAGGAAATGTATATGGCAACAAAATTTATCGGTACTACTGCTACCTCTGACCAGATTATGTTCAGATGCAACACACCTGTTGATGCAATAGTCAAGCCTGATTATACACTTCATCTTACACCGTTCTCTGATATGTATTTGTCTGTAATGTTCGGTAATTCATCCCCAACACAGATTAGAGCAAAAGCTGGACAACAGTATGATATACCATGCCCTTACAATCAAATGGATGATACAGCTGTACTCGTTTACGGTGCATCTAGAATTCAGTCAATGGGTGATGTATCTACTTGTTATATCCACGATAATGATTTTTCAAAAGCAACAAGACTCAAAAAGTTAATTATCGGTAATGAAACAGAAGGATATTCAAACAACTTCCTTACTAATTTAGTAATTGGAAACAATAAATTATTAGAATTATTAGATATAAGAAATACACCAAATCTTGTAACGAGCTTAGATTTATCAAAATGCGGAAGTCTTAAAAAACTTTATGCAAGCGGTTCTGGTCTAACAGGTGTTACATTCGCAAATGGTGGAAAGATTGATACTGCCATTTTACCAGAAACACTTACATCTATTATTATGAGAAATTTAAAATATCTTACAAATTTACAGATTCCTGCATATGATAAGTTCACGAGTATGGTAATTGAATACTGTGATACTGTTGATTCCGCTAGTATGGTTGAAAAAGCAACAAAACTGAATCGTATCAGATTACTTGGTATCAAATGGAATCTTGACACGGCAGATTTGTTGGCTAAGTTATATAAACTTGGTGGTATTGACAAGAATGGCTATAATGCTGATCAATCAGTCGTAACTGGTTCTGTACATACACCAGTCATGAAGGAGAAGTTGCTTGCACAATACAATGAAACTTGGTCTGACTTGGATATTACCTACAATACATTGATTCAGCAGTTTACTGTAACATTCGTAAATGATAATGGAGATGTATTAGATACTCAGTATGTTGATAAAGGTGAAAAGCCGATTAATCCAATAACAAGAGCAGATAATCCAATTCCAGTTCCAACAAAAGAAAGTACTATTAGTACAGATTTTACATTTAATGGATGGGATGCAAACTTTGTTGCAGTCTTTGGTAATCAAACTTATAAGGCAACTTATTCCGAAAAAGTAAGACAATATACTGTAAAGTATATGTCAATGTCTACAGTTATTGAAACACATACAGCGGATTATGATAGCTATGTTGCTCCACCAGAAGAAATCCCAACTTATACTGCTGAGGAATCAGCTTATAAATATTATTTGTTTAAAGGCTGGGATAAATCTGGACGTGTAGATGGAGATAAGGAAATTCATGCTGTATATGACGTGTTTGAATATACACAAGATTATTTTAAAGATAAAGATCTCTCTGAACTTAAACCAGCGGAAATTTATGCCCTCACAAAACTTGGTCTGCAAAGTTCGATGATAACACTTAAGGATCAAATCGTATTATCTCTTGGTTCTGATTGTAAATATACTGATATTGAACAGAATGAACTTATCTCCGAAAAAACTGTATTTAGTGGAACAAATTACATTGATACAGGAGTAAAGCTATTTGATAAAGATAGAAGTTTTGTATTTGCTATTGACTATAGACTTGATAATAAATCAGCCTCTCCATCTGTTCTGGCTCAGTGTTTTAAATCTGATGGTTCTAGTGGATTTAAGCTTTGGACAAATAGTGGCGCAAAATTAGCATGGGGTACATCATCGACCAATGTTGCCATAGGTACAAGGAATATCATTGTCATCAGACATATAAAAGGGGAAACTGGATTACATGTATATAATGGCAATTTGACTGCAAATGCTCCGAGCTATGTAGAACTTTCCAGAAATAGAGAGACTGTTGTTGATTCTACTCTCGTATTTGGTTGCAGTAAGGCTGATGATGGTATGTATGAAAATTATGCAATAGGAGAAATCTATTGGGCAAAAGTGTGGTTTAGTGATCTTGGTGAAAAGACATGTATGGAACTTGCATCATGGACACATGATACCTTATCTGCAAGTATGTATGGATTCAATAGATATTACTTATCAGATGGATCTGGTAAAAGAACGTCTATGTCTTTTATTGCTGATAACGTATTATCTCAAACAAGAATGCTTGGTGCAGGATCCTCCAATTCTGGTGGATATGCAAATATGACAATTAGATCTTGGCTTAATACACGTTTGTATAATGCATTATCTGTTGAATGGAAACAGCTAATTAAACTGGCTAAAATAGCATCTTCTGTAGGAAATCAGTCAACAGAAGTAACAACCTCTGATAACTATTTCTATCTTCCGTCAGTATATGAACTGAGTCCTGAAGGTGATATGGAGCAAGAACCATATACAAACGAGGGTACACATATTGAGTTCTTTACAAATGCTTCAAGTAGAATCAGAAAAAGTTCCGATGGCAAAGCACAGTCATATTGGACACGTTCACCAAATGTTTCTTATAACGGATACTTCTTCCGTGTTGAAGAAAATGGTGCATTATCTGGATATGATTATCCTTATACTGCTTACGGAATTGTAGTGGAATTTTCATTTTAAATAATTAAGGGTAGGATACTCTCCTACCCTTTTTATCATGGAGGAAAACATGTTTTACAAAGTAATAAAAGACGGAAAAATAATTGACCTCCTAAACCATCCTATATGGATTAAATATCAAGCAAAGCATGATGTTATGCTTACATGTCCAATAAATGAAGCCGAAGGAGTTATGTCTTCTGACGGTGAATATTTTTGGCATGTTGATGTTTTTCCGTCTATAAAAAAACAAGATGTTGATACAGTGTCATTGGTTGAGATTGATGTGTATGAATACAACAAATTAAGAGCTTTAAATATGAAAACACCTCAAGAAATCATTGATGCTTATACTCTTGATTTAATAACGGGAGGAGTTTTATGACAACTGAATTTGTAGAGAGTTTACAAAGGCTATTTTCCAGTGGGAAGATAGCTCTTTTTAAATTAGATGAATTAAAAAATAAAGGCGTGATTTCTCAGAAAGACTACGAGTATATTACAGCCAAAGAGAAAGTAGGTGAACAGTAATGTATACGATTCTTGTTAAAGATACAAACGAGCTTATAGTGTCTGTCAGAGAAAGAATTGTTCAGAGAAATAAATTAGTAGATTCATTGCACTTCCTTGCTAGTCAGACATATAAAGGTGAAGATATGTCTTCTTATAGTGTTTTACTTGAGTATAAATTACCTGTAAGTAAAGCATATAAAACTGTAATGTTAGAACTGACAGACGAATTATATAAGGACATGCTTGAATATAAACTTCCATTCGATACAGAGTTCACAAAAGAGCCTGGTGATGTAGAAGTACAGCTTACATTTTTTAAAAATGAAATGGGTGAAGATGGTGTTATTACGCAACGTGTAAGACACACAACATCAACATATATCCATATTGTTCCGCTTACAGCATGGAGCGATTTAATTCCAGATGATGCGTTAAGTGCTATTGATCAAAGATTGCTGAAGGCTGACGCACAAGCAAAACAGTTGGCAGATTTGATTCAGGCAGTTGACGATAATCATATTGACAATCTTGTTTATAAGGATGGCTATTTACAACTGTCAAAAGGTGGTGTCGCTATTGGTGATAAAGTTTATATCGCAAATGGTGATGATTCATCAGGTCAGGGTAAGACCATTAAGGTTGTCGAATTCTAATTTAATGAAAGGAGGCAAAAAGCATGGCTGATATGAAGTTTGGTTACGGTAATGCGAATAACATTGATACTGCTGTTGAAAGTGGTACATTAGACGAACGTGACCTTGTACTGACCAAAGATACTTCCGAGCTGATTTATATCAAAGATGATAAAACTCAGCAGAAAATCAGACCAAGGGTTCGTACATTTACGAGCACAGAAGATGCAATTACTGAATTAAATAAAAGTTCTGACACTTATGCAGGACAACCTATTTCAATCAAAAATTCTGCTGATGGTAAGTATTACCCTTACACAGTACAGCAGGGTGCATCTTCATTCGTTATAGAACCTGTAATTTCAAATACAGGTTCTGGATTCACTTGGACTGAATTTTAAAAACTGAATAACACAAAAAACAAAATTAAAGGAGATTTTATCTATGAATAACATTGTAAATTTTAAATTTGGTACACTTGCAAATTATCAGGCATTACAGGCAAAAGATAATGATACTTTGTATTTTGCCGATGGACAGATTTTTAAAGGCGATAAAGTATATAGCCAGAAGTTCGAGAAAGTTACTTCTTTACCTACTGCTCCGTCTCAGGGTGTTGTATATGTGCTTCCTGATTTTTCTGCAAAATTATACACAGGAGTAGATTATGTAGATATTGCTGTTGGTACAGTTGGCGAGATTGGGGATGACACGGCTAATGATGCAAAAGTAGCTACTCAAGCAGCTATCAAAGCATATCTTGCAAAGAAGTTGGAAGGTATGGGAACAGCTGACCAGGTACAGACAAAAATTGATAAGGCTAAAGATGAGGCTATTAAGTCTGCAACGGAGACAGCTGCAACAGATGCAACTAATAAGGTAAACGAAGCAAAGACCGAATTACAGAAGCAGATTGATGCAAAAGTTGCTTCTGTATTTAAGTTTAAAGGTTCTCTTGATAACAAAGTTGCTTTAGATACTATCGAAGGTATGATTGTCGGTGATGTTTATCATACTTCTGATGACGGCAAAGAGTACGTTTACACTGGCGAGGGATGGGAGCTGTTAGGCTTTACAATTGATTTATCTGCATATGCAACAACAGAATCTGTTACAAAGGCAATCAATAATAAGTTTAGTGAAATTACGAAGTCTCTTGAGAATTACTACAATAAAGATCAGATTGATGGAAAAGTTACTGAATTAACAGGAGCTATTGCAACAGCAAAGCAGGAGGCAATTACAGCGGCAGCTACCGATGCTCAGTCAAAAGCAAACAAAGCATTATCCGATGCAAAGGCTTATGCCGATGGTTTAAACGGAGCAATGGATACAAGAGTAAAGGTTGTAGAAGGTGCTGTTACTTGGGCTGAAATTGCCTAAGTTATCCGTATCGGCTAATGGGATATCTAGGAGGTTATAATGGCATTTTTATCTTTAACAGAGGTATCTGAATCCAAACTAAAAGATGTCCCCATTACAGATGGTCAATTAATTTTCTGTAGAGATACGGGGAACTTTTATAAGGATTCAGCGACTTCGCGAAATCCTATATCTTCAGATTTTTTGGTGGTAAATGATCTTCCTCTCGCACCTTTAGCAAATAAATTGTATTTGTTATTGCCAAATACTCTTTGTTTTTATAATAACGGAGTATGGGAAGAACTAAATGAATCACCAGTTGTAACGAAGGATACGAAATATGCATTTCCGAATATTGGTAGTGCATCAAAAATTTATGTTGCTACGGCAGAGAATAAAACTTATCGTTGGAGCGATGACGATTTGAAATATTACTGTATAGGTAGTGACTACAATGATATTAATATTATAAATGGAGGAGGGGCTGCATAGCTTCTTCTCTATATTTAATTAAAAGGGGAAATAAACATGGCAAACAATATTTTAAAAACAAGAATCGTTCTTTGTAATGACACGAGTGTTGCATGGGCATCGTCAGAAAAGGTATTACTTAAAGGAGAAATGGCAATCGAGCTTTCTGATTCTAGCACACCAAAAATTAAAATTGGTGATGGTACAAACAAATTTTCAGCTTTACCATATGCTATTTTAACACCGGAAGAGGTTGCAAGCAAAATCAAAGCTGCTGTTGATACAGCTAGTCATACACATAGCAACAAAGCTATTTTGGACGCCATTACTGCTTCTTTTACAACAGCATTAAAAGCAAACTATGACGCAGCTTATAAGCATTCTACATCTGCACATGCGCCAAGTAATGCACAAGCAAACGTAATTGAAGGTGTTTCTGTGAATGGTACTAAACTTACACCGAATTCTAAGGTTGTCGATGTAACTGTACCAACAAAGGTAAGTCAGCTCCAAAATGATACTGGCTTTATCACATCATATAAAGATACAAAATATACATTAGGTGCTCCATCTAGTGCTGTAAATGGAAATGCAACTATTGATATTACAGATAGCGATAAGAATAAGCAGTCACTTAAGATCAGTGGCGCAGGTGCAACTAAAGTAACAACAGATTCAAGTGGCAATATCGTTATCACATCAACAGACAATAACACTGTATATTCTCACCCAACTTCTGGTGTAACAGCTGGTACATATAAGTCTGTAACAGTTGATAATAAGGGACATGTAACAGCTGGCACAAATCCTACAACTCTTTCTGGATACGGAATTACTGATACTTATACAGGCGCACAGATTGATTCAAAAATTTCTAGTGCTGTAGCAAATGCAGATCATTTAAAGAGAACTATTGTAAATGCACTTCCAAGTGTTGATGCTGCTGACGAACATACAATTTATATGGTAGCGAAAGCTTCTGGTGCCGTAGGTTCTGGTGCTAATAATGGTTACGATGAGTATATGCTTATTGTAAGCGGAAGTACAAAGAAATTTGAGAAAATCGGTGATTCTGCTGTTGATCTTACTAACTATGCGACAAAAGCTTATGCAGACCAATCCGAAGCAGATGCTTTATCTGCTGCTAAAACTTATGCAAATGGACTTGCTAAAAATTATGCTACAGCAGCACAGGGCATAAAAGCCGACTCAGCAGTTCAGTCTGTAAAGATTGGTACGAAAGAGTATAAGTCTGGCACTACTGTTACTCTTCCAGCTTACCCTACCACATTACCTGCAAGTGATGTTTATGCTTGGGCGAAAGCGGCAAATAAGCCTACATATACGAAGTCAGAAGTGGGGCTTGGAAATGTAGATAATACAGCAGACGCAAATAAATCTGTTAAATATGCAACAAGTGCAGGTTCAGCAAACTCTGCGACAACTGCAACGACTGCAAGCAAATTAGGTACAAATGCAGGTTCTACAACACATCCTGTATACTTTGCGAACGGTGTTCCCGTTGCGGCAAATGTATCCTCTGACCTCTTAGTTCAGGGTTCTAACACAATTGTTTTTGATTGTGGAAATGCATCAGCTTAATAAAATATAGATTTAAATAAATGGATACCTCTATGTGTATCCATTTTTCTATGCATAGAGGTATATCAATACCTTCATATATTTATAAATTAAGGAGGTTGAAAATATAATGGCAGAAAATACCATTAATGTAAAAGTAAAACAAAGAACTGATACCGAAAGTAACTGGGCTTCTAAAAATCCTGTTCTACTCAAGGGTGAAATGGCTATAAGCTCAGATAAGAACAATAAATATAAAATTGGTGATGGTACAAGTGCATGGAGTGTTCTCAGTTATGCCAAGGCAGACTTATCTAAATCTGATGTAACTACAGCCCTTGGTTATACACCACCTACAACCAATACTACTTACAATGATGTAACTCAGTCTGCTCACGGACTGATGACAGCAGCTGACAAGAAGAAACTAGACGGGATTGCTTCTGGGGCAACAAAAGTAACCGATTCCACTGTTGCAGGGTGGGGATATAAGAAAACAGATACAAACACTTGGCGTGGAGTACAAAATAATCTCACCTCAACTGCAACCGATCAGTCATTATCAGCTTACCAAGGAAAAGTATTAAAAGATTTAGTAGATAAAAAGACAACTTTTACTTATTCATCAACACAGCCAACTTCACCTGCTAGTAATGCTGTTTGGATAGGTTAATTTGAAAGGAGAAAATTATGGCAAAGCCTGCTATCAGTAAAATTATACCGTTTGATGCTACGGCTGGTTACGTTTTCTCCTTTTCTTATATAGGAAATCAACCATATAAGAATAGAATTGTAATCAGGAATGCATTAACTAATGATGTTATAAAAGATGAAACGATCTCAGAAATGAGATTTAGACATCCGATTAGTGGGAATATATTAACTAATGGGACATCATATACAATACAAATATCTGTTTTTGATGAGAATAATAATGAATCAAGTCTATCTGACAAAATATTATTTACTTGTTATTCTACCCCTACTTTTAATTTTAGCGGATTAAATAATGGAACAAATTATGTAAAGTCATCATCATATAATGCTACAATTAATTATTCTCAGAATGAAAATAGAAAATTACAATCGTACATTTTTTATTTGTATGATGCCACATATAATGAATTATCTAATAGTGGAACTGCATATAATCAAACTCCTACTTATATATATAGTAGTTTAGATAATGAGCAAATTTATTATTTAAGATGTGTTGGTATTACTGTAGATTCGGTAGAAATAGATACTGGTTTTGTAAAAATATATACTCAGTATAATTCTTCTAATTTTTCAGGCATTTTCAAGGTGAAAAATAATTATAAAGGTGGATATGTACAATGTATCTCTAATATTGTTTCAATTGATGGTGTCGCTACAGATTCATATACAATATCGAATGGTGTATTACAGTTTAATAATTCAAATACCTTTGTAGAATACAATGAGGGATTACTTATAGAATCAGGTCATAAAGTTGGAATTAAAGCCAAAAACTTTAAAACTGGACTTATTTGGTCTGAAACAAATAAAGTAGATAAAATTTTACTGTATCACTATATATATGAAGGTTTGGATTATTTTAAATTGGATGTTTCCAACGGATTAAGTCATTATATTTTATATAGCCCAAGACAAAAATTAACTGCAAATCAATTTTATACAATTTACATTACAAGACAAGACAGCTTATTTAAAATAACAATACAGTAGAAAGGAGGAGATGTGCAATGATAATTTTAGGTTCAACTTTTTTAGGGGCAGACTATTCGTACTCTCCTACCCCTACTAATGTAGATGATATAAGACAAACAAAAATTGGTAATGCTGATTTTGATACGTTTATAATTAGTACTGATAGTAATATGGAAGAATCAAAAGAAATTGATACCACATGGAATAATAATTCTATACTATCAGCTAATTATGAACATAGCTTATCAGCAGGAAATATTGAGTATGTACTTAATAATACTTCTGACATTATCATTCAAAAACGTTTAAAAGGTGATTTTACGTGGACAACTATATATAGAAAAGCAATACAAAAAATTGAAGATTTTGATATTACTTATATTGATAATATTGTTCAAAACAAAAAAACATATGAATATGCTTGTGTTAGTCTTTTAAATGGCGTAGAGAATGGACGAGATATAAAGGAAATCATGGTTTCATTTGATGGTATTTTTATCTCAGATTTGACTCATAATTACGGAACTATATTAGATATAGGAAGTATTGACACGACACGAAATAATTATAAACTGACAAAGCAGGAAATTCCTATGTATAGATACCCATTTGCTCATACATTTGGCGATCTAAATTATGATTCTGGCGAAGTAAGTGGATATTTTGTACCTATGAATGATAATTGTGATTTTGAACTTGAAAAGTCTTTTGAATATCAAAAAAATATTATGGATTGGCTTACAAATGGTATGCCTAAAATATTAAAATCATTTGATGGGCGCATGTGGATGATTAATGTTGACGGAAGCCCAACGGATTCGATGGACGGACATTGGCAGCATAGAATTATTGATTTTCAATGGTACGAATCAGGCGATTATACTAATGAAGAAGATTTATATGAATCAGGACTTAGCAATGTTTCTTCTGAATTTTGGGGAAAAGATGGTAATTATGTTTCTGATGAGAAATATAGCAACTATGACAAAGACATCATTATTGATGATAACGAGCCGTTTATGCCAAAGAATAATCTTGTATGGATTGACTATTAAAGAAAGTGAGGATTTTGTATGTCAAATATAAGTACATTAGATAAAAAACTTGCTTTTTCAAAATGGGTAGAATATTTATACAAGATTTTAGTATTTGATAACAATAATTGTATTGTGGACGAAATAAAATTCACAATAGATTATGGCTCAGTTTCAATAGACTCAAGTTCAAATACAAGGCGTACATATTCTTTTACTATGTTCCCAATAGGCGATAAAATGACACCTTCTGAACGAGCAAGAATGTGGATGAATAAAAAGATCATGCTTCAAATTGGACTTAAGACTCCACGAATGTCGGGATATAAATGGTATAATGAAGGCTGTTTTATTGTAACTGATACTAATTCTTCTATTTCTGTGGATAGTAATAGTTTAACTATTAATTGTGGTGATTTGTGGAACAGATTAGATGGTACTCAAAATGGGCAATTAAGTGCGTTGACTACTACTATTCCAGCTTATGAAGAAACTGATGATGGTACTCCATTAGTATATAATACAATCAGAGACTCATTAGTATCTACGATAACACAATTAGGCGGTATAAAAGATTATATTGTTGATGATATTGGTGAGTCCAAGGGATTAGAAGAATTTAATAAAGATTATATGTCTTATAGAGCTTCACACCCTTATTGGAATTGTGTGCCATATGATCTTGAATTTTCTGTTGGAGACAATGTATCAAGTATGATAACAGATATAACAGGATTATATCCAAATTTTGATTCAGCCTTTGATGAAAATGGCATTTTTATGACCAGATTAACACCTTCTTGCAAAGAAGATAATATTATTATAACTAATGATGATATTAAAAATTGTCTAGTTTCTGAGTCAATCTCAACCGATTATTCTAATGTACGAAATGTTGTACACGTGTGGGGTGAGACATTTGATGTAGATTTCTATTCAGAAGATGTTACTAATTCAGATTCTACCTATACCGTCAATATGAAAGCATATCACAAAGATTATTCTAATGGAGATTTAATCGCTATTAAAATTCCAAGTACAAATTCTTCAACACAATATATCAATGTAAATAATTTAGGAGCTATTCAGATTTATGATGAGAACACTGACAAACCTTTAGCTGAAAATTATTTACCTGCTGGGAAAGTATATGTTTTTAAATTTAGAAAAACATATCAAAATAAAACATGGATAAAGCGTTTTTATGCACAAGGCGCATGGCAAGCTCACGCTCTCTCAGCTTTAGTAGATGGTTCTGTAAGTTCTGATCAATATACTTGTGCAGATGGTACAGTTACAACTAAATATACAAAAAAATATTTTCAAGATAAATACAATGTTGATACTGTATCATTAAAAATAATAAAAGATTCTCCTTTTACTGTGCAGAAACTTGGCGAAGAACGTTTAGATGTAAAATCAGGTGATGTATATGAAAACATTTCATCTGATAGTCTTGCTCTTGAAAGAGCTGAGTATGAATTATTTGTTGACGCAAGATTAACTGATAATATAAGTATTGAAATTGGACGACTTGTGCCTTGGTTGAAAGAATATATGAAAGTATCTTACGCTAAAATAGGAGAATCAGAAATAAAACAATATATTACGGATAAAATAACATTAAATTTAACAGATGGAACAACATCTATCACAATGCATACATTTTATCCATTATATGAAGAATAAAGGAGAAACGTATGGCAGATTATACACATGAGTATTCTAATTTTCCATCTACTGTAATGGATAAGAAAACTTACAGAAATGCAAGTAATTCTGATGCAGTATTGATTGAAAAAATAAAAGAATACCAAAAGGACAAAGACTATATTTCTGCTGCAAAATTAATCAATGCAAATCCAAGTATAAAACAATGTATGCCTGATTGCTCGGATTTTAATGCTTTAAATGAAGAAATAAGAAACGCAGAAATATATGCAAAAACAATTAAACAGTCTGTATTTTATATGGAAGATCAACCTTCTACTCCTAATAACTCAGATGTTTGGATAGGGGGTATGTGAAATGGCTTATAAAGTAGAATCAGTTTTTCCAGATAGTATAGACGATTTACCATTCATATCAGATGTAGATATACCAAATAAAGATATTATGATTAATATTCAGAATTATATTGATCAAGGTGATTATGATAATGCATCGAAATTATGTAATGCAAGTAACATTACTACAATTAATTCTGATTATTTTAATATGGTTCAGAATAGAATTTATTCGTTACAAGAATATCTAAGTACTTTAGAAAAATGCGACAGAATAAATTCTAGTACAGAAGAACCTTCTTCCCCTATAGATGGTATGGCATGGATAGATGATTAATTAAATATGAATACAGATTTAGAGACACTAAATGTGTCTCTTTTTTATTATAAAGGAGGAATTTAAATGGCTGTTAGTGAAAAAAAAGTAACAGGAAAATTTTATAGAATTTGGAGTACCGCCGATAAATTATGGCACAGAATATCGTTTTGGACACATGCAAATGATGTTGAATTCAATGATGGGAAGACTGCTCAGACAAAAGTGGGCGCAATAAAAGGAATAACTACAAGTACAAATACGGCAGAGACTGGATATGCTGCTGATGCTACTACTGTAACTACATTAAACCAGAGTGTAACTACATTAAACCAGAGTGTAACTGAATTAAACCAGAGTTTAGGTAATCTAAAAACAGATCTTAATCTTAATGGATTAAGTAATATAAAAATCGATGCTGGTACTGTAGTAAAAGAAGTGAAATCGGGTAATAATTCATTTGTGTTATTCTCCTTACAAAATATCAAAGACATATTTAAATCACAAAATATCCGTGCTACTGATATTGTTATATTAGTATCTAATGGTGACGGAGCAGCTTTTCCTTATCATCTCGAATCTGTAACATGCTTAAATGATAATTGGCATGTAGTTTTTAAAGATACATTAAAAACCGATATGGATTGTAGAGTCCAATATGTAATGTTTTATTGTAAACATTAATTATGTAGTAACGTATTCACAACTCATAACAATTGAATAGTTACCTGATAATGTAAAAGGTTCGACAATGGATATTAAGCGAAAATATCTGTCTTCTGTGTTTAGTTATTTATATAAGCACAAAAAGATAGCTGATAATCTATTGTTGAACCTGTAAAATATAAAAAATGTATCAAAGTTCCTCTCAAAGACGAGGAAATTGAGTTACTAAAAATAAATACTACAAATTCAAGAGATTTAGCGATTATTCACTTCTTTCTTGATACTGGTGTTAGAGTTAGTGAATTATGTGGAATTAATTTGGAAGATGTAGATTTTAAAAACTATACTTGTAAAGTATTAGGTAAGGGAAATAAAGAACGAACAGTGGCGTTTTCTGGTAAAACAGCAATGAGATCAAATGAATATTTAAAGCAACGAAAAGATATAAATATGAATGGTACATATTGTACATATGCGTCTAATACGCCATTGTTTGCTTCTAGGAAGGGATATCCTGCAAGATTATGTAAAACTGCAATAGAAAGTATGGTAAGAAAATTAGGCATCATTAGTGGAGTCACCAGAGTTCATCCACATTTATTTAGAGCAACTTTTGCAACCAGATTAGCAGAACGTGATATAGATATAGGTGTGATTGCAAAATTATTAGGACATGCAGATTTGAAAAGTGTTAATAGATATGTTCTTATTGATCAAACAAAGATAGAGGCTACTATAAGACAAAAGGGATTCTGTTCGTAAAGGATATATTACCAAAGTTACAAAATGAATATAAATTATCTTTTCGTTGCGGAAAGGATTTATAATGGATAAATTAAAATTTAATAAAAATGAAACTATTTCAATTGGAAAATTATCATATATCTCTAATGATATATATAAATTGGAAGTTGAAAACATTACTGAAGATATAGCTCTTTCAGGATTTTATCTTTTAAATGAAAATAATGATGAAATCATGGGAGACTATTCAAAATTTACAACAAAATATAAGTCTACCGATGAAGGTAACACATATTATATATCAACAGGTGTTGTCTATACTGAACCAGAAAAAAAAGAACCAGAAAAAGAACCAGAAAAGGTATTGACCGAAGAAGAAATTGCTGAGAAAAAAAAACTTGTTTTAAAATTCACAAAAAATAATAAAATTTTTGAAATGTCTAATGCTTGTGAAGCTGTTATTGAGAATGGTGTGGAGGTTAATGGAAAACATTATTCATATACAGTTCAGGATCAGAGTAATATGCTCAATGCAATGAATCTTGCAAAAGAAACTGGAATGGAAGTTCCTTATCATGCTGATGGTGAATCATGTGGTTTATATAATTATGATGCTATTTCTGCAATTTATATTCAAGAGACAATGAATTTAACAACTAATCAGACATATTTTAATCAGCTTAAGTTATATATTTTATCAATTTCCGATGTTGACAAAACTGATGATATAGCTGCGATTAAGTATGGTGATAAGTTGACTGGCGAATATCTTGATAAATATAATGAGATAATGAACCAGAGTAAAAAGATAGTTGAGAAAGTTGTAACAATAAATGCATAATATGAGGTAGAATTATGAAAAGAATTATAAAATATTCTACATTATTTATTGTATATGGTTTAATATATTTTATCATTGAATGTCTATATAAAGGTAAATTATCTGATTGGAGAATGTTTGTGTTGGCAGGTTTTATAGGAATAATGATTGGCTTGATTAACAATTTATTTGACATCAAAACTGATTTTATTCTTCAATGTATAATTGGCATGTTAATCACAACATTGTCAGAAGCGATTGGTGGTTTTTATTGGAACTTACAATGTGGATTGCATATTTGGGACTACTCTTCTCTTCCATTTAGTTTTATCGGAGGTCAAATAAATTTATTTTTTAGTTTGATTTGGATGTTTTTATCAGGTATTGTTATAATTCTTGATGATATTCTCCGCTGGAAATTATACAAAGAAGAAAGACCTGAATATTATGTTCATGGTAAATTGATATTGAAAATATAAATGTATAGGGTATGTAGATTAATTTCTACATACCCTATTTTTTTACGATTTTTCCTCTTCTATTATTTGATATTCAGATTCATTAATGATAACTTTGTTCCCATCTAATATTCTTTGGATTTGTTCTTGCGATGCAATACTATGCAAACAATTCCAGAAATGTCTCTCATGTTGTCGAATATCATTAATCAAGTATATCATTATTTTATCCCCTCTTAATATATTCTAAAAAGAATTATATCACAAAAGTCTAGGGTATACAGATTATTTTCTGTATACCCTATTTTTTACGCTATACAAATGCCTTTTCTGACACCAATTTTGACACCAGTTATTATGATTTATAACGGTTCAAAATGGTGTAAAATGATTTGAAACCAATTTTTAATATTTTGAAACCCTTGAAAATACAGTAAAATCAAGGGTTTCAGGAGTGGACTAGACGGGAGTCGAACCCGTGTCCGAAATACAATTCCCTGTCCTTCTA